CAAGAAGAAGAGACTTATAACATCGTGGCTTGACAGAGCGGGTCACGTTAAACTGGGTGAACTGCTGGAAACCTAAGTCCTTTATGGATATGGCAATCAGCATCCAAGTCCTAGATACATCTAGGAAAGGTTCAGAGACTACCTGAGGGATACAGTTCCCTTAATAACAGGCAAGAGCGCCCAGCACCTTTAATAGGTGAAGATATAGTCCAACCCTTAAGGAAACTTTTGGACAATTGGCTCACGGTTACTTTGGACGACTCATTTTCCAATATGCTTCGTTCAATAATTCTCGTTCACTTCACTTCTTCCTCGCCGCTTGGCCCGTTGTGGGCATCTGGTTTACTGCTCTAGGCGTAAGCACTATGGCATTCAACCTCAACGGACTAAATTTCAATCAGAGTATTCTGGATAGTCAAAACCGGGTAATTCCTACTTGGGCGGACATATTGAACAAATCTGGGTTGGGTATGGAAGTTATGCACGAGAGAAATGCACATAATTTTCCTTTAGATTTGGCTGCAGCAGAAACAACTTCGGTTGCTCTAACTGCTCCTTCTATCGGTTGATATAATCACTAAATTGTGATATAATGAAGAGACCTGTAAAGGTCTCTTTTTTATAAATAATAATATCCGTGAGCAGACCACAAATGAATATAAAATATACTGATAAGGATAGGGAGATTTGGAAACAAATGTATTTGTCTGGTTTATCCTCCCACGAAATTGGAAGACAACTAAACATACCAAGAGTTTCCGTATATAAGTATCTTAAAACAATTGGTGTAACAAGAAACTTTTCTGAATGGCAGGTTGGTAAAGAACCTTGGAATAAAGGAAAGAAAACAGGTCAAAAAGTTTGGAATAAAGGATTAACCAAAGAAACTGATGAAAGAGTCAAAAAATATGGCGAAAAACTACAAGGAAATAACTACCAAAATCCTTGGAAAGAAAGATATTTTGATACTGATTATTTGTATTTGGTTATTGTCTATCTTGAAGGTAAATTGGTTTATAAGGTTGGTAGAAGTTTCAATAAATTAGCAAACCACACCAAAAATAAATTGCATAGTGTTATTAAGATATGGAAAGGAATTCACTATCAAGTCCATCATCTTGAAAAATTCATCCACCAAAAATATCAAAATTATAAAATTGATTTTGAGACCACGGATAGTGGATATACGGAGTGTTATGTGATAGAATTGCCCATAGTAGAAATTATTAACCTTACAGAAAAAACATTAAAACATTATGATTACTAAAGAAGGATTTATTGAGGCAACCAATCTAGCACCTGAAAATGCAGAAAAAATTTATCAAGAACTTAATGATAGGTTTAATGGGGATTGGGATAAGGCATCTGACTACCTTAAAGATTTGGTTGCATATTTACAAAAGCACCAATAAGACTATGAAATTACCTATAAGTAAAAAACTAGAAGAGATACTCAGAGACCCTGTTGCAAGTAAACAATTACGAAAAGCATTGACAGGAGAAGGTGATGGTAAAATTACAGTAAATGGAAAGACTTATAAATTAAATAAAGATGCTTTTTATTGACATAAGACTCCCAACTCTGCTAAGATGCTCATAAACCCCAAAACATATGAAACAACTAACAACAGAACAAATCAAAACACTGGAAGATGCTTTTGTAAGTTATCCAGAGGACTTTTCAACAACTTCTAATTATGCATCAATGGAAGGAATTCAAACACAACTGAATCAACTTAAAGATGATATAGGACGTATTTACTATATTAGTAAAGTTAGTAAAAATCAAAAAGTCAATGCATATAATTTTACAATGAATGCAATGGAAGTCGGAATTCAGGAACGAGATACTAATGATAAACCCAATAATTAAAAGCACCAATAATATGTCTCACAATCCTCAACACGAACCTATGGAACCTTGGATAATCTGGGCAGGAGTAGGAATTATGATGTTCACAGTTATCATATTCGTCATATTTACTCTTTCAGTAATGTATTTTTAAGAATATGTTTTTCATTCTCACAGTTTTCATACTCTTCGGAATCTTTATGTTTATAATGTCCCTCACACAAGATCTTTGATTTTTAATACAATTATAAATAAAGAGTAGGGGAACATTTAAAAAATGGCACCAGTATATGTAAATAATATAGTCATTAATGCTGGCGCGGACTTTAGCCAAATTTTTTCATTAAAGGACTCCAATTCCAATTCTGCAATTGATTTAACCAATTATATTGTAGCTTCTCAGATGAGGAAGTGGACTGGTAGTGCCGCTTCAGTAACTTTCGCAACTGTAATAGTAGATCCACCAACTCTTGGACAGGTTGAAATTTCTTTAACTTCAGAAGAAACTTCAAACATAAAACCTGGAAGATACATTTATGACATCGTGATAGAAGATGTCAATGGTAATGTGACAAGAGTGTATGAGGGTATGGTTCATGTAAGAGAAAGAGCAACTTATTATGGATCAAGTAATGGAGGATCTGGTGGTAATACAGGAATCGGAAGTGTCTTTGTAATTCAAATTGGATATGGTTGCTCAAATCCAATTATTTCTATTGGAGCAACAATAGGCATTACTTCGGCAAGTAATGCTTATGGGGCAAGATATATTTCTACAGAAGCACCAGTTGATCCTTGCGATGGTGATATATGGTATCAACCGGGAATCAGCACTGTAGTTGGTGGTTCTGGTGCAATCATTGCCTGCTGCACTTCAAACTTTATTTCATGTAATACATCATTACCTTCCATTACAAGTGCAGCAAATAATTTCTTTGTAGGATGTAATGCTGGTAATTGTACTACATTTGGAAGTAACAATAACTTCTTTGGTGCTTGTGCGGGACTTAATAATACTTCTGGATCTCGTAATAACTTCTTTGGCATCGATTCGGGATTAAATAATAGTGATGGATCTGATAATAACTTCTTCGGTAAAGGTTCGGGATGTTGTAGTATTGCTGGATATCATAACAACTTTTTAGGTAAGTATTCTGGTAGATATAATACTCTTGGATCTTTTAATAACTTCTTTGGATATAATTCTGGTAATCTTAACACCACTGGAACTGATAATAACTTCTTTGGTTCTCAAGCAGGATTTGCCAACACAGATGGATCTTATAATAACTTCTTTGGTTATAATGCTGGATCATCATCTAATGGATCTTATAATAACTTCTTTGGTTATAGTGCTGGATCATCATCTAATGGATCTTGCAATATAGCGATTGGACATAATGTTCAACTCTACAATTCATCTGGTGATAATCAATTAGCAATTGGTGTAGGAAATAGTACTTGGATTATTGGAAATGAGAACTTTAATGTTGGTATAGGAACTAATAATCCATCAGAAAGACTTGAAGTTCATGGAAATATATCGATCAATAATTTTGTCATTTATGGAAATTCTAATACTGCTGTTAGTCATGGCGATTTAAGTCCAGTTACAATAGATTCAACTCTTTCTATAGATGAATATGATTCTGTGGAGTATACCATTAGAGCAAGAAATCAACAAAATGTTATTCAAACTGCAAAGGTGATTGCTGTTGGATATGGCATTACTGTATCTCATAATCAATATGGTACAACTTATGTTTCTACAAATACTCCATTAACATCATATTCTGTAGATTCTATTGATAATAAATTTGTTCTTATTTCTACACCAACAAATTCTGAATTTATAAATTACATTATTTCTTTTGTTGCATTTAAGAAATATACTTATATTGCTTATGACTAATCATAAATATCAAAAATAGGAGGTAATAGAAATGCCAGTTTTTGTGAGACAGGATGGGGAATGGATAGATACTGCCGGTAGTTCTGAAGTATCTGTGGGTGAATCATGTCAATGGGTTACTACATCATCAGGTATTCATACAACTTCTAATGTTGGTATAGGAACCACAGATCCTCAATACATACTCGATGTTAATGGTGATGCAAAAATAAGTGATCTTAAAATAACTGGAACTCAAATCATAGGTAACGGCACTGCTGGATATAATAATCTAGGTGATATTGAATTAATACCAAACGAATCTTTACTGGGTCAGGGTCAATATTTAAGAATTCGTCCAACAGCAGTGACTCCTTCGGATCAGTCTCATATTCACATTGAGTCTGGTAATGTTAATACCGCAGATCTGGTTATTGGTGATGATGATAGATTTGTTAAAATTGACCATACTGGGCCAGTTGTAATAGGTGTTCCAGATTCGACTACTACATCAACGATTATTGCAGATAGTAATAGTACTACCGATTTTATTACTATTGATGCTTTTATTTATCCTTGGGCACGGTATCTTACAGTAGGAGACACTGTAGCTGTCTCAGCACCTGGATCTGAAGTCATAAATTACAATATTGTCAATACTTATATTTCTGGTACTTTTGGCAATTTAGTTGAAGTTACATTGGATGCTGCTGCATCTTATTCAATCGGTGATGATTTAATATTCAGTTATCAACCAAGATCTGAGTGGAGGTTTAATCCAAATTCCAGTGCTACTTTTCCGGGTAATTTAGGTGTAGGTCTAGGTACAGGTATAAACAGTATAATAAACATACCTTCCCCAACAGAAAAACTTGTAGTTGGTGGTAATGTCTTCATAAAGGATAATGGATTGACACAATATCCTCAACTGTATCCTTATGGTGGTGGAGTTCTATATGGATCTGAAATTGATATAGTTACTCAAACAACCGATCCCGTTGGCATTCATTCAAGATTTTCAATAGGAGAATATCGCTCAGTTGATTATACTATTATTAGCAATGCAGAACAAGTTGTTAAAATTTCTACAATTTGTACTAGTTCTAATAATGTTTATAGTGAAGTATATTCGGAAGTAAATTCTGGAATTGCAACATTTGCTGTTGATATTTCTGGTGGTAATATTAGATTGGTGGCAATTGCATCTACTAGTTCTCTCATGTCTCATATTGTAAATTATGTTGCAACTAAAATACCAAATTATGTTGCTATTTCTGGATTATTAGCAATTTTTTGTACTGCTGCTTTTACTACTATAGTATGAACTATGAATTGATTCGAGTTTATAATCAACCTTATTTTTTAATCAGAGAAAAGATTGTTGATTTATGGGTAAGAAATGGAGCATTGAATTACCAGCAAGCATTGGAAAGAGTAAATCATGTAATTTATGTGATTAGAGATATTGATACTCAGCAAATTATTGGAGTAAGTACAGCAAAATTAAATTATCTTCCAAATACTCAAGAATTGTATTATTTTTATGGAATGTTTATTGATAAAAATCATAGAGGAGAAAGACCTTGGTTATTGAAAAAAACATATGATGTATTAAATACTCAGAGAAAGATAAAAAATATAAAGGGTCTTGCTGCCTTTTTGGAAAATAGCAAAATACCACATAAACTTTTTGATAGATACGGTTGGACAAAATTTAACTGCGACGAAATAGAAAATGCAATCTTTTTTAAAAACTTTGACAATTAAATTACCAAGAACTAAGAAAACATACTTGACTTTTTTTGCAATCAGTCATTTATTTTTCTTTGCCTATTGTTATTTTTTTGGAATTTGGTATCTAATTATTTCATTTTTAATTGGATTGACTATTTTTAATTTGTCTGCGGAATTGTTTATGCACAGAACAATTGCACATCAGCAGTTTAAATTTTCAAAAAGAATAAATGAACTTTTTTGTATATTATTTTCCATGTGTAATTTTGGAAGTGTTGCTGCAAATTCTGCGATTCATATCAATCATCATAGATTTATTGATACAAATAAAGATCCACATAATTTTAGATATGTTGGTGTTCTTAATACCATTTTTAAAAATTGGAATGATGAACATCCACCAAGTCCTAAATTGACTTTAAAATTTATGAGAGATGATGTTATAAAAAAACAACATTATAATCATATGCAGTATTCTGTTATTTCTACAATCTTATTTCCGTTCATACCCGTAATTAGTTTTTGGATGATTAATCTTCTGTTTATTATCTCTCATTTGGGAAAACAAAATCCTTATAGTGCAATTAATTTGAGATTATTATTTCCTCTAATGTGGGGAGCAGAAATGCATAAGGATCATCATAATTTTCCCACAAGAAAGAAAATGCATGAGTATGACATACTTTATTATTTTGGAAATTTATTGCAAGTCATATCATAAATATTTAAAAATACTTTTTTATGTACGATACAACTTTTATCAGTGATGTTCATTTAGGAACACCTAGATGTAATACTGAAAAGTTCTTAAAGTTTTTGAAAGAACTCAAAACTAAAAAGTTAGTAATGGTAGGTGATATAATAGACATCTACTGTATGGAAAAATATAATACTCGTTGGACAAAAGAACATACTGAGTGTGTTCATCAAATATTAAATCTTGCTAAAAGGGGAACAGAGGTCATTTATATTCTTGGAAATCACGAAGGGCAAATTCGTCGCTACTGTGATTTTGAACATAAGAACTTCCGAATGGTAGATGAATATACGCATAAAGATTCAAAGGGAAATAAGTTTCTTTGTGTTCATGGAGATAAGTATTCCGAGTATTCATCCGGTTCCTGGAAACAATTAATGTTTAATAAAGGATATGAATTGATTACACCGATCAGTTTGTTACTGGAAAGATTCTTCAGATTCTCTTTGGTTTATGCACTGAAGAATAGTGTTCGGGGTAAGAACTATATCAATCAATATGAGACTGATATTGCATCATTTTGTGTTCAGAGAGATAAGAAATATGACGGAGTAATTTGTGGTCACATACATTCTGGAAATATTCGTAAGTTTAATAAAATTACTTATATGTGCTGTGGAGATTGGTGCGATACATGTTCTGCAATTGTGGAAAAGAATGGAATCTATTGCTTGGAAAAGTATTGAATAATATCTTCAAATCCCAACAATTCATAGACACTCTAAAAAGAACTTCTTATAATTACTAAGGAGTTCTTTTTCTTTTATGAAGATCTTTTTAGACACAGCAGACGTTTCAATGATTAGTTCAGCATATGATACTGGACTACTGGATGGAGTTACTACAAATCCCACTTTGATTCTTAAAAGTGGTAGACAACTTCAAGAAGTTATTAGTGAAATTGGAAAAACATTCCCAGAGTTAGAAAGCATTTCGGCAGAAGTCGTTGCAGATACGGCAGAGGAAATGCTTACAGAAGCAAAAAATTATTATACAATCTCACCAGCAGTTACAATTAAAGTTCCTTGTACCGTAGAAGGATTGAAAGCATGTAAGCATCTTTCCTCACTTGGTATCAAAACAAATGTAACTCTTGTGTTCTCGGTAGCACAGGCAATACTTGCATCAAAGGCAGGAGCAACTTATATTTCACCATTCGTGGGTCGTTGGATGGATAATTCTGTAGATGGTATTGAACTTATCAAGAATATCCGTAAGGCATTTGATTACTCAGGAACCAGCACACAGATTCTTGCCGCATCTCTTCGTGATGTAAGACAAGTAGAACAATCTGCACTTTATGGTGCTGATGTTGTTACAATTCCTCCAGTTGTATTCTGGGGAATGTATAAAAATATTTTAACGGATAAAGGACTGGAGTTATTCCAGAAGGACTGGGAGGAAGTTCTGAAAGGAAAAGAATGAAACGCGAAGATCAGTGCTGGAATTTCATAATGTCCTCATTTGCGAGAACTTATGGAGTTGAAAGAACTATGCGTGAGCAAAAATTTCATGAAATTGCATTAGAATGGTGTGATGATCATAACTACACTTGTGATGTTCATCTGGATGATTTAGATGAAGTTGATTTGTATTTTAGAAACATTTATAAAAACTGGGAGAATTAAATTGTAGTGACTTGAGAATCTAAATACTTAAGATTCGCACATTACGAATGCTCTATTCAACCTCAGAAGAATTGCTTTATAATCTAGAAGCAACATCAAGTTCGGAGGCAAAAAGAAAATGGAGACAATCAATTAAAGAACAATGGAATTTCAAATGTGCATATTGTGAAAGTGAAGAAAATCTTACTTTAGATCACATTACACCAAGAGCAAATGGTGGAACTGATAGAATTACAAATTTAGTTTGTGCCTGTAAAGATTGCAACAATTCAAAAGGTCATCAAAAGTGGAATGAGTGGTATATGAACCAAGACTTCTTTACAACCGAAAGATTATCAGCAATCATAAAATGGCAGAATCAAATTGCCGAAAATGAATTGGTGGTTTATCGTCCAAGAAAAGTTCCTCCATTATTTTAATTATTATGATTTCTACAACAACTCCTTATAAACTTGCAGAAATAATTCGTGATACTTGGCCACAACTTTACAGATCGCCAAAAATAATCTATAATAAGACAAATACCTTAAAAAAGAATGAATGACTATTGGGTGGTGATTGAAACTTCTACAGGAAGGGTAATTTCTCATTGTGGTGAGGAAACTGATGCAATAATGATGGTATCCTTTGATTCGCACAAAAGAACTTATAGAAAGCAAAAATTTATTATGGATCAGGTAATTGATATTTCTTCTACTACAGATAAGCAATTACCTGGGCAACTTGGTCTTCCTTCAGGAAATATATCAATGTTAAATACATACAGAGAAAAACTTCCAGAGGGTGAAGGAATCCCAGTAAAAATATAAAAAATTTGATTTTATTCAATAAGTATCGTATAATATATTGAAAGTATATTCACTCTATGAAATCACAGTTAATATTTCCTGAAAGAAAAACATATTATTTTATGGCAGGTCTTCCCAGAGCAGGAAGTACATTGCTATCATCAATACTTAATCAAAATCCAAGATTTTATTCTGGCCCTTCAAGTCCAGTACTTTCTACAATGTTTGCTGTGGAAAATCATTTAACAAATGATGAACTTTTTCATGGTTATCCAAAACCAGATCAGGCACATTTAATTATTTCTAATATTATCAATCAATTTTATAGTGATATTGATCGTCCAGTAGTCATTGATAAAAATCGTGCATGGACTGCAAGAGTATCTTATATTGAAGGTTACATTGGTCAGAAAGCAAAGATTATTTGTCCAGTCAGAGATGTTGAGGAAATTCTAACTTCAATGATTATGATGATTCGTCGTAATCCTTATGAAGAAGGTAATCCTAGAATTAATTTTATTGATGAACAATTAGTAAAACTGAATATTCCTATCAGTGATGATAATCGTTGTGAGTATATTGCTGGAGATCGTGGAATTCTTGGACAATCATTAAGTTCAATAATGGAAGGTGTAAATCAAGGATTTGGTGATAGATTACATCTTGTTGAATATCAAGACCTTGTTAAAAAACCACAACAGACATTAAAAAAACTTTATGATTTTCTTGATGAAGAATATTATGAGCATGAATTTAATGATTTGCAAAATCATAATAGGGAAGAAGATATGAAAACTTATGGTCTTTCTGATATGCATGAAGTTCGCAAGGAACTTCAAAATACTGCACCAAAACCAATAGATATTCTTTCATCATATGTATTGGAAAAATGTAATGGAATGAATTTTTGGAGAACTAATCCATATATTCAAACACTTCCTAAATATGTCAAGACAAGAAAAAATCAAATTCAAATAGTAAAATAAAATGACAATCACACATACTTGGAAAATTGATAGAATGGGAGAATTGAATAACGATTTGGGAATTGTTTCCGAAGTAAGTTATAGTGTACATAGTACCAATGGAAATATTTCTACTCAATCTGGTGATACTGTTGAATTAAAAACAGAAAATATTGAGAATTTTATTTCTTATGAAGATTTAACTGAGGAAATTGTTCTCGGTTGGGTAAGACAAAGACTTGGTGAAAATCTTGGAAATCATGAAGTTAATAATGCTTCCTGGATTAATTCTATTGAAAATCCACCAGCACCTAAAACAATTTCAAAAGAACTTCCTTGGTAATTATTGAGATTTTATAATGAAAGACAAGTATAGTATTTTTCACGTTCAAGGCGGATTAGGAAAACACATTGCTGCAACAGCAGTTGCCAAATGTATAAAAAATAATCATCCACACAGAAAACTTATTGTTGTGTGTGTTTATACTGATGTGTTTATGAATCTTCCCTTTGTGGATAGAGTTTATCAATTAAATAACACAAATTATTTCTATCAGAATTATATTGAAAATCAAGACTCATTGATTTTTCATAACGAACCTTATTTTACAACGGATCATATTCACAAAAAACTTCCACTCATTCAAAATTGGTGTAAGATGTATGGATTAGAATACAAGGGTGAAATGCCAGAAATTGTATTCAATCCGTTACAGAAACAAATTTCAGAGAAAATTTGGAAAAAGAATAAAAAACCTGTTATGGTAATTCATACAAATGGTGGATTGATCTCTTCTGATGCAAAACCTTATATGTGGGCAAGAGATATGCCCTATGATATTGCTCAACAAATTGTAGATAAGTATCATAAGAAATATACAATTTATCAATGCACAAAAATAAATTCTTCTAAGTGTGTCAATGCAAATATTATTGAATATAATAATGAAATGCAATTGAGCACATTAGAATTTTTAAGTATCATTCTTCAGAGTGATAAGAGAATATTAATTGATAGTTGTCTTCAACATGCTGCAGCAGCACTTAAAATTCCTTCTGTAGTTCTTTGGAACGGCACAAGTCCCAAAGTATTTGGATATGATATGCATACTAATATTGAAACTATCAAACCTCATAATTTTAAACTTCCTAAAAGTTATTTGTTTGACTTTGATTTTAATGGAGTAGAACATGAATATCCATTTAATGAGAATGAAGACTTGTATAATATTGATAAAATTTTTGAAGCGATAGAAAAAGAATAAATACTCTTATAGAATAAGAGGGAAAGATTTTGATTAGCACTCAAAATTTTAGAGTAGAACATGGACTTCAGGTAGGAGATGTTGTTATAGATGCCGCATCTGGCATCGTTAGCGCAACTTCATTTTTTGGTGATGGTTCTGGATTAACTGGGGTGGGTGGTAGTTCTGGTGCAATCATTGCCTGCTGCACATCAAACTTTATTTCATGTAATACATCATTACCTTCCATTACAAGTGCGGAGAATAATTTCTTTGTAGGATTTAATGCTGGTAATGGCATTACATCTGGATCTTGTAATAACTTCTTTGGTTTTAATGCGGGAAGAGGAAGAAAAGGTATAACATCTATAGGTATCACAAGTTCCACCACATTAATAGGAGAAGCAAACAATACTTATTCTGATGTATCTGGAACTGGTGGTGATGGTTCTAATGCAACTTTCTCTGTTGAAAGAGATGGTAATGGTGATGTTTTTACAGTTGATATTGTAATAGGAGGTCAAAATTATAATGTAGGAAATACACTTACGATTGATGGTGCTGATGTTGGTGGTTCTTCCGGAACTGATGATATTACATTTACTATTGATACTGTTGAAGGAAGCACTGGATCTGATAATAACTTCTTTGGTAGATGTGCGGGACTTAATAACACCACTGGATCTTATAATAATTTCTTTGGTGAGGGTGCAGGAAAAGACAACACCACTGGATGTGGTAATAACTTCTTTGGTAAGTATTCTGGTTATTGTAACACCACTGGATATGGTAATAACTATATTGGTGCTGGTGCAGGTCTTGGTAACACCACTGGATGTGCAAATACCTATATGGGTTATTTGGCAGGAGTTGCTAACAGCACTGGATCTTATAATAACTTCTTTGGTTTTGGTGCCGGTGTTGCTGCATCTGGATGTAGCAATAACTTCTTTGGTATTTTTGCGGGTTCTTCATTTCTTCCTTTTTTGAGTGAGGGAGAATATAATTCTGGATGTTATAATAACTTCTTCGGTTCACAGTCAGGTATTCTAAACACCACTGGATGCAATAATAACTTCTTTGGAAATCTTAGTGGAGCAGCGAACACTACTGGAAGTAATAATAACTTTTTTGGATTTGGTGCTGGATCTAATAATACCACTGGATCTTATAACATAGCAATTGGAGATAATGTTCAACTTCCTAATGTATCTGGCAATAATCAATTAGCAATTGGTGTAAGTAATACTTCTTGGATTAATGGTGATGAGAACTTTAATGTTGGTATCGGAACCACAAATCCACAAACAAAACTTGAGATTGGTGGTGTCTTAGGATTTAGTGATAGAAATGTAAGAATTGGTGATATATTTACTGGTTCTTCTATTACTACTGGCAATAATAATAACTTTATTGGTGTTGGTGCAGGATCTTCCAACACCACTGGATCTTGTAATAACTTCTTTGGTCTTTATGCAGGATATTATAGTACCACAGGAAGTTGCAATAACTTTTTTGGATGTAGTGCAGGAAGATATAACACCACTGGAAGTAGAAATAACTTCTTAGGTACTAATGCAGGAAGAGGAAGAAAAGGTAGAATAACATCTATAGGTATCACAAGTTTCACCACATTAGTAGGAGAAGCAAATAACTCTTATCTCAATGTATTTGGAACTGGTGGCGATGGTTTTGATGCAACTTTTAGTGTCATCAGAGATGGTAATGGTGATGTTACTATAGTTGATATTGTAATAGAAGGACAAAATTATAATGAAGGAAATACACTTACGATTGATGGTTTTACTGTTGGTGGTTCTTCAGTAACTGATGATATTGTAATTACTATTAATACAGTTGAAGGAAGCACTGGATCTTGTAATAACTTCTTAGGTTCTAGTGCAGGAAGAGAAAACACCACTGGATTTGATAATAACTTCTTTGGTTCTTGTGCAGGAAAATACAACACCACTGGATGTGGTAATAACTTCTTAGGTAATTGTGCAGGATTCTGTAACACTACTGGATGTTATAATAATTTCTTTGGTGCTTTTGCAGGATCTTACAACACCACTGGATCTTATAATAACTTCTTTGGTTATCAATCTGGAATTGCCAACACTACTGGATCTTCTAATAACTTCTTTGGTCGTAATGCTGGATCTAATAATACCACTGGATGTTATAATAACTTCTTTGGTATTTGTGCAGGATTCTGTAACACCACTGGATGTTATAATAACTTCTTTGGTAGAAATGTAGGATGCAACAACACCACTGGAAATAATAACACTTTCTTGGGTAATTATTCTGGTATTTCTACATCAGCATCTAATAAGATTATTTTTGGTTCTGGAGTTGATGCTAATAATCTTTTTGACTCACCAGACGCCACAAAAGATACTCAATTTGCCGTTGGTATAAGAACTGATGCTAATGACTCTAAGTATTGGTTAGTAGGAGATGAGAACTTTAATGTTGGTATAGGAGCCACAAGTCCAACATCTAAATTAACTGTTACTGGAGATGTTTTAGTTTCTGGTGTAGTAACCGCAACTTCATTTGTTGGTGATGGTTCTGGATTGACAAATCTTCCAACTCCATCAAGAATAACTGTAACTGGAATTACTGAGATAATTTCTTCTAGTGGAATAGGAAATACTGATATTTTTGGATTTAAAACTTATAGTATTTTGAAGGTTGGTATTTCTACTGCCGCATGGATTCGCATATATACTGATAGTGATTCACGAAGTAACGATGCTTCTAGACCAATAAACATAGATCCAACTTCTGGAAGCGGAATTGTAGCAGAATTTGTTTCTGCTGGTGCAACAACCATTAAAACTGGTCCAGTTCCTATAGGATATAATGACGATGATCCGGAAGAAAATATAATTTATATGTCGGTAAATAATTTATCTGGAATTTCAACTTCAATAGAAGTTAATCTCACAATTTTAAAAATGGAGGAATAGTAAATGGCTGTTGTAACACAAACTTGGAACACCACTGTAGATACAAACTGGATCACTAGCACCGGATGGGTTTCATCTGACCCTGCGTATAAACTACATCAAGAATTAGATGCTTGGGTAACTGCTATAGGTGATTCAAGTATTATTAATATTCAAGCAACTCCAAATGATGCTACATCTAAATCTGGTGCTTCTGGAGTTGCTTGGGTTTTGCAAACTCGTGATGGGGATACTGGATCTGATTGGGGAATACTGTTTCATCCAAGAAGAGCGGATTCTAATCCTTCTTATTATACAGATCAATGGCCTAATTTAGGTGGTACTGGGCACAATTATTATGGAAGAACATCTGGAAGTTCAAATAATGGTTATGGATCATTCTCAGTATTTGGATATGCTGCATTAAGTGCTGAAACACTTGGATCTGCCGCAAACTTTTTTACTGCATATGATGCAACTGGAGATACTCCTTGGTTTTTATATTCTTATGAAAATTCTGCTAAAACTGATAGAAGAATATATGGAATGTTTAGATTAAATACTGATGATTTAACTCCAAATTCGTATTATCCACCATCTGGTATTTCAAAATGGATATATTTCTATGCTGATAATAGTGGTGCAATTTCATATTATTGGTCTCCAATAAAAAATCTAGGACTTCCTTTTAAAGGATTATATCTATCAGGATATTTGAATTTTGTGTCAAAAGGTCCTGTAAATAATGCAAATACTGCTGGATTTTTCTTTAGAACATTACCTCAATATGGAGATGTTCATTATATTGGTAAGATAACTCAAGATCTTTTAGTTTCAAATTCATCTACTGGTGTTTGGGGAGATTCAATTAATATTGAATCTTCAGATTATATTTGCTTAGGTAATTATACTGTTTCTGGTGTAGTTTCACAATTATGGATTAAAGTAAATTGAAAAATTCATCTATATAAATTAAAATACAAACTAAGGATAGCAAAATGGCAATCGCAACTACAACTTGGACCACCGCTGCAGATGCAAACTGGATCACTAGCACCGGATGGGTTTCATCTGATCCCTCATATAAACTACATCAAGAATTAGATGCTTGGGTAACTGCTATAGGTGATTCAAGTATTATTAATATTCAAGCAACTCCAAATGATGCTACATCTAAATCTGGTGCTTCTGGAGTTGCTTGGGTTTTGCAAACTCGTGATGGGGATACTGGATCTGATTGGGGAATACTGTTTCATCCAAGAAGAGCGGATTCTACTAGTGGTACTACATCTCAATCAACCCCTTTAAGACCTTCAGGACTCAGTTATTATGGGAGAACTCCTGGAAGTGAAATTAATGGGTATGGTTCATATTCATATACTCCGGGTGGTGGAGAAGGAACTGGCGCAGAAGAATTTGGTACAAATGGTTCAGAATCTTTTGTCGCATATGAAGCATCTGGCAATCTTCCATGGTTCATTTATGCTTTTAGTAGTCCAAATGGAAATATTGTTCGTGGAATTTTTAGACTTGATACGGATGATTTAGAATCAGGATCTTATTATCCGTCTTCTGGAATTTCGAAGTGGATTAGTATTTCTCTTGGTTCTAACTATGCTAATTTTAAAGTTCCCATTAAAGATGTTGGAATTCCTCAAAAAGGATTATTTTTAAGTGGAACACGTAGTTTAGATTATCCATCGCCGTTTGATGGTGCAAATACTTCTGGATATTTCTTTAGACCATATTCTCAATATGGTGATGTTCATTATTTGGGAAAAATCTCACAAAGTCTTCTGATATCTAATAGTTATACTGGTGTTTGGGGTGATACTGTAGAACTTAATGGTATAACTTATACTTGCTTGTCAAACTATAATACCAATAGACCTATTGATCTTTGGATTAGGACATCTAACTGATGGCATATTTGGGAATAGGAACTATTTCAGTTGGTTCTACAGAAACTGGATTTACTCAAACTGTTGCAATAGGAGCAACGATGATGATGGTTTCTGTAGGATCTACAGAAACCGGATTCACTCAAACTGTTTCTGCAATAGGAGCAACGATGATGATGGTTTCCGTAGGATCTACAGAAACCGGATTCACTCAAACTATAGGTATTGTTGGTCTGAATACTAATGCTTCAATTTCAATTGCCAATTCTACTACTGCCTATTCTGCACCATTTATATTGAATAGTGGAGTTACTGAAACTATACAAATCAGTGGAATATTGTCTACTGTATCTTATGGATCAACCGAAATTGATCGTAGCACCATGCTTCCAATTTGGAAAAATAGTATTTTTGTTGGAGTAGGAACTACTGGAGGTGGAGTGGTAGTGAGACCAAGTGTTGGACAAGTATTCCCAAGAGGTTTATAAAATTCTCTAATTTATTGCATACTGCATTAAAATGTGGTATAATATTAACCATAAAAATTTTGCCGAAATATGAATTTTACCGTATATACCAAAGATAATTGCCCATACTGCTATAAGATTAAACAAGTTTTGGAGTTGACAGGAAGTAACTTTGTGGTTTATAATCTAAATGAAGACTTCACCAGAGAAGAATTTTATTCTGAATTTGGTGAAGGATCAACATTTCCTCAAGTGCTTTGTGATGATAAGAAACTAGGTGGTTGTACAGATACTATTGAATATCTTAAAGAACAAAAAATTGTCTAATACAAACCTAAATAATAATGACCACAGAAATCGTGGTGTTGAAGTTTTACTCCATGGAGGAAAAAGAAAGCAAATTCAACCATTTCATATTATTTTTGAAAAGATATTTTGCTTTCTAAATCGGGAAGTAACTATCTATTTTGAATTTTCCTTAAAGTCTAGGAACAAGAAAAAGTAATTTCCCGGAGAAAAGAAATGTTAGCAGTTAGTTTAGTTCTCGGTTCTTTTTTAATTGTAATGTTTCTCATAGTCGGACTTATTGGTGGTTGGGTTGCGAGAGAATATATGATGAATTATCAAGATAGACCAAAACTTCATCCAGAATTTTTTGATGATAATGGAAATGTTATTCCTGATGAGGTTCTTGCAATAAGTTTCAATCCAGACTTTTTTGATGATGAAGAACTTGATGATGAAGAAGACTAAATATTTTTAAATTAATATAAACTTTGATTTTTATGAGTATGACAGTAACAAAAAAAACTACTACTAAACCAAAAACAAATCAGTTGAAAGTAGTAAATTCTGAAAATTTAGAATTACCAAAAAATCCTTTTATTTTTGAAGTACTAAATTTTGTTTCTAAGCAAAGAACAAATTCTAAGAAAGTAGAAATTTTAAAGAAATACGAAGATAGTTCTTTAAAGGCAATTTTTATTTGGAATTTTGATGAAACCATAGTATCATTGCTTCCTCCAGGGGAAGTTCCATATTCTAGTGTTGGTGAGCAAAATTCTTTCAGTGGAACTCTTTCTGAAAAAATTGATGATGCTGTAGTAAAAATGCAAGAAATTGGAAGTAATTCACTTGGATCTCAGGATCAAGGAAGATCTACAATTCGTAAAGAATATACAAAATTATATAATTTTGTAAAGGGAGGAAATGATTCATTGAGTTCTCTTCGTAGAGAAACGATGTTCATTAATATTTTAGAAGGTCTTCATCCTTTGGAAGCAGAAATTTTGTGTCTTTGTAAGGATAAGAAACTTCAAACTAAGTATAAAATTACCAAGGAAATTATTTCTGAAGCATATCCCGACATTCAATGGGGGGGTCGTTCGTGAGCACAGTTAGTAGTGTAAAAGAGGAAACACTCAAAATGGAATGGACACCAGAAGAAAAAAAAGATATTCCTCCCAAATATGGATGTGAAATTTTACTAGAAAATGCTACAAATGAAACTATAAAGGATCCATCTTTTCCTACTGATGCTTATATTGTAGTTTACGAAGTTGATGGAAATAGATGCATGGATCTTTGTAGAGGAACAAGAGTTCGCATCTTTGATTTGTATTATGATAAATTTGGCCCTAACGCCGTGAAAAAAATTGATTGGGGATACGGTAGAGTTAATCCAAGACTTTGGGGATATAAATCTTCACCCTCCAAAACTAAAAAGCGAAAGTGATTTCCCTGAGGGGGCAAAAAATTTCCCCCAAAAATTTCTCACGCGATAGTTTTTTAAAAAGGTAGCAGCATGATACAGTTTTGGTATCAGTTGCTACTTTTTTGATTTTATGCTAATATATACAGTACGTTGATCGCACACGCGACGGAAGTACCATTTGGGAAGCAACGCACCAATACCTAAAAAGTAAAGGAGCAAACCTAATGTCCAAAGTCGTATATCGTGGTGTTGAATATGATACCCAAAAGCGTATTGAATACCAACAGCAAATGATGCAGCAACCCCAACAATACAACGAAACCTATCGTGGTATTAAGTATGTAAAGGAGGGGCACAAATGAACACTTATTTCGTTCGCTATCTCAAAACAAAAGCAAAGAAGGAAAAACTCCTTCAAGTAGCACAACTGAATATGGCAAAAAAACCACAAGTTGCCTGAAACTGGGAGGATTGACATCCTCCCTTTTTTTATGTAAAATGAGATGAGAGTATTACAAGATATGGACAAAGAAAAATTAAAACTTATTGTTCGTAATATGGAATTGCTTGTGGATTCATTAAAGGCAGAAATCTATTCTGATGTTTCTGCTTATACTCCTATGGAACCGATGAGAAAACGGGCAGTTTTAGATTATGACGAAATTTTTGAGGATAGTGATTTAGATGACGAATAGAGCAAAAGAACTGGTAAAGTTGCTTGAAAGATTGAGTAAACAAGATCATCTTTATTCTGATGAGCAACTGGTAGAAATGAAACAACAATTGCGAGTTGTAAAACAAGAACTTGCAGAACTTGAAGCAAAAACATCAAAAGGATTTGGAAAGAAATGAGACCTATTAAAGCAAAAGATCTTCTTGAACTTGATAAGAGACTTGAAGTAGTAAAACTTCAAGGATATCCAATTCCAGAGCAGGTAATTTACCAAGCAGGAAAGTGTGACTATTCGGAAATTCCTATTCATCATCAACAAATTCCTACACCGCAGAAGTGTGGTGAGTGGATTGTGGAGCAACTTCTAAGCAACGAGAGAGGGCACTGGGGACCTGTAGAACACCCCGGTATTACATTCTCGGTGTCTGGGTATGTCCACAACGTTATGGTGCAAGCAAGGACTCACAGGGTAGGTGTGACGTTTGATGTTCAATCTCAACGATACACTGGTAAGAGAGTTGTGAAGGTGGCACAAGGAGAATTGAAACCTGATGAAGTTTTCTATTCTCGTCCTCCTGGTTTCTATACCAATCGTAAGGGTAAGAAGTATGAATGGACTCAAGAAGATTATGATGATGAGATGAAATGGTATGTAGAAGGATGTAAGCGTTATGCTGTGAAGTATGAAAAGGGAATGTGTGAAGAACATATTCGTGATGGTCTAGCACAAGGAATTCGTCAAAACTTTGTAGTTTCTTGCAATCTTCGTTCTATTCTTCATATTCTTGATCTTCGTGCTAAGTTGGATGCTCAACTTGAAATTCAGGCATTAAGTGAACAAATTGCTCCCGAAATTCAAAAATGGGCACCAAATGTTTGGGGTTATTATGAAGAAAAGCGTCTTCATAAAGCACGGTTGAGTCCATAATAAATAAATTATCTTGAATTTGTAACTTATGGCAACATATCCTGTAGTGAATACAAAAACTGGTGAACAGAAAGAAGTGGAAATGAGTGTCCACGCCTGGGATCAGTGGAAAATAGATAATTCAGACTGGACTCGTGACTGGTCTGATCCTTCTACTTGCCCTTCTCCCGGAGAAGTCGGTGAATGGAAAGATAAACTCATCGCAAGAAATCCAGGATGGAATGAAGTTTTAGATCGTGCAAGCAAAGCACCAAAATCAACTGTAAAGAAAATCTAATGGCAAGAAGAAAAAGAGCAGATCAACCAATCGGTGTTGGTCTTACCACTCGTCAATCAAAGCGTAAAAAACCATTAAGTAGTGAATATTTAATTGATATTGATCCTCTTACTAATAATCAAAGAAGACTTTTTGATTCTTATGCCGAAGGTAAACATGTTGTTGCTTATGGATGTGCCGGAACTGGTAAAACTTTTATTACTCTATTCAATGCTTTGAAAGATGTTCTTGATGAAAGAACTCCTTATGAAAAAATTTATCTTGTTCGTTCATTAGTTGCAACCCGTGAGATCGGGTTTCTTCCAGGAACACATGATGATAAGGCAGATATCTACCAAATTCCTTATAAGAATATGGTGAAGTATATGTTTCAGATGCCTTCCGATGTTGACTTTGAAATGCTCTATGGCAATCTAAAATCACAAGAAACGATTAAGTTCTGGAGCACTTCATTTCTTCGTGGAACAACTCTTGACAATGCTATTATTATTGTAGATGAGTTTCAAAATCTTAATTTCCATGAATTGGATTCTATTATCACTCGTGTTGGTGAAAATACAAAAATTTGTTTTTGTGGAGACGGAACTCAATCAGATCTTGTAAAAACAAATGAGCGTAATGGTATTGTAGATTTTATGACAGTCTTGCGTAAAATGCCTTCTTTTGATATAATTGAATTTGGTGTAGAAGACATTGTTCGTTCTGGACTTGTTAAAGAATACATTATTGCAAAAATAGATGCTGGATTTTAATGACAAACTCTTTGATTGAAAAATATAATGAAATTCATGGTCAAAAATTTAATCATGTTGATATTGAACTCCCTAAGTTAGAAAGGGAGACTATAGATGGCATTCGATATTATAAGGTTCCAGATTTAGATCAACTTTTAAGATTAGTTTCGATTACTTCTGTTACCAGTCATAAAAATCGCCAGGTATTTGTTAAATGGCGCAAAAAGGTTGGCGACAAAGAAGCAGACAAGATCACGCAACAAGCAACTAGTCGTGGAACAGATATGCACACGCTAGTTGAGCATCATTTGAAGAATGATGATCTTCCAGAAGTTCAACCTTTATCTCAGTTTTTATTTGATATTGCTAAGAAAGATCTGAATCGTATAAATAATATTCATGCTCTTGAAGGGTCTTTATACAGCAAAGTTCTTGGAATTGCAGGTACTGTTGACTGTATAGGGGAGTTTGATGGCGAACTGGCAATAATTGACTTTAAAACTTCTAAAAAACCAAAACCACGCGAGTGGATTGAACATTATTTTGTTCAATGTATGGCATATGGTTGTATGCTGTATGAACTAACAGGTATTTCTGTTAAAAAACTGGTAATCATTATGGCTTGCGAAAATGGAGAATGCGTCGTCTATGAAGAATATGACAAATCAAAGTACATCAAACTACTCACCGAATACATTAGAGAGTTTGTTAGAGATAAACTGGAACAGTATGGAACAAAATAAAGAACTAGAAAAAGCAATAGAAAATAAGTTTTTAACTCCTTCTAAATTTGCTCTGGAAATCGAAAGCATTGTGGCACTTGAAAAAATGAATTATATTGATGCAATATGCCATTATTGTGAAATTAATAATCTTGAAATAGAATCAGTTACGAAACTTATTTCAAAACCTCTTAAAGAACGACTGAAGTGGGATGCAATTCGTCTCAATTTTATGAAAAAGACCTCCCGTGCTTGTTTGCCTATCTAATGAGTCCCTTTGAATGCTATCAACATTATCTTTCACTAAAAAACCACTTTACTAACTCTAAATATGATTTTTTCAAATATGGTGCAAAAACTAGAGCATCAGTCACTTCTTTTAACAAACGGCGCGATAAATATTTTTTTGAGAAAACTTCAAGAAAGTATAATGATAAAGAAGTCGTAGACTTTTTAGTAGCAAATTTCATATCAACAGACAACCCGCAGAATTTATGGATTGGACAAATTATCAATTCTGGAGAAAGAACATATGCAGAGTGGATGCGAAGACAGCAGAGTTTGAGTTACTTGTTCAAGGAGCAATCGACAGAATTGTTCTCGGAAACCGAATTGAACGATGTCTTCAATTGCACCAAAGGTCATCCACCAATTCTCAAAAGGTTTCTAAGCGGGAGATTATTTATCGAAAACTTCGTAATCTACGACAAAATATTTCACTTTTCAAAAGATTTTGATAAGAAACTTTTGGATCCTGTATGGGAAACCGTAAGTTTAAAAATATCAAAATACAAACCCTTTCTAAATATTGACGTGTTCTCATACAAAAAAATCTTACGGGAAATTATAGATGAGTAAATTTTTTGATTCTGAAATTATTCAGGATGAACTGAAAGAAATTAACAAATTACAAGAAGAACTTTACGGAAGTATTCTTACTTTTGCTATGATGGATCGTGAAGAAAAATTAGAACATATTGAAAAACTTACAATTTTGCTTGATAAACAACGTATAATGTATACTAGATTATCTCTTTCTGATGACCCAGCAGCATTAGAAATGAAAGAGAATTTGAGAAAATCAGTTGCTATAATGGGATTTCCTCCTGAAACTGATATTCAGGTTTTGTTCACAAGTATGAACAAAACGATTGAATCTCTCAAGAAGTATCTTGACTAATCTAGCAATCTTTGCTATACTATACAAGTAATCCAACGAATCCAATTTATCCGAGGTATCTAAATGGGCTTTGCCGATCTTAAGAAACAATCCAAACTTGGTTCTCTCACCGCCAAACTGGTGAAAGAAGTCGAAAAAATGAATACTACTAGCGGTTCTTCTGATGACCGTCTTTGGAAGTTAGACGTTGATAAAAGCGGTAATGGTTATGCCGTAATCCGTTTTCTTCCTGCTCCCGATGGAGAAGATCTTCCCTTTGTGAAGGTTTATTCTCATGCCTTTCAGGGGCCTGGTGGTTGGTTGATTGATAACTGCCTGACCACTCTGAATGGGCAAAAGTGTCCTGTTTGTGAGTATAATTCTAGTCTGTGGAACAACGGCACTGATGCTGGTAAAGAAGTTGCACGTAAGCAAAAGCGCAAACTGACTTATGTAAGCAATATCTATGTTGTGAAGGATCCTGCAAATCCTGATAATGAAGGTAAGGTCTTCCTGTTCAAGTATGGTAAGAAAATCTTTGACAAACTTACTGAGGCAATGCAACCTGAATTTGAAGATGAGTCTCCTATTGATCCATTTGATTTCTGGCAAGGTGCTAACTTCAAACTGAAGGCAAAGAACGTTGCTGGTTATCGTAACTATGACTCCAGCGAATTTGCCGCTCAGGGTGCTCTTCTGGACGATGATGATGCTATGGAAGCAATCTGGAAGAAGCAGTATTCTCTTGCAGAATTCACTTCTCCTAGCGAATACAAGACTTATGATGAACTGAAGAAGCGTCTTGATTCTGTTCTGGGTGCTAAAACTTCGAATCGTATTGATGAAGAAGTTGAGGATGAAGATGATTATCGCGGTTCCACAAAGGAACTCAATGATGATCTTCGTAGCGAACTGAATAATCTGAAACCAACCCGTGCAGTTTCTGCACCTGTGGAGGATGATGATGACGATGCTCTTTCATATTTTGCAAAATTAGCATCTGATGATTGATTAGTTGCTATAATCTGGGGAGTTCAAGGGACTCCCTTTTTTTATGAATTTAATATTCTGGTATTTTCGGTTTTAATCAATCTGTTGTTTATATATTGCGATGACCTATCATAAGTCATTGCTTTTCTTGTATCATTAATTATTTGCTGCAAGTAAGTTGGTTTTAGGACATAGATTGTTCTTTTCTCATCATTTTTTCTTACTTCATATTCATAATTGCTAATACCTACTATTGGATTTGGAATACTTATAATGTTTTCACCTAAACTAATATCATTTGTATAAATTTTTCCTTTATCGTAATAAGATATTTTGAAGTTTGAATCAACTATTTTTCCTGCAGGAAGAATCAAACAACCTTGAGAATCTCTAACTTCAATTGTTTCATAATGGTGAATTGAATTTAAATCATTACCATAAAGTTCCTCAGCATACTGGTAAAGTTGATAATTTGAAAGTGGCCATTGATCTCTAACTCTGGTAATTTCCGCACATACTAAGACTACCCAATCATATTGACTACTTCCATAAAGTTCTTCAGCCACAAGATCTGGTCTTGATCCATCTGTAATTTGATATTTGTTAAAGATAGTAAAAACATTTTGAAGATCATCACGAAGTTTTACGCGACGAAATAAATTCTTTACAAGCAAATAATTATCAACAGACTGTTTATCTGAGAGGAAAGATTGATATTCTAAATTTGGTAGTTCTCTAAAGTAAGACATTAGTAACCAACTCCAGTTCTACCTTCTTCTGTATTATCATATTCCTCCGCATAAATTGGAGATAACTCTTGAAATTGTAATGTCAGTTGCATATGTACTGGTGTTGCATCAGGATATGTTGAATATTGTGCTGAACCATTATAATTTACATTCATTTGTGTTAGAGCACATGGTTTAAAACGATGTAAGAATGGATGTTGAATTCCTCCACTCATGTACTGCAATTTAAAGACATTTGGTGCTTTAACGAAAAGACCTCCACCTGAATTTTCGGGAGTTCCTTTTCTTGGAGTCATATTTTGCTTAAAACTTCGAATTATCTTTTTAATCATGTCACTTTCTTTTTTAGATCTTGGAACCATATCAAAAGTGAAATTAAATGCTGGACGCAGTGTTACACCATTGAAGAGTAGTTCAACATTCTGGTTAAATACATTTCCTCTTGCTCTTGATATTATTTGATTTATATCTCCTTGACCTAATGCTGCTGACAATGCCGCAGCGGCAGTTCCTGCTGCTATTGCTTGCTGCCCTTCTCCACTTTGTATTGCGCTGTCAAGATTGGATCCAAATTTTTTAAAAGACTCTGCAAGAGATCCAAATAGATTTGAACTTAGAGTAGCGGAAGAGGCAGCATTGACAATTGCTCCTTGAAGAGGATTCATTGATCCAGAAGTCCAATCCGCAGCATTATTATCTTGAATATTTGCTGGCATTGGAAGTATAATAGTTTCTATCGCAGTTTTAACACCTTTTAGTGCATTTTCTGTTGTCTGTAATGCAAAACCTCCGGTTAAACCGAGACCAGGTGGTTCATATTTAATAATTTGAATTTTAAAATAATCGTCTTGATTGCCAATATTTTTTATTGGATATCTTAAAAAAGGTTTTGGATCCGACATTTATTTTTTTAACTATTTATTATTAGTTCTGAACTAATTTTCCGTAAGGAATTGTTAATAGAGTTTTAAATTCTTCTCTACTTAATTCATATAATCCACTCACTAATCGATCACCATCTTGTGTATTATATTGTCTGATTTTTCCAAGATGAAAATTAAACCCTCTGAATCCTCTTGGTAGAATATCACCTGCACGAATCAGTGGATGTCGATCATAACGAATTCTTGGTGTTTTTGCATAATAGATGTAAGTATAATATTTTCCTGGAGTTGGAAAAGAGACTTCACTTCCACTCAATCTTGTTAATATTTCATTCATAAGTTCTTCTGGTCTTTCACCTCCTAATAAAGATTCTTTTAAATTTTTAAGCTGATTTGTTTTTTTCTTCGAACCAACTCTTCTTGGTAATTGTGGATTTGCTTCAACATAATCAAGATCAGTTTTGATAATATTAATCAATACTTCTTTAGTTAATCTATCATATCCACTAAGTTTTCCTATCCCACTCGCTGTTTGATAATAAACTGTATATGATTTTGCTATCTCAACCAACTGTTTCTTTGTATAATCCTTTAATGGTTTTTCGTATCCTGTGAGTGCCATTTAATTAACGGATGTTTAGGTTATCTTCTGTGATGATTTTAAATTCATAACCACGATCAGCACACCATTCTTTTGCTGCCTCCCATTTTGCCTGATTCTTAGCATATTCATAAACTTCACTAATATATCTTTTTGTTTGTCTTTGAGGTTTAGGAGGGGGTGCAGTTTGCTTTTTAGGTTTAACCTCAATCATATATTTTTTGATTGAACCATTAGGTTCTTTTACTTTTATGAGAAAGTCGGGGTAGTATCTGTGAATTTTTCCGTCTATTGGTGAGCGATAAGGAATTGCTTTTTCTTCAGATTCCCAAGATATGATGTTTTGATTTGTATCACAATAGACACAAAACTTTCTTTCCCATAAAGACCTATAGATGATATTTGTTGGATCACCATTATATTTTTCAGGAAAGGATGGTTGATATTTTCCCTTATATGACATCTAAATACTTACAATAAGAAACTCACAATAGGTATTTAGAGTGGCAACGCCCCGTAAAATATCAGATATAAGACCTTTATTTACTAATCTTGCTCAAACTTCTCATTATCAAGTTAAATTTGGAGGTCTTCCTAGTCAACTAACTGGATATCTTCTTCAGAGAGGAGTTACATCTAGATTTATTGCAGAAGATGCTGGTTTATTATGTAATAATGCTGTTCTTCCAACAACTCAAATTGCTACAGTAGATGTTGCTGGAAATTATATAGGAATTACCGAAACATTTGCTCATCGTAGACAATATCAAGATATAAGTCTTGAATTTTATGTTGATAAAAATTATAATACTTTGAAATTTTTGGAGCATTGGATGGAATTTGTGGCGAGTGGTTCTACATATCCAATAGATGGAACAAATCCTCCAATTAGTGATAATGTGGATAGTGGATATTTTATAAGAATGCAATATCCAGAATACTACAAGTCAAATAGAACTAGTATTATAAAATTTGATCGTGATTATAATAAAGAAATTGAATATACCTTTATAGGACTATATCCTTATTCGATTGCATCAATTCCAGTCTCATACTCTCAGTCTGATATAATGAAAATGCAAGCAACATTTAAGATTGATCGTTATGTAATTGGAAAATCTTATAGTTTAAATATTTTTAGAGGAGAAAATAATAATAATGATCCGAAGCAACCAAAACAGGAAGCACCAAGGCAACCTACTCCAAGATTGGTTCCAAGATCTCCAGGATCAATACCTTCAAATGGAGTTGAATTATATCCTGCTGGAGAAACATTATACGAATCTCTCTATGGTAAAGGACTTCAAAAGTACAGATAAATAATTTTATCTGATTTTATGGGTTATTATGCCATTACCTACAATTGCAACTCCTTCGTATACTTTAGAAATTCCATCTATTAAAAAAGAAATTAAATTTCGTCCCTTTCTGGTAAAGGAAGAAAAGATTTTAATTATTGCAATGGAAAGTGAAGATTCGAAGCAAATTGCTGATGCGGTTAAAACTGTAATTAGTAATTGTATTTTGACAAAAGGAATTAAAGTTGATCAACTTGCAACTTTTGATATTGAATATTTGTTTTTAAATATTCGAGGAAAATCTGTTGGAGAAAGTGTAGATGTTTTGATCACTTGTCCTGATGATGAAAAAACTCAAGTTCCAGTTAGCATTAATCTTGATGAGATTAAAGTAACGATTGATGAAAATCATTCTAAAGATATTAAACTAGATGATAATCTAACTCTTAGAATGAAATATCCATCAATGAAAGAATTTATTAAGACAAACTTTGGAAACAATTTCAATATGAGTGTTGATGATACCTTTGATCTAGTCCTATCTTGTATTGAGCAAGTTTATAGTGAAGAAGAATCTTGGTCTGCATCTGATTGTACAAAAAAAGAACTTTCGGAATTTATTGAACAATTAACATCTAATCAGTTTAAAGAAATTGAAAGATTTTTTTCAACTATGCCTAAACTTTCTCATATACTTAAAATTAAAAATCCAAATACACAAGTTGAAAGTGAAGTGATTCTGGAAGGATTAACAAGTTTTTTCGCCTAGGAATGGCTCATGAAAATCTTGAGTCATACTATAGAACTAATTTTTCCCTCTTGCAGCATCATAAATATTCATTGACTGAACTTGAAAACATGATGCCTTGGGAGAGAGAGATTTATATTGCCCTTATTAAACAATATATTGAAGAAGAAAACCTAAAAAACAGTACAAATGGCTGAGTTAGATCCGGAAAAAGTTAGTACTACAGGATTTGATCCAGTTACTGGTTCTCCTTTGTCTCAGGAAGTTAGGAATACTCTTTTAAAAAAATCTACAATTGATAGATCTGTTTTCAGAAATGAATTACTAGAATCTGAAAATAGAAAAAAAGAAGTTGACACACAAAATACCAGAGTTATTCAATCTCAAGAGCAAGCACTTTTGGGATTTAGTTCTAATATTCAGGCATTAAGAACTGATATTGGTAAATTAGGAACTGGTCTTGCAAGTATTGCACTACTTCTTCAACAAGATAATACTCAAGAAATATCAAAAACGAAAGAAGAACAAGAAAGAGAAAGAAGATTAACTGAAAGGAAAATTAGAATTGGTAAAGAAAGTGAGATTGAACAGAATATACAAAATGCAATTGCTGCCCCAGTTCAAAGATTAGTTCCAAAAGTAAATGATGTTTTTGTAAATATTAAAAATGCTCTTGCAATTTTATTTGGTGGTTGGTTAACTAAGCAAGTTGTAGATGCCATGAGGGCATCTGAAGAAAATAACACAAAATTATTTAATGATATTAAGTTTAATATTCTGAAGAATTTGGCAATAGTTGGTGGTGGATTATTGGCGATTAGAACTGGATTTTCTTTAGTTAAGAATACGATTGGTAAAATTGCTTCTGGATTAACAAGATTACTAATTGCAAAACCACTAGCAATTGCTGCAGCATTATTACCTAGAATTCCTTCACCAGGAGGAAACCCAAAAGCAGGTGGGATGCTTGGGGGAGTTGGTAAATTTGTTACCTTTTTAAGTGGATTAATGAATCTTAACAATAAAGAATTTGTTGATGCTACTTTATCTGCCCTATCTTTTGCTGCTAAAGCACCTGGTCCACTTGGAGCAATTGGAACAGTAGCTGGTATTGCCTTTACTGCTGATGAAATTGCTGAAGCATTTGGTAAAAACATTTTTACTGATTCTGCATTAAATCAAAAGGTTGATGAGATTGCAAAAATTTTTATAAGTGGTAATCAAAATAATAAACTACCAACATCTTCAAAAAAATCACCCGATGCTTCACCAAAAACGGCACCATCGGCACCAATAACACCAACACCAGTAGCAACACCACAAACACCAATGATGGGGAGCCCAGAATCTTCTGCTGCTCCTGCTCCTGCTCCAGCAACAGCACAACCGAGTGCTGATATGGTTTCAAAATTTGAGCAAGCATGGCAATATAGAAATAATTCTTTCGCAAGAGGTAGAATTGAAAGTGCATGGAATCAGATGAGTCAGGAAGAAAAGCAACAAGCAAAAGATTGGGCAAAAACGAAAGGATATGATTGGAATGAAATGAAACTGAAAGATCCATCTCCTGCGGTGGTTTCTCCACAACCAAACACTCAAACTTCAGAAACAACTCCATCACCAGCACAAGTATCAATACCACTTAAAATGCCTCAACAAGTTGGACAATTGCCAGAACCAAAACCATCGTTGACAATGATCAAAACATCAAATAATTCAAATCAACCACCAATTGCTCCATTAACAAATGGAGCATTATCTGATGTTCCTTTAATCAACTCTGCAAACCCCGATAATTTTTATGTTTTATATTCTCAGTTAAGTTATAATGTGGTGATGTAATATGACAATAGTAACAGATTCTCTTAAAAAATCTACTATTAACATTAACAATATTTCTAAGTCTTTATCTGAGACGAAAAGAAGTGTTTCTACAGTTAATGATTCTGTATCCAATATTTCTAAAATTATTTCATCAAATACAAGAATTAAAAAGGAATTATTTGCAAATTCTGAAATTATTAGTTCTCGAAGAAGAGAGGCATCTAAAAGGCAAGAACTCGAAGATCAAATTGAGTCTGCAAAAGTATCAACTAAACCATCATTAGGACTTGCTTTTGCTGGAAGAAGTGATAAGGGGCCTTTTGGTAGATTATTAGGATTTCTGGGATTTACATTTGCTGGTTGGATCGCAGAGAATTTACCCACATGGATTTTTATGGGAAAGGAATTTATTTCCAGAATTCAAATGTTTGGAAAATCAATGTATAATATGGTTGGTAATATGGAATTGATACTACAATCTTTTGGATCTGTTTTGAAAAATTCTTTTAGTGCGATTATTAATCTTGATCTGAATGAGTTTAGTGACGGAAGTGTGGCAAAATCTTTTAATGAATTAAATCTTGCAGTTCAAGGATTAGGTGATGACCTTACAGAAACATTCAAATTGTTTACAACACCACTGAATAAGTCTTTAGAAACTGGTGAAGAAGCACCAGCACTTGATGAAGATAGACCTGATACGATGTTTCCTCCTACATCTCAAGGAGAAATGAGAACAGTAACTGGTATTCATAAAGAAGCACTTGATATTATTGCAAAATATGAATCTGTTAGTAGTGATAGAACTGGTGATGGATATAATGCCATGAATCAAGGTGGTAATGGAATGAGTGGAATTTATGGATCTGGAAGTTCAACATCACCCCTATTACTTAGTAAAAAATTAACTGATATGACAGTAGGTGAAGTTATGGAAAGGCAAAGAAAAAATAATCAGTATTCTGGTCCAAATAAAGTTGGTATATTTGCTGCTGGAAGATATCAAATTATTCCAGACACCTTAAAGGGTATTGTTGATAATAAAATAATTAAAGTCTCTGATAGGTTTGATCAACAAACACAAGATAAAGCTGGATTATATTTAATTAAAACAAGAGGAATACAACCTTGGGGATGGGATGCTGCCAGTAAGGCAAGATTTACTGGAAGAGAACAATCTATAATTCAACAGGCAAGAAAAACACCTACTACATTTTCTCAACAAACAGTTTCTACTCCTTCAATACAACCACAAATACGACAAGTTCCTGTGGGAAATATAAATCCAAAAGTTGGTGATCGTCTTGGTGCTGGAAGAAATCATGGTGGGGTTGATTTGCTAGTTCCTTCGGGAACCCCATTAAGAGCAATTTCCGATGGTCAAATTGTCGATTCAGATTATGAAAAAGGATGGGGAAACTTTTTAGTAATGAAAGATAATCTTGGAATTTATCATTTATATGGGCACATGCAATCTGGATATAAGCGTGGAGGTCCAGTCAAGAAAGGTGAGGTAATAGGAAAAGTTGGTATGACTGGAAGGGCAACAGGACCTCATCTTCATTGGGAAGCAGGAACTGGATGGGATAAGTATCAATTATCCGGAAGATTTGATGCACTTACAAAATATAGCAAATTTGCACCATTTAATACTCAAGCAAGTAAAGAAACACCTGCACAAATTACAACACCACCTTCAAGAGTAACACAACCTGATGCAATGACTCCCGAAAGAAAAGGGCCTCAACTTTTAATCATTGAAGATATTCAACCACAAATGCCTCAAGTATCTTATTCTTCTCCACAACAATCACAAACACCAACAATCAGTGAATCTAAATTGTTAAATAATTTTATCAAGAATAAACTTCTACTCGATCTTGCGTACCTATAATGTCAATTAAAAAGTCTTTATACAATGAACTTATTTTAGAATCAAATGATGGATCTAGAACGATTGATCTGATAGGAGGTGCAATTCTTTTTGAATATTATGAAGATATTTTTTCCCCAACAATTACTGCAAAAATTAAAATAATTGATAATGGTAATGTAATTGCTCCAGCAGATAATCCAGATGGAGATCGTCAATCAATTTACAATGGATTGCCGTTGAGAGGTGGTGAACGACTTTCTTTAAAAATTGCAGGAAATTCTTCAACAAATCCTGGTCTTGACTTTTCAAAAAGATCAGAAGATTATTTTTATGTTTCTAGTATTACTGATGTTATTTCCGAAACTAATAGAGAAACTTTTACATTACATTTAACATCAAGAGAAGCAATTACCAATGAAACATCAAGAGTATCTAAAAAATTTCCAACATCTCTTAGAATAAGTGATTCAGTTCAAAATATCTTAAAAGATTATTTAAAGACAACTAAAATTGGAACCATAGATAAATCTTCAAATAAGTATGGTTTTATTGGTAACTTAAGAAAACCATTCACAGTATTAGTTTGGTTAGCATCAAAAGCAGTTCCAGAAAGTTCGGGAAATGCTACTGCTGGATTTTTATTCTATCAAACGCAAGATGGATTTCAGTTTAGATCTCTTGATGATTTATTATTACAAAAACCCAAAGCAATTTATACTTATACTGAAGCGCAAGAATCTTATGATGGAGATGAGAAAAAAGTTAATAATGATTTTAAGATTCTAAATTATTACACTGATAAAAATCAAAACTTAATTGAAAAACTTCGTTTAGGAACTTATGCAAGTCATAGAATGTTTTTCAATCCACTAAATTTTTCTTTTTCAAAACCTGAAGAAGGAATATTTAAGCAAAGTGATTATGTAGATAAGGCAAAAAATCTTGGTGATCGTCTTAAACTCCCACCATTATCTCCAGGATCTGATAAAACATTAGGTGATGTTCCCACAAGAATTATAACTGCTGTTCTTGATATTGGAACAATGGAAAAGGATGCATCTACTAGTGCAAATTCGGATCCTTCTTTGCACCAAGCTCAATCTCTTATGAGATATAATACTATGTTTACCCAGTCTGTGAATATTGTGGTTCCATCAAATACTAATTTAAAGGCGGGAGATATTATTGAGTGTAATTTTCCAAAAATTACAAATTCAAATGCCAAAGAATTTGATAAGGAACAAAGTGGACTATATATGATTAAAGAAGTATGTCATCACTTTGATGTTGAAAATTCATATACTTCTATGAAACTCATCCGTGATACTTTTGGCGTCAATGTAGAGGCAAGAAAAACATAAATGTTAGATCAATCATTACTTCAGAGTCATTTTATCGGTAGAGATGGATTTCGTTGGTGGATCGGTCAGATTCCTCCACTTTCTTCTATGGGAAAACAAATATCTGGAGGTGGTTGGGGAAATCGCTTTAAGGTTAGAATTATTGGATATCATCCTTATAGTGAAGAAGAATTGCCAAATGAAGATCTTCCTTGGGCACAGTGTTTGATTCCAACCACAGCAGGAAGTGGAGCAGCAAATGTTGTTACTGGTGTTCAATTACAACAAGGTGATGTAGTTCTCGGATTTTTCTTAGATGGTGATAATGCTCAAATTCCTGTAATTTTAGCAACCTTCGGTAGAACTGATTCAGTCCCATCATTAAATTATAGATCTCCATTTGAAGGATTTACAGGATTCTCTGATCCGGTGAAAAAAAATAGTAAATTAACTTCATCAATAGAATCTAATGAAGTAAAGGATAATTCAAATCCATCGCCGCCAAGTGTTACTACAGCACAGGCAGATGCAATATCTCAAAAAGTTGGGTATCAAGTTTTTTCTGAAAATTCTGCAATTGGATATCAGGTTCCATTAGCAAATACTGTTAAAAATACAAGAATTGATAAGATAAGATCAATTGTCAAAAATCTTTTAAGAAAATTAAAAACTCTTCAGGGAAATATTGCGGCTATAGGACAAACAATTCGTCAAGCAGCAGATAAAATTGTAACTTTATGTAATGATTTGATTGGTGGTATGTTTGATTTTCTAATTAAACAGTTAATAAAACTTTTAAATGAAGGGTTAAAGTTACTTTATAAATTAATTTTTGCACTAGTTCTTGCTGCAACAGGATCTCCTGTTGCAGCACATGCTGCTGGTGTTGCTGCACAACAGGCAATGCTAATACCTGTAAAAGCACTTGAAGAGGAATTTTCATGCATTGCTGGCAAAGTAATTGAAAAGATGAAGGGTTTAGTTTTTGGTATTTTAAATACGGCAATAGAGGAAGTAGATCGTTTTGTAAGTTGTGTTGCAGATCAATTTGCTGGTACACTTCTCAATACAATTATTGGTGTTGTGGAACCTTTATTCGAAAAACCTTTAGCAGGAGTGGCAAATCTTCTTCAATTCTTTTCCGATTTTAATCTTGGTAATATACTCCGCGAAGGAATTGGGATGCTGTCAGAAATGGGAGCAGGATTTGGATGTGATCAGAGTTTAGATAATTACAAAGGTCTTGTAAATGAATGGACGGTAGGTGTTGGACCTTCTGGATCTGTTTCGGCACTAACAAATTCTCTGGTTGACACTTATACTAATGTTCGTGACATAACAAATATTATTAGTTCTGGTGTAGATATTACTTCTGTGCAGGAATGTTTTACTAAAGCTTTGGAGTTTGCAAGTCCACCAATTATTAATATTTTTGGTGGAAGAGGATCTGGTGCAACAGCAATTCCAATTTTTGGCAATCTTGTAACAAATCCAGATGGAAATATAACAGCAAGTGTAATTGGAGTGCAATTAACAAATCCAGGATCTGGATATGCTTTCCCACCATTTATTGAAATTGTAGATGATAATGAACAGGGATATGGTGCTGTAGCAAGGGCGATTATCAATCAGAATAATGAAATTGAATCTGTCTATATGGTTTCTGAGGGTGAAAATTATTCAGTTGGAGATATTGCAGAATTCTCTGTCTTGAAAGTGTTGGTTGAGAATGGTGGAAGTGGGTATGATGATTTAACAACTGTTATAACTGATAATCTTGGAAACGAATATAATTATCAAATTATTGATGGAAGAATCTATCAAGTCACACCTCTAAATAATATTGTTGATAGTTTGCCTACTCTCAGTATTGAATCTGATGAAGGATTTGGTGCAATTTTACGCCCCGTAATTGGTGCTCTAAAAGGTTCTGGAAATGTTCCTGCTTCTCCAGATGCAAATTCAAATTCTACAAATCTATTCACACAACAAGTTCAAACATCCATAGATTGTCCAATATAAAATGACAGAAAGAAATAAAAATATATTTAAAAGACAACTAATCAGTTTCAACCCTAATTTTAGAATTGATACTGCCAATCCCCAAATGGGGGGATCTGGAACCGATGTTTATAAAATTTATGGAGTAACTGATAGTGGCGATAATCAGTCTTCGATTAGTTTAAGTAGTAGCGGATTGTTTTCGATTTATAACGACCACACAATTCAAATTTCTGGTGGCACTAAAAATCAGGAAGGAAGAGAAGATATAGTTATTATTGGAAACAATGGTAATGTTTCTATTTCTGCAAATGGAATGATTCGCTTATATGCAACGAACATTATGATTGAGGCTGAAGAGGACATTCATTTTAAAGCAGGAAGAAATATTACAATGATGGGTGGTGATGGTCGAGTCATGGTTAAGGGTCAAAGAGTTGATTTAAAAGGAACTAGTGGAAACATTCCATCCTTATTAAATATAGATTTTACAAGTAGAGTTTTTGAGGGTAGTTTTGTTGGAGTTGATTTTATTAATGGTGCAGTTAGTGGAATTGTTAGTAAGGTTATAGATACTGTAATTGACTCGGTAATATAGTATGGCAGATCAAAATAATTGCGAAAAACCAAGAAAGATTATTGAAGAAGAAATTGAAAGTAGTATAGAAGAACAAAATCAATCTTTTTATGAAGAACCCTCAGAGAATAGTAAGTTTTATGGATTAGAATCACATTTTAATGAAACTGTAGTTTTTTATAAAAATGTTAGAATTCATGGTGAATTAAAGTTTAATAACGCTAATTTTTTATCGAAAAAAATAACATTTAAAAAAATAAATGTTCTAGAAGATTCTGATTTTTATGGTGATGTATATATTGATAAAAATTTAAATGCTGGAATTGTTACTGCAAGAAAAAGACTAGATGTTGGTTGTGGTGGAACAACATTAAGAGCTGATGCATCAACTAGTCGTGTTGGAATTGGAACAACAACTCCTAGAGAAAGACTTGATGTTATTGGAACAACAATTGTTAGTGAAAGAGTTGGAATTGGAAGCACTCAACCACAACAGAGATTAGATATTGCGGGAAGCGTAAAAATAGATGAGACAATCTATGATTCTGCGAATGCTCCAGGAAGAAATGGATATTATTTGGTTAGAGATGATACTGGAGTTAGATGGATACCTCTAATCGCGGAGGCTATTCCTGGAGTTCCTGGAATATCCACAGATGGAATTTTTGTTCTCGATGAAGGAGTCCCTCTTTACCCATCATAATATAAATATTTCATTATAAAGAAGTAGAATGACAAGATTTTACGTTCAAGATCAGGGAGTATTTATTCCAACAGATGACTTAGCACAAGCGTTTGCTGCTTTAAATTTTAAACAAATCAATAGTCTTGGCGTAGGAACGGATACTTTAATTCCTGTCGTTAATCCAAGTAATCCAAACTGGATTGCAGATATTCAAACACAAGATTTATGGGGATATGTTGGATTTGGATCATCTGCTCCAATTTATAGACTCACTAATGTCGGTATTGGAACTACAAATCTATTCAATAGATTTCAAGTAGGTCTTACTGGACAAGATTTAGTTGTTACACCTGTCGGATTGACTGGTCTTGGATTGACAAATCCAGCGTATAAATTAGATATTACTGGAGATCTTCATGCTACGCAAAGAGTTGAATTTGATGCAACTTTAGATGTTGATGGTGCTACGACTCTTAATGATACTTTAGATGTTGATGGTGCTACGACTCTTAATGCTACTCTAGATGTTGATGGCGATACAACTCTTAATGCTACTCTAGATGTTGATGGTGCTACGACTCTTAATGATACTTTAGATGTTGATGGCGATACAACTCTTAATGCTACTCTAGATGTTGATGGCGATACAACTCTTAATGCTACTCTAGATGTTGATGGTGCTACGACTCTTAATGATACTTTAGATGTTGATGGTGCTACGACTCTTAATGATACCGTAGAACTTAATTCTTCTCTAATTGATATTAATAATAGTACAGCAACTGGAAAATTTGATTATCGCTTATCGTCTGTTGGAACAGGAGTTTCTTGGAGACCTCCTGGCGTTCAAACTCAAAACATCATTTATGTTACAAAAGATGGTGATGATACGAACAGCGGATTGCTTGAAGGTGATGCAAAAGCAACTGTGGGTGCCGCCGCATCAATAGCACAAGATGGGGATACAATTTATGTTCGTCCTGGTGTTTATTATGAAAACAATCCAATCGGTCTTCGTACTGATGTAACTGTCTCTGGGCAAGATTTGAGACTTGTTACAATTATACCAAATAATCCAACAAAGGATGTTTTTCATGTAAGAAGAGGTTGCTTAATTGAAAACTTAAACTTTGCTGGTTCAAGTATTGGAGTTGCTCATACTGGTTGTGGTGCAGTTGCGTTTCCTCCAACAAATCCAACAAATTATGCAAATACTGGATATATTTCAGCAGGACCAGCACTAGAGGGTCCATCTGGGAGATGGAGAAGTCCATATGTGAGAAACTGTACCAATTTTATGACTAAAAGTATTGGTATGAAAATTGATGGAAATCATGCAAGTGTTTCAGATCCTGAAAATAATATTGGAAATGATCTTAAATGTATGGTTTGTGATTCATTTACTCAATATAATGAAAATGGTATAGGAGTTTCAATTACAAATAATGGATATGCACAATTAGTTTCTATTTTTACAATTAACTGCGATATTGGAGTTTATGCTGCTACTGGTGGTGCTTGTGACCTTACAAACTCAAACTCATCATTTGGTAATTATGGTCTTTATGCAGTTGGATTGGGTGCAACCGAATTTACTGGATATGTGGATCCTTCTCCACAGAATTTTGGTCCAGTCATTACAAGAGTTGAAAATGGAGTAAATGCTGATAGTGATAAAGTTACTCTTATGGATGTAAGAGATGTTGCTTATGGTAACGTGAGAAGACCTTATGATGGGCAAGCATTATTTTTTGAAATTAGTAATTTAGATGGAAGATATGCAGATGTTCCAGCATTTTCAACATTAACTGAACCTATGATTAGAGTTCAAGAAATTAAGATAACAAATGGTGGATCTGGATATAGTGCAGCATCTCCACCAAATGTGTATATTTACGATTACAATGATAATACACGCGAACCAAAAGGTCCTCAAGGAATTGTTGCAGAATTAAGTCCAACAGTTGATGATTCTGGAGCAATTATTGGAATTGATGTTATAAGTAGCGGAAGAAATTATCTTCCATCACAAGATTTGAGAGTTGAAATTGATGGTAGTGGTGGTGCAGCAGCAACTGTAGTTACTCAACCAATTTATTATACTGTAGATGTTGCGACAAGTCCAACAACATCTGGATTAACAACCGTAACATTTAATGAGAGAATTCCATATGAACTTTTTGGGAATGAACAAATTTCATTAAAGAGAATCAGTAGAATTCTTACCAGTTCTCATTCGTTTGAATATATTGGTACGGGAACAAGTATAAATACATCAACACCCTTTCAGGGTGCAGTTCCGATAAAAGAAAATGAAATTGTTGCATTAGATGGGGCACAAGTTCCGTTCACAAGTACCGATCAAAAAGGTAATTTTGATATTGGAGAGGGTCTTCAAATTAATCAACCAACAAGAACGATTAGAGGAAGAGATTTCAGTAGAGCAATTCAGGCAGAAGTTACACCATTAATTTTAGCATTAAGATAAGAATATGGCAGTCGCACCACTTAATAAATATTTGACAATTGCAGTTCCTGTTGCTCCCGGAGAACAGACAGTTTATACTGTTCCGACAGGGCAATCTGCCATTTTACTATATGCTCAAGTTGCGAATGTTGGAGTTAATACATATCCAACTGTTACTTTAACTCATAGAAGAAGAAGTAGTTCTCAAAGAACTGCTGGAAATGTAAGAAATATAAGAATTGCTAAGAATGTAGAAATTCCTCCGAATGATGCAGTTATTTTAATTGATGGTCGTTTGGTATTGGAAAAAAGTGCAATTATTACCGATTCAGTTGTTCTCACCGGAACACAATCTGGTATTATTTCTGTAACTGATTGTCAGTATGACAATAATACTGGAATTACCACAGTTACAACTTTTAGTGCTCATAATTTTGTTGCTGGTGATGAAGTTACAATGAGTGGACTTGCCTTCACTTGCCCAAGTAATATTGCAATCACCACTTCAATTTTTCCATCACCTCAACAGTCTTTTGTAGTTGATTCTATTATTGGTAGTGTTGGAACTTCAAAAACTTTTATAACTAATTCTGGTAGAGTTACTGGTATTGCTCATACTTATATGAGTGGAGGTCTTGTTGGACCACTTCATATGGAATTTATTTGTAGCATTCTTGAAACTAATGTATCTGGTATTGCGTAATTATGCCTAAGTATTTAAGCGGAAGATCTAAAAGAACACCACAATCTGCATTAAAAACTGATATAGACAGATATTTGTCAGTTGGTGATGCAGAACCAAACTTAAGAGATCCCATTGCACCTGGAGATACTCCACCTTTTGGGCAACAATATCAGATTGTTTCTGTAGAAGGATTTCCTGGGCAAAGATTTTGGAGACCTGTTGGTGGAGGAGTAATTCCTGGTTCTATTAGTGTTTATGATGAAAATTTTACTAATCTTGTTGGAGGACCCAGTAGTACAACTCAATTAATATTTAAAGGTGCTGCAATAACCGCAACGGGATCTGGAAATGGAAGTCCATCAAATCCTTATGGCGTTGGAGTTACTATTACTGTATTTTCTCCAGGAAATGACCAAGAAATTTTATTCAACACCGCGAATGAATTTTCAACATCTTCAAAGTTAAAATTTGATACATCTAATGGATTATTAACTGCAGGAGATAGAATTAATGTTGGTTTTGGTGGCACTGTAATTGCTACGACAGGAATTGGATCTGTAGGAATTGGAACTTCAAATCCAACACAAAAGTTAGATTTGAACGGAGATTTGAGATTAAGAGGAACCATTTACGATTATACGAATAGTCCTGGAACAAACACACAAGTTTTAATCAAAAATAATTTAGGTGGTGTTCTTTGGGTTAATCAAAGTACAATAAGAGCGGGTGCGGGCGGAACCTATCAGAATGTTCAGTTTCACAATAGTTCTGGATTAGTTGATGGATCTCCAAATTTTGTGTATGATGAAGTTAATGGTAGAATTGGTATTGGAAGTACAGCACCAAAAACAACATTAGATGTTTTGGGAATATCTAGTTTTAGGGGCGGATCTTTTGTTGATAATCTTACAGTAACTGGTATTACAACAACCTCAACTCTTGCAGTTTCTGGAACTTCCACTACGCGCAATCTTGTAGTTACTGGAGTTACTACACTTGGATTTTTAACAGGAACTAGTGCATTTTTTACGGGAATTGTAACAGCAACAAAATTTATTGGATCAATTGATGTTACTAATTTATTTGTAAGTGGAATATCAACCTTTAAACAGAAAGTTAATATTGATAGTGATCTTGGAGTTACTGGTTTTACAACAACAAGAGATCTTCAGGTCTATCAATCTACGACATTAAATCGTTTAAATGTTTCTGGAGTTTCAACATATACTTCTCAAGTTAATATCAATAATTTGAATGTTACTGGTGTAGGAACTTTTGATAATATTAAATTAGATTCAAATACAATAAGTGCTATCAGTGGGAATTTAATTATTCAATCATTGGGTGGAACAACTCAAATCAATGACACAATTTATTTAAATAATACTACAAATTCTACTAGTAAAGATACCGGAGCCCTTATAGTAGAAGGTGGTGTCGGTATTGAGAAAAATCTATACGTTGGTGGCGACATATATGGTAATGGAATTATTGTTGGAACTGCTACAAGTTCAAACACCATCAGAACCTTAGGGATTTCAAATAATGCTTTATATTATCCAACATTCGTTGACAGTAATAATTCCCCTGCCGCTTATGAGTCAGTTTATACTAGTGGTGGTCTAGTTTATAATCCTTCTACTGGTAATCTTGGTATTGGAACCACAAATCCAACACAAAAATTATCCGTATATGGTGTGATAGAATCACTTAATGATGGTGCCAATGAAGGTGGTAACTTAGTATTGAGAGGGCAACCTGGAACTAGTAGTCGTTGGAATATTGATAATCATACAAGTATTTCGGGTAGTATTAAAAATCAGTTTAGAATTTTTAGAGAAGATGAGCAGACTGGTCTTAATGGATCAACATATCTTGGAATTACTACTGTTGGTGAAGTTATAATTGGAAATGCACCTATTAATGTTTATCTAACATCAACAGGAACTTCAAATCAGCAACTTCAAGTTCAAAGTGGTGCTTATGTTTCTGGTAATCTTGGTATTGGAACCACAAATCCAGTTGCAAATTTGGAGGTTTCTGGAAATTCCCCAACATTAAGAATTTCTGGATTTTCTAGCAGTACAACTAGATTAGATTTATCTTCTAGTACTGGAATAAAGTGGAGCTTAGTAGGAAATCCTACAGGAAGTAATGGTGCTCTTACTATTCAATCTAATGATGTTGAATTCATACGAGTATCTAATAACACTGGAAATCTGGGTATTGGAACCACAAATCCAACTTCTAAATTACAAGTTGCAGGAAATGTAACACCTTCTGTTAATAATGCATATGATTTAGGTAGTCCTTCATTAAGGTGGAAAGATGTATATTCCAATACTTTTAATGGATCTTTTGTTGGAACCGCTTCAAGTTCAGATACTGTCAGAACAGTAACGAATTCAACTAATGCAACATTCTATCCAACATTCGTTGATAGTGATAATGGATCTGCAGCATATGAATCAGTTTATACTGATGCTGGAATTTCTTATAATCCATCAGCGAATTTATTATCATTAGGAAATCTTCTAGTAACTGGTATTAGTACATTCACTAACTATATTGATGCTAATGGTGGTGCTTATATTGATAATATTCAAATAGGAATTACTGGTGATAATGAAATTGATACTACAACGGGCAATTTAACAATTGATTCTGCTGGAGGAACCACTACTATTGATGATAGGTTAGTAGTAACAGATATTGCTACTTTTAATAGTAATGTAATTTTAGGTGATGCTTCAGCAGATACTATAACATTTAATGGTAGAGTTGGTAGTGGAATCACTCCAGCAACTAATGGCGTTACTGATTTAGGTAGTCCTTCATTAAGGTGGAAAGATGTATATTCCAATACTTTTAATGGACAATTTATAGGAAATGCTGATACGGCAACCAAATTAGCAAATGCTAGAAACATAGCAATTACTGGAGACTTATCTTGGAATGTTAACTTTGATGGAAGTACAAATGTAACTGCAGCAGGAATTTTAACAACCACTGGTGTGACAGCAGGAACTTATGGATCTTCTACTCAAGTCGGTATTGTAACTGTAGATTCTAAAGGTAGAATTACTGCTGCTTCTAATATTGATATTAATTTTGGTGCTGCCACAGTTGCTCAGTCTGATAAGGCAACTATATTGAGTCCAAGAACTACTTCACCATATACCACTATTGATACACAAGGTTCTTATATTCATTGGAATAGGGCTAATGGTGATGGAGCAACTTGGTTAATAAATCAAAGAGGTGCTGGTGCTGGTGGATTTTACTTTGCAGATTCTACATTAAGTGCATCTAACGTTAATGGAGGAACTGTTGGTCTTACTACAACACTTAGAGTAGATGCTATTGGGAATGTAACTCCTACTGGTGATTTTATTGGTCGTTTAACCAATACAATGCTGACTGGAACAAATACCACTGAATTGATTCGTGGTCAGATGGCAAATAATGATTACTTTAGAATTCTTGTTGGAGGAACTGCAGATGATGTTGGTTATGTTGAACTTGCCACTTCTGATAATGGAAATGAACCAATTTATGTAAGACAATATACCGGTGTTTTCTCAACTCTACAAAGAACAGCATCTCTTCTTGATGGTTCTGGTGATACAAGATTTCCAGGAACTGTTTATGCAGCAGCATTTAATGGACCTTTTACTTCAAATTTAAATGTTACTGGAATAGCAACATTTGAAAATACCGTTAGATTCAAAGCAGACATAGAACTTGATGCGACCAAAATTATGTATTTTGGTCGTGAAGAATCTTTTGGTGGTACAGATACTGGTGGGGGAGATTATGGATATATTACTTGGGATAATGATAATAATACTTATGCAATAACACCCAGCAGTACTGAAAATGGATGTCTCCGAATAGGAACTCAAAATGATGGTGAAGGTTTAAATAGTGATAATATGGCACTGGAACCAGCATCATCTTTATACTTAAATCCCGGAGGAGATCTCTACAAAGGTAATGCTTCAAATAGATTGAGTATTTGGTATGGTTCCGGAACCAGTGGAAATATTTCTGATAATTCTGTTACTTTATCAGAATCACTGCGATCAAATGTAAACATTAATGGTGGTGGAAATATTACTGTAAACGCATCTGGATTTGTTAAATGGGATACTAGATTTATTGTTATTTCAAATGGTAGAGGAAATAATTTTTCAACTGAAGGACATTTTAATATTTCCTGCCCATTGTCTGGAACCATCACTGGAGTTGGTGGTGCTGCAAATGCAACTGCAACAACTGATGGAATTCCATTATCAAACTGGCAGGCACTTTATTACATTCTTCCACTTGGATCTGGAAATGTTTCATTAGCAGATAATTTTAGAATTTCTGATTTTACATCTAATGTAGATATTCCTTACAATTGGGTATTAATTTGCGTTCGTAATGGTGACGATGGAAAGTATTATTTCCCAAATCGTGGAACACTGTCAGCAGGAACATCTGCTGTTCCAGGAACTATTGGTGGTATTACTATTAGAGATGAGGGAAATCTTCAAGGAACCGCAGGGGCAATCAATACGATTAATTTTATTGGCGATGGTGTTACTGCCACAGCTTCTGGTAATGAAGCAACACTAACTTTTGTCCAACAAACAGGTCCTCCTGGTCCTCCTGGTCCTAGTGTTACTGGTCCTCCTGGTCCTCCTGGTGATCCTTCAAGTGTTGCTGGTCCTCCTGGTCCTCCTGGTGATCCTTCAAGTGTTGCTGGTCCTCCTGGTCCTCCTGGTGATCCTTCAAGTGTTCCTGGTCCTCCTGGTCCTCCTGGTGTTACCAATATAACTGTAACACAAACTGGATATTCTTGCCCACCACCAATATCTGCAAGTGGATCAACCATTACGGTTGCTTCAAATAGCAATGCTTATGGCGCAAGATATATACAATCAACTGCACCATTAAGTGCTTGCGAAGGTGATATTTGGTATGATACTCAGATTACTACTAAACTAGTACAAGTTGTTCAATCACAGACGCAGACACTAGTAGGAACTACTTCGGTTAATTTTGTTTCTAGTGGATTTAGTGCCACGATTACTCCCACTAATGCTAATAGTAAAATATTAATTCTATTAAGTGGAGGGATTCAAAATGACGCCGTTAATGGTGGTGTCGTTACTAGTATTTTTAGAGGTGGTGTTTCAATCTGGCCTGGTTCAACATTACACCAATTTAGTGCGGGGGGAAATAATATATGTGGTTTATCTATTAATTATATGGATTCACCTGGAACAACTTCTCCAATAACTTATACATATTATCATGCTACCTACAATACTGGTACTGCATATCTTAGATGGGGAGCTTTTCAATTAATAGAGATTCTATAATGATTACTATAATTTCTGCATTAAATTCACTAAGACCGGGTGCAATCTGGAGTGTACTTGGAGATACATATGAGGATATACAATGGTTAGATGAAAATCAAACTAAACCGACCAAAAAAGAGATTTCTACTGAACTAGAAAGATTAAAGGTGGATTATGATTTAAAAGAATATCAAAGATTAAGGGCTCCAGAATATCCACCAAAAGAAGATTTTATTGATGCTTATTATTGGTCACAGAGAGGTGATAATACTAAAATGAATGAATATCTTGAAAAATGTGATGATGTAAAAATAAAATATCCAAAACCTTAGTAGGAAAAATGGTGTAAATTATGAAACTAAGGCAAGGTGGTGTTTGGGCTAATGTAGATACTTATATTCGTGAAGGTGGACAATGGAAATATGTTAATTTTATAAGAGATGCAAGTGAACTTTTATTAATTATCTCCATCACAACTGTTGATCTAAATCTACAAACTGCCTTCAATAATGCCTTTGGTATAACTGCATGGACTTCATCAATAAAAAAAAGAGTTATCATTAATCCTGGAGTTATTGTCGGATCATCAAGTGCTTCTCCTTTTAATTATGCATTAACTATACCAACTGGATTAGGTGGGACTTTAAGAGTTGAGAATTATGGTTCCATTCAAGGTGCTGGAGGTCTTCCAAATGGTGGAAATGGTGGAAATGCTATATTTGCCGGTTCTCCAGTCACTTTCGATAATCAAGGAACCATTTATGCTGGTGGTGGTGCCGGTGGGCTTGGTGGAACTGGAGGACTGGGAGTTTATGATTGCTCCTATACAGCATATTTAGGTGCATCTAATGTTTGTGTTAATATTTTGTTTGACGAAAATGGAAACGTCTGGCCTGGCGCACAAGGAAGTGCAGATTTATCCTGTAGTAGACAATTTGGTTCTGGAAGTTATTGTACAATTGGGTTTCCAAATGCTACTACTTTGTGCATTATCCAGCCCATCTTTCTGTATTATAAATGTAATAATTGTTATAGGTTTATTTCCCAATTATGTTACACTGGTGGAGGTGCTGGTGGTGCTGGTGGTCTAGGACAAGGATTTAATCAAAATTTAACAGGTGGTTCTGGTGGAGGTGGTGGTGGTATTAATGCTGGTACTGGAGGAACTGGTGGAACAGGTGGTAATTGGGGAGAAGTTGGTGGTAATGGATTTCCCGGATCTAATGGAAACTATACTGTAGGTAGTGGTGGTGGTTCTGGTGGTCTTCCTGGTTATTATATTGTAAATAGTGGACTTGTAACTTGGACTAATCTAGGAGCAGTAGCAGGATTTGCAATTTAGAACAAATAATATAATGAAAATGCTGTTAGGGTGATATAATATATACTATACAATTTAAGTTTTATAAAATTTTATGAAATATACAATTTTAGAGATTCTTCCTGGACAAATTCGTGTTGAGTTTGAAGATAACTCTTGGGCAATAGTTCCAGTTAAACCTAATGCTACATTGGATGAAATTGATGATGCAGTATCTAAATATGATCCTGATTTTATCTTAAAACCAGAAAGTATTATAAATCCAGATATTTCAATTGGTGATCAAAGAGAATCTAAGAAAGTAGATAATATTCAACCAGTAGAAAATCAGTCTACACCACAAAGTAATACTCAAGATAATTCCTTATTATTAAATATTATATCACCAATTAATCTAGCATTATCAGAATATTTTCATAGACATGGAGATTCTAGACTTAGAGATTTATTAGATACAAAAATTTCAGAATATATTTCATCTTCGCAAATTTCAGCAGATCTATTAATAACTAACATATCTAATATGTCTGAAATGTATACTCCAGAAGATATAATGGCACAAGCGGAGGCAGAATTGAATGCAGAACAATCCTGAAAATCGTCAAGCAATTGATAAAATGAAAATCTGTCTACAATGTGAGCATTTTTTCAAACCCACCAGACAATGTAAAAAATGTGGATGTTTTATGCCTGCTAAAGTAAGAATTCCTAATCAAAAATGCCCTGTTGATAAATGGTAATTAAATGAATAATTTAATTCAAGTTATTAAAGTTCTTGATGAACATGAACTGAAAATTGTTAACTCATATGTTGATGAATTGCCATTTCAACAAAATACAGTATTTAATTCTGATGGAAAATTAAGAACAGATACTTCAGTAAGGTCTAGTTTTGGTTCTTCCATGAATGAGGATCATCAAGCAACTAAACTTTTGCACAGTAGAATAAATGAATCTCTCTTAGTTTATAAAGAAAGAGTTATTCCAATTAATTCTATGTTTCAGTATTATCCTGTCCCTATAGGATATAGTACTACTTGTTATAGAGAATCAATTCAAGTCTTAGAATATTCTCCAAATCAAGAATATAAGTTTCATCATGATACTTCAAATGATCCAAATTCAAAGGAATATCATAGAATCATAAGTATTGTTTTATATTTAAATGATGATTTTGAAGGTGGTGGAACAGAATTCCCACATAAGACTTATAAACCTTCTCCAGGATACGGATTAATTTTTCCATCTAATTGGTGCTTCCCACATTCAGGACAAAAGGTTTTATCTGGCAAAAAACGAGTCGCTGTTACTTGGTATTATGTGAACGATACTAGTGCTTAATTTTTTATGGAACAAATATTCGAACAAGATAATTTTATAACCCTTGATGAATGTAAAACCTTGATAAACTATCAAGAAAGTCATTCACCTAACGATGCATCTAAAGGATTTTGGGATAGTAGAATTGTCACTTCCTACGGCGAAAGTATCAAAGATTTAACAAATATCATTCATCAAAGAATAATTAATATTTGTATGAAATTTTATGAGGAAGAAAATATATACCTCGAATTTACAAATCTAGTTTATTGGGGAGTTGGAATGAAACTAGAAGCACATGCTGACAATTTTTGGATTGATGACCCACAAAAACCACATTATTCTTCAAATCGTGATTATTCTTCTGTATTATATTTGAATGATGATTTTACTGGTGGAGAAACTTATTTCCGAGATTATAATTATAGTATCATTCCCAAACCTGGAAAATTAGTGATTTTTACATCAGGAGCAAAACATATTCATGGTGTAACGGAAATATTGAGTGGAAAAAGATATACTATGGCAACTTGGTACACAAAAAATATAAATAATCGAATTGCTTGACACCCTGCTCCAGATGCCCTATAATGCTTGAGTAACGAAGAAATGCCCAAATGTCCCATAAGACGGAAGAGTTCCTAACTAAATGTGTAGTTGATACACTTGCTCGTAAGTTTTATCTCTACTCTAGTGAAGGAAATGAAAAGGTGGTAGAATGTGAAAATATTGAACAGTTTATGAATGTTCTTGAAGTTGTTCGTGATCAAGTAAATGAAGATAATCTAGTTTATTCTAATCCATTCTGACAAACTAAATAAAAAACAAAAATGGAAGTTTTTACCGTGGAAGAATTTCAAGAACGCTTTGACGAACTTATCGAACGAGTCGAAAATGGAGAGCACATCGGAATTGTTGGTGAAAATGGAAATGCAGCAGTGATGATGCCTGCCGATGATGACCTTGTTCGAATATATACAGACCACGAAGAAGGTTGTTGACAGAGAGTTCCAGATCCTCTATAATTGATCTGGATTTTACGCCAGTCAGAACAGGTGTTCAGAGTCGCCTTATAAGCGATTTGCCCCAGATTAGGGCCTTTGGGAGGGTTCGATACCCTCGGCTGGTATTGCTATTCGTTATTTGCGAATAGCAAATGCAGGTTTAGCTCTCTGGTCGAAAGCACCGAACTCATAATTCGGCTAAGGTGGGTTCGATCCCCACAACCTGCACTTGACCACTATGACTTTCTGAGTTATAATGGTCTTATACACGCCCGTGTAGCCCAGCGGAAGAGGCAAGAGACTTATGTAAAATTGAGCCTCATTTGGGAAACCTTATGAGTGTAATTCCTCAAATTCGGTGAAACCTGTAAAATGGCAATACCGAGCCAAGCATCGCAAGATGAAGGTGTAGAGACTAGACGGGGAACACCTAAACCGAAAGGTATGGTGAAGGTATAGTCCAGACCACAAACTGAAAAGGCAACGAAAGTTGTAGTGGTAAGAAAATCTCTCAAGCGGTGGTTCGAATCCACTCACGGGTATGAACCGATAAACTTATATAAATAACTATATAATGCGTTTATCAGTATGAAACATTCATATACAATAGAAGAATTTAAAAACGCTGTTCAAGGAAGTTATTCTATTGCTCAGGCACTTACTAAACTTGGCGTCTCCCCAAGAGGAGGCAATTATAGAGTATTTAAAAAATTTGAAAAACTATATGCAATAGATACTTCCCACTTTACTGGTCAAGGTCATTTAAAGGGAAAAACACATAACTTTAACACTATTCCATTAGATGAGATATTGGTTAAAGATTATGGGTATAGTTCAAATAAACTGAGAAAAAGATTAATAAGTGAAGGAATAAAGGAATATAAATGTGAATGTTGTGGTCTAAGTGAGTGGTTAGGTGAACCAATACCATTAGAACTAGATCATATTGACGGAGACCATTATAACAATATATTAGAAAATTTAAAAATCTTATGCCCAAATTGTCACGCTAAAACACCAACATATCGTGGTAAAAATAAAAGAAGTAAAAATTCACAAACATTAAAAAATAAAAATCAAATAGAAAAAATTAAAAAAGTTTATAATTGCTCTTCTTGTGAAGTTGAGTTAAAAACAAAATCCAAAACTGGTCTTTGCTTTTTATGTCATTCAAAATCTCAAAGAAGAGTTGAAAGACCACCGATAGAACAATTACTTATAGAGTTACAAGAAAGTTCTTATGTTGCCGTTGGGAAAAAATATGGTGTTAGTGACAATACTATTCGCAAATGGTTAAAATAAATATAAGATATGGGAACAACTCCTATGTCTTTAAAGTATAAAATCACTCACGCATATTGCTGGTATAATGAAGGTAGTATGATAGTGAAAATGTACTTCATCAACGAGATTCCTTTTACCTTTGATGAATTACCAGATGGGCACTTATACGACCAAGAACTCTGTAAATTGGCAGATAAGTATCGTGCATTTGAACCAGAAGACTTATATAAAAACTCTTTCTATCTGATAGATGAAGAAGTCCATCCATGCTTCTTTCCAGTTGAGTTAGAAAACCCTGAAGATATGCCTGATGATATAGAACCACTCTATGCTTAAGATTAATAAATAAAGGATAGAAGAGAGTAAAAAGAGGACAGAATTTTGCCACTCAACAAATTATCTAATTTCATCAAGAATACTGATGGACGCACACTATATGTAAATCCTTATGATCTTGATTCTACAGATTCAATTGAAAATACTGGAAATTCTCTTGCACAACCTTTTAAAACCATTCAAAGGGCACTCTTAGAAGCAGCAAGATTCTCTTTTGTGAATGGAAGAGATAATGATCTTGTAGAAAAGACTACAATCTTAGTTTTTCCTGGAGAACATTTAATTGATAATAGACCTGGATATGCAATTTATGATAATATAGGAACTGCTTTTGCGGTTCCACCAACTGGAGGAGTAGGAGCACCAGCACTTACAACATTATCTTTAGAACTAGATTCTAATTTTGATCTTACACAAGAAGATAATATTCTCTATAAGTTTAATAGTGTCAGAGGTGGAGTTATAATTCCAAGAGGAACTTCAATTGTTGGATTAGATTTAAGAAAAACAAAAGTTCGTCCAAAATATGTTCCAAATCCAACTGATAATGCAGTTAAAAAGTCTTCAATTTTCAGAGTAACTGGTGCTTGTTATTTCTGGCAGTTTTCATTTTTTGATGGTGATGAAAGTGGATTAGTTTATACTCATCCATCTCTTTTTAATACTAATTACCAATCTGTTCCAAGATTTTCTCACCACAAACTCACTTGCTTTGAGTATGCTGATGGTGTAAATGAAGTTGGAACATATGGTCTTACCGACCTTGATATGTATTATAGCAAATTATCCAATGCTTTCAATACATATCGTCAAATTCCAGCAAGTTCAAAGTTTCCGAGTGGTGAAGAAAACTTTGCGAAAAGAGATCCTGAATGGGAAATTGTAGGTGCATTTGCTACCGATCCAATTGAAATTCAAACAATTATTTCTGGTAATGGAACTACAGCAAGCACTCAAGTTACAGTTACCACAAATAGTGATCATAATTTGAATGCTGGAACTCCAATTAAAATTAAAGGAGTGTCAGTACCTGAATATAATATTTCAACAAAAGTTCAAAATGTTATAAATCAGAATCAATTCACATACTTATTGGAATCATTTCCAATTACATTGGATCCTGCTCCAGTTGCTACGGGAGCAACTGTAACAGTTGAAACCGATACAGTATCTGGTGCTTCTCCATATATCTTTAACTGCTCTTTAAGATCGGTATGGGGAATGAATGGAATGCACGCAGATGGTGCTAAAGCATCAGGTTTCCGTTCAATGGTTGTTGCACAATTTACTGCGGTTTCATTGCAGAAAGATGATCGTGCATTTGTAAAATATGATCCAGTAACAAGGTCTTATAATGGTGTTACCCCTGTAGATAATGCAGTTTATGGTTCAGCATTACCTACCGGAGCATCGCAAACAAATACGCAAAAGGTATATCATCTAGATCCTAACGCAATTTATAGAAAAGGTTGGGAATCAAGTCATATTAAAATTTCTAATGATTCGTTTATTCAAATTGTTTCTGTTTTTGCGATTGGATTTAATAAACACTTTGATATTGAATCTGGTGGAGATGCATCCATTACAAACTCAAATTCAAACTTTGGACAAATATCTTTAAACTCCGATGGATTTAAAGCAGAAGCATTTGATAAAGATAATAATGCCTTTATTACTTCCATTATTCCACCAAAGCACATTGTTAATGCGGAAGAGGACATTGAATGGTTGTCAATTGACGTTGGATTAACAACTAACTCAACTTATAATCCATTAGGAGATAAGATATATCTTTATGGATTGGCGGCAAGAGATAGTCTTCCAGTTAATATAACACAAGGATATAGAATTGGTGCAAGAGTAAATGATAAATTATATCTTCCGATTAACAATACTGAATATTCTGCAAACATTTACATGCAGGATGGATTCACCAGTTCGTATAAAGTGTATGATGTTGCAAGTGTTACCAATTCTATTCTCACTTTAACCACAAATCACAATCTTTCAGATGGTGAAAAAATTATTATCAATAGTGAAACTGGAGATCTTCCAGAAAACGTAACTCCACATGTTATTTTCTATGCAATTGTTTCTGGTATTGATCTCAACGCCGATCAAATCAAATTAGCAACTTCATATACAAATGCTCTAAATGGAGAAGATCTTCAAATTTATAAAGGAGCACAACTCAAGATTTACAGTAGAGTTTCTGATAAGAATGCGGGAGAAATTGGTTCTCCAATTCAATTTGATGAAACTGCAGGAAACTGGTATATTCAAGTAAATTCATCAAATGCAATTTATAATCAATTGAATGCCTTGGGTGTTTCTGTATTAAGTGAGACTACAGATTTAACTTATATTAAGAGAATCGTTGATGATCGTAGTTTAGACGAAAAAATTTATAAAATCCGAGTTGTAATTCCAAAGGAACTTCCTGGATCAAAAAATCCAGAGGATGGATTTATTATTCAAGAATCTAGTACAACTGGTGTAGGAACAAATTATTTCACTCAAACCGTCATTTCGGGGGTAGATTATGAATATGATAAAAATCCAAGATTCATTACTACTTGTACTCTAGCAACAAATACAGTTACGGTATTAACATCTCTTCCTCATGATTTGAATGTTGGTGATTTAGTTATCATTCGAAATGTAACTGATGATAATAATCCTAGTGGTTTATATGATCGTGGTTACAATGGTAAATTTGAAGTTAAAACAATTGTAAATGATATGTCATTTACATATGAAACTACTGACGTAAATGAGAAAATACATACACCTGCAGCAACAAGCACAAACAATATTAACTTAAGAACAACTGCTGAACAAGTTAGAGATCTTCCTCGCTTTGAAAAAAATGATTGTCAATCAAATCTTTATGTTTATAGAAACGAGGTCATTTCACCTTATGTTGAAGGATCTCAAGATGGAATCTATCATTTATATGTTTTAAATGCAAGTAATGCAATTACTGAAGAATTTACAAATCTTGAATATTCTCAAAGTCCAGTTGATCTTTATCCACAATTAGATAGAGACAATATTGAATTTAATCCACCTTCAGCAAAAACTTTTGCGCTTCGTTCTCCAATTGGCGATACAAATACAAGTGATTTGAAAAAAAGTATTACTAGAGAAACAATTGATAAGTTAGTAACTTCTCTAGGAATCGGAAAACCAATAACATCAGTCACATCATCTTCCACAAGTGCAACATTATCATTTGGAAGGAGACATGGATTAGGTGGAATTATAGAAGGAACTTTTGATACTGTTGGTGATGCTGCTTACATTTCAGGAACTCATTATGATGTAAAACTTCTAAATGGAGATCCAAATCCATCAGTTGGAACATGGAAGGGTGCAACTACAAAGGTAGTTGTATCTGGTGGTTCTGTAGATTCAGTTACAATTCTTTCATCTGGATCTGGTTATGCAAATGGTGAAGTTCTTTATCTAGATTCGTCCAGAGTTGCTGGTAATGGTAGAGGATATACAGTTACAACTGCTGGTATTTCTACAAGTATTGGGGATGTAGTTCAAATTACTGGTATTGGAACAGTAACGGATGGGTATTATAGAATTAGTAATATTGTATCTGATACTCAAATTTCAATTGCAAAAACAGGAAGTGATCCAACACCAATCTCTGGTCAGTATGTGTTTATTACTGGACCATCCTTTAAAATTACTTCAAGTTCTTATAATTCTACTTCACAAATTACTACTTTCGTAACTCAAACTCCTCATGGATTATTGAAAGGTAATAAATTCAGAGTCATTGACTCAAGTAACAATAACGTTGGGGATTATGTTGTTGAAGAAAAAATAAATGTAACTTCATTTACTGCCATTACTTCACAATCCTTAAGTGTTACAAATGGTCATATTCTGAAGCATGGATTTTCTGCCAATGATGCAATTTCTGATATTGGGCAAGAAAATATTGGATCTCGCCATACTATACTTTATGATAATGAAGTTGTTAAACTTTCAAATGCAATTACAACTGAATCTACCATAAATGTAGAAACTATTAATTCAGGAATTGCCATTGCGAAAAGATTTTCATTAGGATCTTATATTCAGATTGATAATGAAATTATGAGAATTACTTCTTCAGGTAATGATTCTCAATTTAATGTTATTCGTGGTGCTTTTGGAACTCGTCAAGAATCTCATGCTACTGATTCTTTAATTCGTAAAGTCAAACCAGTTCCAATTGAATTCCGCAGACCATCAATTCTTCGTGCTTCGGGTCATACATTTGAATATCTTGGATATGGACCAGGGAACTATTCAACTGGATTACCTCAAGTTCAGGTTAAATCACTTTCAGAAAGAGAAGATTTCTTAGTTCAGTCTCAAGAAAGATCTGGTGGTGTAGTTGTTTATACTGGTATGAATAATAATGGAGATTTCTTTAGTGGAAACACTAAAACATCTTCATCTTCTGGAGAGATCACTTCTTATGATATTCCAACTCCAACAATTACCGGAGAGGATGCTTCAAAATCAAGTGTTGTTTATGATGAAGTTACAGTAAAAGAAAGACTTCTTGTAGAGGGTGGTGATTCTGGAACGGTTCTTTCTCAGTTTGACGGTCCAGTTACGTTTAACCAACAAACTAGATTTAAAAATACTGCAAACTTCAGTGGTCAAATTAGAGTTACTAATACAACATCATCAGATTCAATTGGAAAGGGTGCTCTAACTGTTAAAGGTGGAGTTGGAGTTGGTGAAAATCTGAATGTTGGAGGAAATTCCACATTTACTGGAAGTGTTCAAATTTCAAACATCACAGAATCTACATCAACTTCAATTGGTGCTCTTCGTGTTCTTGGTGGAATTGGAGTTGCTAAAAAGTTAAATGCAGCATCCTTAGGAATTGTTAATTCCGCTACAATTGGAGATATTCTTACAGTTACAGGTGCTGAAGGAGTTACATCACCAAAGTTTAAGGCAACAACTCCACAATCTTCGGTTTTAAATGGAATTCTCACTTATAAGATGCTTCGTGCTGATGGAAACCAAGATTTCATTAGTTTCCGTGAAGTTACCAATGCTCTTGGATATACTCCTGCAGATAGTGCATCAATCTCTGGAGATTTTCCACTTGGAAATTCATTAATTTGTGATGATATTTCCGGATCCTTTAATGGATCAACGACTGACTTTACTCTTAGAATTAATGGAACTGCATTTATTCCTGCGGGAAGTTCAGCAAATCTAATTGTATCCATTGGAGGTGTCATTCAAAGACCTGGTGCAGACTTTATAGTTGTTCAATCTGGTGGTCAGAATACTAGTACCATAAGATTCACAACTGCTCCTGCATCTGGTGTTTCATGTTTTATTATTGCTCTGGGTGGTCAAGGTTCTCTTATTTCAAATATTGACTGGGAGAATAAAGGAGAAATTCTTGTTGCAACTGGAAATAATGCTGCTGCAAGACTACAAGTTGGTTCAAATGGACATGTTTTAACTGCAGATAACACACAATCTTCTGGAGTTAAATGGGCACCGGGAATTCCTGTTGGTTCAGTATTTTATATGGCAGCATCTTCTTTAGACACTACAACAGGTGGTTCTGCAATTATTGGAGCAACACAATATGATGCGCCAGAGGGTTATTTGATTTGTAATGGTGGAGTAATTCCAACTAGTGGAACTTTCCAAGGAGTAAATGCTTCAATATTACAAAGTCTAAGATCTTTCTTAGGAACTACTTATGGTGCCACTGGAACTCTTCCAAATCTAATTAATAATTTTGTAGGATACTCCGCAATTCCTGGAGATGCTAGTGGTACTGCTGATGCAATAATTCCTTATCATAATCATACTGCAACTTCCTCTGTTGGCGATCCTGGACACGATCACACATCAGTTAATAGTGATATTGCTAGAAATACTGGTGGATATGGTAGTGGTTCCGGCGGTGGAGGTCTTGGCGGAAACCAAATTACAATGAATCCTAATACTACCGGGATTACTGTTTCAACAACAGTAAATTACGCAGGAACTCCAGGTAACATAACCAACGCAAACCTTCCACCATATGTTGGAATGCTTCCAGTGATTAAATACTAATATAAGGAGATAAACGATTATGTCAGTTACAAAAGCAAGTTTATTGGGAGATACATTAGGAAATAAAGCATCAGGAACTATTCCAGTTGGTGGAATTATTATGTGGTCTGGAACTGAGATTCCAACAGGATGGCAATTGTGTAATAATTCATTAATTACATCAGGTTCACTTGCTGGGCAATTTACTCCAAACTTAGTAGATAAATTTATTGTATGTTCTGGTGGTGCTTATCAAACAGATGATAGTGGTGGTAGTGCTGATGCTGTTGTAGTTTCTCACTCTCACACTGGAACAACAAGTGATCCGGGTGGTCACATTCACTCTATTAATCATCAAACAAAGCGGGTAGAGGATACTGGAACAGCTTATGTAAGTGATTTAACATTTAGAAATGGTGATGGGGATGGGGGTTCAACTAATGTTACTACTACTTGGGCTGGAGATAATCCATCTAATGGTCCTATTATAAATGCTGCTGGAGATCATACTCACACAGTTACAATTAATCCGTATGGTGAATCTGGAACAAACAAAAACCTTCCTCCATACTATGCACTGGCATTCATTATGAGAGTTTCATAAATACTTAAAAAGTCTCCAAGATGGCAAATTATAACAAATCATTTAATTTTAGAAATGGTGTTCAGGTAGATACTGATAATTTCATAGTTAATCAAAATGGTTTGGTTGGAATTGGAACAACTATACTGAAAGATTATATTTTGAATGTTTTTGGGGATGTTAGAATAGTTGGAATTTTAAGTGTCTCAGAAATAAACACTGGAAATCTTAATCTATCAGGAATTTCTTCATTTACAACCCTAAATGTTGGTGTCACTTCAATTACTTCTGGAATTGTAACTGCAAGTTCTGGAGTTGTTACTTACTATGGGGATGGATCAAAACTTTCTAATCTTCCAACATCTCAATGGGTTGATGTAAATACTGGAATAGGTGTCAGTAGCATTTATGCAGTAGGAAATGTTGGAATAGCTACTACAAGTCCATCATTTACCTTTCAAGTTGGAGCAAATCCACTTGTTTATTCTACTGGTATTGGAATTAATTCTACTGGTGATGTATATTCAAATGGAATCGTAACTGCAGTATCTTTTTCTGGAAATGGAAGTAATCTAACATCATTAAATGCATCCAACATTACTTCTGGTACAATAAGTACATCCAGATTTCCATCCAATATTACTCTATCGGGAATTATTACCGCATCATCATTTGTTGGATCTGGTGCTTCTCTTACTTCCTTGAATGCATCTAATATTACTTCAGGAACATTAAGTACATCCAGACTACCATCAAACATTATAGTATCTGGCATTGTAACTGCATCTGGTTTTGTTGGTAACTTAACAGGAACTGCATCAACTGCTAATAGTCTTTCTTCTGGTGGAAGTATTTCTGTTAATTCTGTAAATAGTCAATTCAGTTCAACTGGTGTTGCTACAGTAACTGATACTCTTTATGTTGTCGGATTTCCTGCAAAAATTGGAGTAGGAACTAATACAGCACCTCAAGCAGATATAGAAGTTCGCAAGTCAGGAATTTCATCTATCAGTGTAATAAGTGATAATAATGTTTCTACGATTGGAATTGGAAGAAGTGCAGAGATAAGAACTGGAAACACAAATACATTTTATTTGTATAGTACTCCAACTTCTTTAGATATTATAAACTCAAATACTGGAAATGTCAACTATTACCTTGACTATGGTTCTGCTGGATTAGGAACTGGCGCTTTCCATTGGATTTATGGTCAGAATCCATCAAATCCATTGATGTCTCTTACTTATGATGGAAAACTTGGTTTAGGTATAACCAATCCACCAACAAAACTTTATGTTGTAGGTTCTTCTTATTTTACTGGTGTAACAACAATTGCAAGTAACTTAACTGTTTCAAATAATTTAAATGTAAATGGAAATATTACATTTAATGGATCAATTACAGGTAATCTGGGAATTACAACTATAGCAAGATTAGGAATTGCCACAGATACAATTTTAAGTAATTCTTATGAATTTTTTGTAGGTGGAGATCCTATTTTTGGTGATGGTGTAGCAATTACAAAAACTGATATAAGAGCTTCTGGATTAATTCAATCACAAACTCTAACTACTCAAACTTTAACCACTCAAAATGCAACAGTTGCTAATATAAACAGCACTGGTATTATTACTGCCAATTCCTTCAGGGGTGATGGTTCTCAATTAACTGGTATTGTTGCCTCGGGTTCTGGTATTGGTATTGGTATACGGGATGATGAAGTTTTAGTTGGAACTGCTACAACAATTAATTTTGGTAATAATTTAATAGTATCTCCAGTTTCTTCTGGTGTTGTAACTGTTACTGTTTCGGGTGGAGGAGGATCACAAACATTAGATCAAACACTTGGATATGGAAATACCTCATCAGAAGGTATGAGTGTTGGTGTTTCTACTTTTAATAATGTTACTGTCGGTGGAGCAACAACTTCTCTGATTGTAAATGGAGATGCAAGAATTACTGGAATATTGACGATAGGAACATCATCAATCACTCTTGATGGTTCTACTAATACTATTGTAGTTGGATCTGGAATAACTATTGATGGAAATACTGGAATTATCAGTGCAACATCAATCTCTATCAATGGTGAAACAATTACTGGAGTAGGAGTAACTTATATTGCCGCAGGATCTGGTATTTCGGTAGATCAGAATACTGGTACGGTAACAATTAGTGCAACTGGGGGTGGAGGTGGTGGTTCATCTCAGTGGGTTACAACATCCGCTGGAATTCATACAACCTCTAATGTCGGTATTGGAACCACAAATCCAGTAACTGAACTTGAAATATATGGTGGAGTATTAGGATTTGGTAGTGGTAATATAAGAATTGGTGATTCCACTACTGGTTGTTCAGTTTCATCATCCCAACATAACTTTTTTGCTGGTATAGGCGCTGGAAGTTCTACCACTAGTAATGAAGGTGATGGGCAGAATATTTTTATTGGTCTTTCTGCTGGATATTATAATATTAAAGGTGGTGATAATATTTTCCTTGGATGCGAATCTGGTTATTTTAATAATTGTAATGGTGGTTATAATGGTGGTTTTAATAATAACTTCTTTGGTAATAGAGCAGGATATTCCAACATTGATGGATCTTATAATAACTTCTTAGGTGCTGGTGCAGGATGTTCCAACATTGATGGATCTTATAATAACTTCTTTGGTAATAGAGCAGGATGTTCCAACATTGATGGATCTTATAATAACTTCTTTGGTCGTTATGCAGGATTTGCAAACACCACTGGATCTTATAATAACTTCTTTGGTAATAACGCAGGACGTAACAACACCACTGGATATTATAATAACTTCTTTGGTTATTGTGCAGGAAGTTATAATACCATTGGAAGTGATAATACCTTCTTTGGTGCTTTTGCTGGAGCAGCGAACACTACTGGAAATCATAATAACTTCTTTGGTGCTGGTGCAGGTGGTGGTAACACCACTGGATCTTATAATAACTCCTTTGGTCGTTCTGCAGGACAAAATAACACCACTGGATGTTATAATAACTTCTTTGGAAAGGACGCTGGATTTGCAGCAGAACTGGGATATGACTATGAAGGATCTGATAACAACTTGTTTGGTAGGTCTACAGGAGCAGAGATTAGCACAGGATCTTTTAATAACTTCTTTGGTGCTTGTGCAGGACTCCACAACACCACTGGATCTAATAATAACTTCTTTGGTAAGTATTCTGGTTATTGTAACACCACTGGATGTTTTAATAACTTCTTAGGTGTTTATGCAGGGCAAGGAAGAAAAGGTAGAATAACATCTATAGGTATCACAAGTTCCACCACATTAGCAGGAGAAGCAAATAACTCTTATCCTGATGTATCTGGAACTGGTGGTGATGGATCTGGGGCAACTTTCTATGTTGAAAGAGATGGTAATGGTGATGTTACTATAGTTAATATTATAACAGAGGGTCAAAATTATAATCAAGGAAATACACTTACGATTGATGGTTCTGCTGTTGGCGGTTCTTCTGGTACTGATGATATTACAATTACCGTTGATACTGTTGAAGGAAGCACTGGATCTGATAATAACTTCTTTGGTAGATGTGCGGGACTTAATAACACCACTGGATCTTATAATAATTTCTTTGGTGAGGGTGCAGGAAAAGACAACACCGATGGAAGACGTAATAACTTCTTAGGTGCTAGTGCAGGATGTTCTAACACCACTGGATGTAATAATAACTTTTTTGGTAATAGAGTAGGACTTAACAACATCACTGGAAATTATAATAACTTCTTTGGTAAGTATTCTGGTTATTTTAATACCACTGGATCTAGTAATAACTTTTTTGGACAAAATGCTGGATCTAATAATACCACTGGATGTTATAATAACTTCTTTGGAAAGGACGCTGGATCTAATAATATCACTGGATCTTGCAATATAGCGATTGGACATAATGTTCAACTCTACAATTCATCTGGTGATAATCAATTAGCAATTGGTGTAGGAAATAGTACTTGGATTATTGGAGATGAGAACTTTAATGTTGGTATTGGAACCACAAGTCCAACATCTAAATTAACTGTTACTGGAGATGTTTTAGTTTCTGGTGTAGTAACTGCAACTTCATTTAGTGGTGATGGATCTCAATTAACTGGTATCACTGGTTCTGGTTCTGGTATTAATGCTGTTGTTGCTTCCTTTATGTTCTAGTATAAATATCCATACACATATAGAATAATAATGACTGCACCAAATCTTAAAAATCCAACTTCAATTGTCGGATTTACAACTATTGTCGGTATTAGTACTACAGACATGGTTGGAATTGTAACAAATCTTTCTGATAGTAATAGTTCTTATAAAATTAATTGTATTTTTGCCGCAAATGTAGATGGTTCAAGTGCTGTAGATATTAGTGTAAGTATATTGAGAAATAGTATTGATGGATATATTGCAAAAACTATTGCTGTTCCTGCTGATGCCACACAGGTAATTAGTACGAAAGAAACTTATTTTTATTTGGAAGAAGGAGATGAACTTAGAGCACAGGCAAGTTCTGCTAATGATATTGATATTACTGTTTCCGGTGAGATAATTTATCAGGAGATCCTCTGATGTTGGGCTTCAACGGCGGATTGATTGGTGTCAGGCGTGTGCCAACAGGCAGCGCAGCAACCGGGCTCTGGTTCCAGAATGAGCAGAGCGTGGCAAGGCGTGCGGCGATTTGGCCATCAGCTGGTGATCCAACGCCAGGGCTATCTCCAGTTCTCTGGTACGACTTTGCCGATGAGACTACCGTCACCACATCGGGAACGGAAATCACTGCGGTTACCAGCAAGGGCAGCAGAGCATGGACGCTATCAAAAAGCGCAACAGGTCCGCAGTACGTGACAGGCATCAACAGCAAAAAATGCTTGGATTGGGGCAGTAGCAATCACAACAATTATCTGCGAAATACAGACACGACGACAACGGCTATAGCTGAAATCTACGTTATCATGGATGGGGCATTTGGCGGAACTTATACTAGCTTTGGCGGATTGATTACTAGCTCAAATGATCCCGGGTGGCGCATTAGCGGCAACAGCACTTCTTACAATCAGGACGGCACCGGCTTTGATCGCGCTTACATCAATGGCGGAACAACCGACAGATTCAGCACATCGCATTTCACTTCGCCAAGCGTTGACGATCCCTCGATCATCCGAATCTTAAATAATGGCTCGGCCTCATTTAACGCGACTCAAGGAGTTCAATTAGGTAACGATAGAACAAACGCCGGTCGTGGCTGGCTTGGCTTGATCGGTGAGGTTATATGTTTCTCCTCTGTGTTGAACAGCACTGATCGAGACTCACTGCAGGCATGGTTGGCCTTCAAATGGGGCATCACGATGGTCTAACCATGCTCTACTCCCACAACGCCATCACCCCTGCACCCCTCCCCCACCGCATCCGCTTTGCGGACGATTGACACTTTACTAAAATACTGCTAGACTAGGTTTGTCTCCGTTGAAGATGAGAATCTAAGCTTCTATAGGACACCTGAAGAACCGTCCACACCATCCCCTACAAGGGGATTTTTTATTGCTATAATACGTGAAGTCAACCAATCACCCCATGATTCAGTTTCGTCCTCATCAGCAAAGTGCTCTTGACATGCTCTCCAAATATTCCAGAGGTGTTGTCTGTGCCGTGACTGGTGCAGGTAAGACTCTGATTGGTATCGGAGATACTATTCGTGAGTATAAGAAGTCTCAGCATCAAACTGTTGTTGTGATTTCTCCACGAATCCTGTTGACTTCTCAGTTGTGTTCGGATTACATCAAGTACATTAATAATGCTCACATTCTTCATGTGCATTCTGGTGATACTGATCATTTCTGCACTACCAGTCCTAAGATGATTCGTGAATGGCATGAGAATGTTGAAGGTCATAAACTGATCTTTACAACGTATCATTCTCTTCATCGTCTGATTGAGTCTGGTATTGAAATTGATACCGTTCATATGGATGAGGCACATAATTCCGTTCGTAAGGATTTCTTTCCTTATGTGGAGCAATTGTCTCAGAAGTCCAAGCGATTCTATTCTTATACTGCAACTCCAAAGTATTCTAATGTTTACAACAAACCTGGTATGAACTGGAGTCATGTGTATGGTCAAATGATTACGAATATTTCTGCTTCTGATATGGTTAAGGAGGGATTCATTGTTCCTCCACAAATCAATACTCAGGAAAGGAATGTTGTTCGTAATAAAGAATTTGGTGCAGAACATGATTGCATGACTCTTCTGGATACTATTCTGAATGAAGAGAACATGGAAAAGGTTCTGGTTGCAGCACCGAATACTAAGGTAATGATTCGTATGCTTGCCGAAACTGATTTTATGACTGAGATTCAGTCTCATGGTTATGAGATTCTGTGGATTACTGCTAAGCATGGTGCATTCATTAACAATCAAAAAGTCAAGCGTGATGTATTCTTTGAAACTCTCAAGGAATACGGTGCAGATTCTACCAAGAAGTTTGTTCTTCTTCACTACTCCATTCTTTCTGAGGGTATTGATTGCCCAGGATTGACCTCCTGCATCCTCATGAGGAACATGGACTATACTTCTATGGTGCAAACCATTGGGCGTGTGGTGCGCCTTCATCCAGAGGATTCTAGGCGTCTCTCAGAGGGGTCTCTGACTCCTGGTAAAACCGAAGATTATGTGAAATCCTATGGTTTTATTCATGTTCCGGTGTATGCTAATACTGGGATTGCAACCGCACGACGACTGCAATCTGTTGCTGATATGGCATTTGTTCAGGGGCAACCTGTAATTTCTACAATTAACAAGTGAGGTTTAAATTATGAAGCATCGTGTTACTTGCATGGTCAGTGGTCAAACTTTCTATGTTGACTGTTATGCCCGCAATCGTCAAGAGGCAATTCAAGTTGCTCTTGCACAATATCCGAATGCACGGGTAATGTCCTCTACAATTATCTACTGATGAACACTCAAAACGAAGGTATTCTGAATCCGAAACCTGGAGATCCAAATGGATATGTAAGTAAGGATATGGAATGGGCAGCAGTTCCTTGTGGAAATAAGTTTATTATTGTTCACAAGGGACAGCAAGTTCATACTACTAACAACTATAAGACTGCAAAGACTTATATTGAAAAACAAGTTAAAATGTCCAGAAAGAAAACCACATCTAGTCTTGAAAACTTCCTAAAATGAAAAAAGCACTTCTTATTCCATTCATTGTTCTTTGCAACAATCCTGTTTTTGCAGAAGACATGATGATTCGTATAAATGTCAATCGTGTTTGTGCCACAGTTGTTGGTATTCCTTATGCATCTGATAATTTCTCAGATGATGAATGGAGGAAATTTAAGAATTGTGTTCGTTTCATGAGGAAGTTTGATGGTATTGAGTAGTTTTTCTTGTACATCTGATGCTCCTTATGATAGACATACCTATGAAATCACTCTAAAAAATGATACAAAGGTAATTTTTGATAACTGGGAGGATACTCAGGTGTATTGGTGGCAGCATTGTCAGATTCCAGATTTTTTGGATCTTATAAATGTTATAGATAAGAAGAAATCCAAATCTAAAGGATTTGGTGCATAAAATCTGAAATCACTATGACCTATTACTACGCCTGGTTTGCACTCTTTGCAATTGTTGCCTATCTTATAGCAACAGACAATTCCATAGCGAGGGCATTTTATATGCTGACACAACTTGCAAGAGTGCAATACGAAAAGGTTAAGTGGTGGGCATTACACAATCCAGCAAATCCTTTAATTAAATATTTGATTTGGCGTCGTTGTATGAAACTTGCCAAAAAATTACAAAAAGAACTTGCACAAAATCAAAAAGAGTGATAAACTTTCAAATGTAATTGAGGATAGGAAAATGTCCAGAACTTACAGGAATCTAGAAGGAATGAATCGTTGTGCTCTTCGTAATCCGAGGACATCAAACGAACGAAAGAGTCTTATTGGTCTTCTACAAGACATTAATGTTGAAGAATATGAGATCTCTGGGTTAAATCATCTTCATCATCGTTTATCAAATTGTCCAACAGCAAACTACGATAAAGTAATCTCCGCATACTATGAGGGCGATTATAAGTTCTGAAATCCACTTTAACAACTGGCACAGGCACCTTGACTTTCGGGTTGGGGTGCTTTATAGTATTTGTATTCCGCAAAACCCGCATTATGCACTCCGCAAAAGTTACATTGAAATTTGATTCCACTTGGGATCATAAAGGTGGTATCTACGATGATGAGATGATTCCAGAAGAGCACATTACTTTTGAGTGCCCTGCAGAAGACCTGAATAGCATTCAACTCTTCCAACTGTTTGCCAAGTTTGCTGGTGCGATGGGTCATAATGAGGCAGGTATTGCCAAAGGTGCTTGCTATGTTGCCTTTAATGATATGCGTAGCACCGAAGAAATGCGTAAGACTGCTGAGGATTATGATTTGAAATTGGTTGAGGATTATCGTGAAAAAATCCTTGAATATGAGACTAAACAGGATAATTATGTAGGAAAACTGGAAACAGAAATCCGTGACCTGAAAGCAAAACTCTCACGTTTTGAAAATCCTGATAATCCTCAATATACTGATGGGGAAATGGATGCGATGACTGCAGAGTATCATAAGGAATGGAAAGGTCTGGTTCCTGGTAGTAGTTCTGCTGTGATGATGGGTTGTAAGTGTCCTGTGATGGATAATGAAGAAATGCCCGATGATAAAAAATGGGTGAATGGTGACTGCCCTCTTCACGGTAAAGTAAAATGAAACTACTTGATTACTACAGCAAAGAAGATTTTGGTGTAGAGCACATCTTCACCATCATCAAAGGTAAAAAAAGGTCATTCCTTCAACTTAGTCTTGATTGGAATGAGTTTCCTCCTGGAAATCCTTATCTTCAAATTGGAATTGGAAACAATCGTTTGATTGATATTCTCTTCTGGTGTTGGAGATTTGGTTTTTCGGCAGAAATCTTTGGTATCACTTGGAATAGTTGGGAGGAAGAATATTGAAAGAACTACCTGATAAAAAAGAACTGGATATTTTTTGGACGGTTGCCACCAGTGGTGCTTTAGAAACTGGCACAAGAGCATCCCACAGATGCCTCCTGATGCCCTATAATACTCTCATACACAACAAACACACACATTACTGAAATGAGCATCAAAGTAAAAGAACTTCTTGAAATTCTCAAAAATGTAAATCCCGAAACTAAAGTTTTAGTTCGTTTTGATGGTAGTATTTTCCCAACTGATAATCTGGATGAGCATCTTGATTATAATTATGATACCACAAATTCTCCTGGTGAATATTATATTCTTGCTATGGAAGAATTTGATAATGATGATGATTGGTTGGGGACACCTGAATAACTGACACAGGGCATCTCCACAGGTGCCCTTTTTGCCTTATAATACTCTCATATACACAAAGGACTGCTGATGACTAAAGTTTATTTGCTATTCTACGATACTGACACTGGTTGTAGGGAGGAATGGAACACCTTTTATACTCCTTGTGAGGTTTTTACTAACCCTGAGGATAGGCAGAAACGAATTGAACACATTAAAAAACTTGCCACACAATTGGATGAAGGTGAGTTTGAGTTTCACGAAGATGAAGTTGATGTTATGAATGAAAACACCATTTACGACAATCCATTTGATTACTAATTGAAATGACCAACAAACTACCACCAAAAGTAGGACACATTATCCGACTGGCAGAGATTATCCGTGAAGTGGATGGTTCCCATTCTCTTGGTGCTTCTGCTCTTGCCGAAGCAATCCTGTCTCATAGTTGGGTTGAAGAAATTAAATTTACTTTGGATAAAGAATGACTGAACAAGAAGAACTTCTCAAAGAGTATCAACAAGAAATTGTGAAATGTTGGGAACTTGCTCAAAAACTTGATTCCCTAAATCCTGAACTTGTTGGTGCCTTTACTGGTTCTCCAAGTGAGAGGATTGAACGACAACTTTACACTCTTGGTATTTTGAACTGAAATGACTAAAATCCAACTCAAAGCAATCACAGTAACTTACACCCGAACTCTCACAGTTTCTCCCACAACTGAAATGTTTGAGGACTGGGAGGATTATCCAGACCAAGAAGGATTTGAGAGTTTAGTGCTTAATGAATTGTTTGATAAAATCCATTATGAGATGGGAGGACCCGCAAATCCTATGCCTTACACTAATGTAGAACAGTTTGAAACCGTTGAGATTGATTGGGAGGATGAAGAATGATTGAAGATTTCAAAGTAAAATTGATTGGTAATTATTCTAACCAACAGCAAGCATTTAACAGTCCACCACTTTGGGCACATATTCATATTAAATTTGAAGAACTTCCTGACGGAATGTTATACTCAAAGAGTTGGTATGATATTGATGGGGAAGAAAAACCTTATCGGGCAACAACATTGGAATTATCCGTGTCTGGTGAGAATGTTATTATGACACCTTATAATAATCTTACAAATACCAAATCTTGTGAGATTGTTTTTGAGTATGTAAATAACTCTTGGATTGGTATAAATGATAATTGTATCATACCCAAGAGAAATGCTTATGTTTCCACATTTTTGAAGTTTGATGGTATTAATTACTATTCCAGAGATGCTGGATATGATATAGATTCAAATGAATTTCTCTGGGGTAAAACAAAACAAGATGGTGAATTTCACTTTATAAAACTATGATTTACGAAATAAAAAAACAAGCAATTGATGAGTATCGTATAGATACGATTGAGGAACGACTTACTCGTATTGAAGATAAAGTTGATTTACTCATTACTCAACTTAAAATAGAGTTTTATAAGAAGAATGACTAACGAAGAACTCCCAGTATCAAACGAATTCATCACATTTGTGAGAATTCAACTTGACCACGAACAACGACAACAACTCCGTCGTTATCTAAATCTTCATTATCTTGGTGATGTAAATTGTAATGAGTATGATGAGAATATGAAAATTGTTCCCAAATACCCAGAGAAAGAAACACAAGAGTTCAAAGATGCTATGTGGAGAGCAGATATGTCAGTAGATTATCAAGTCAAAGTGGTTTATGATGTGAATGGTAAATGTAAAATGGAGTTGCTATGAAACCTTATCTTTTGATTGTTGGGGACAACTACTATCCTTCTGCTTATACTGGTGATTGGGTTGCTTGTTATGCTACCGAAGAAGAAGCAAAAGAAAAATGGGAAGAACTATCTAAAAATAAGTATAGTAATGATTGGTATGAAATCGTTGATTTGAGGGAATGGATGGAAGATACTACATTTGATACTTTTGGAACTACTGGACTTATTGGAGACCCACAGTGAAACTCTTTCAATACGACAAAAAAGTTTGGGATGATGGTGATGCCGACTACACTTGGCAGTTTGGTATCCTCAACAATAAAACATTATTCTGGGTTCATTATGAAAATCCCAGTCGTTTAGTTTTTAGTGATGGTGGATTATACATCCTATTCTCATTTTTTACTAATTCTTTATTTGGAGTAGATTTTCAAGTTGGTAAGGTTGGTTTGAGTTTCAATTTTTTCACAGAATACTTTGATGGGTGGGAAGAATGACTGAATTCTATGTGATTATGTTGAAGAGGCAGGATGGTAAAGTGTATGCTGATTTACATAAGACCAATCAGGTCATTTACCTTACAATAGAAGATGCCTATGAAGAATGGAATAATACAGAGCACTACAAAGAATACTATCACATCGTAAAACTTATTGCTTCCTTGGAGGATGAAGAATGACTGTTGCTGAATTGATTGAAAAACTTAAAGAGTATCCACAAGATTTGAGAGTGGTTGTTCGTGGTTATGAGGGTGGAGTAGATGATGTTGGTTATTTTGAAGAAATGGACATTTATTTGAATTATAACACTGCTTGGTTTTATGGAAAACACGAAGAGGTATGTTCTTGGACCAAAGATACAACTCACGAAAAAGTTCCAGCACTTAAACTTTGTGGAGAATGAAGAATGACTGAAATACCAATAGGTTCTAAATGGAAACATAAGAACTCTAATGATGTTTATGTTGTAATGGAGCAGTATTCTCATAGAGTTGTTCTTCAACACGAACTTACTGGAACAAGTATCAAACTCACAGTAGGACATCTAAATCCAGATGGTTTTGCTGATTATGAAAGGATAAAAGAATGAAAATCTATCTGGTTGCTGAAGACTACGATTATGGTCCAGATTATAATCTAGGGAAAATTCATAAGGCATTCAAATCAAAAGAAAAAGCAGAAGAAATGGCAAAGAAAATGCTTGATGAGTATGAGTGGCAACCTTTTCAACAGTCTTTTGATATCATCTATGTAATGGAAATGGAGATGGAAGAATGACTGAACGAAAAAAACTTTTGGATCATATTCAAAATACTATTGATGACTGGACTAACGAAGCAATTTATGATTTTGACCTATATGGTGTGGTTGAGTATGAAACTGTTAAAAAGTTAATTCTTTTTGGTGCTACTACTATTGCTTATGAACTGGATGATGAGGAGGTAGAAGAATGACTGAAAGAACACCTATACAAATCTCTGGAAATAGAGCATTATGTGCCGATGGAACTCTGTGGATGTGGAGTAATGGAGATTTTATGTGTGGAACACCTTCTGGATGGGTAAAACTTCCTCCTATTCCTACTGATGAAGAATATGAGGTTCTCAAACAGGAACGACTGAAACGGGAATTGGAATGGATGGAAAGAGAACTTAAAAGATTGAGGATTTGAAAGATGAGTATAAAAAAAGAATCTTTCTTTTTCTATTATCTTAAAAAAACGGGAGGACTACACGACCCAAGGTTTGTCATAGAAATGATAAAACTACTAAAGGAGTGGTTGCCCGAAACCACAGAAGATGAAGATAGTTGGAAAGAGTATAATTCCAACTATTATAACGGACAAGGTGATTACAAACAGTTTCTTATGGATAACTTGAAATGACTGAACCTCATAAAGACCCTAAGTTAATTAAAGAGTTGCGTGAAATAACTGGTGCCGGGATAATGGATTGCAAGAAGGCATTATACTCAACAAATGGAGATATTAAGAAAGCGATTGCTTATATTAATGAACACCCAAGTTCGTATCATACTATTTAAAGACTTATGACTAATTACAAAACCGAACAAGCAAAAAAAGTTCTTTATGCCCATATGGATAAGGAAAAAGATTTGTCTCAACCCAAACTTCTTATTCATACAATCAAAGAAATCATCAATCAATACTCATCTTCTCTTCCACCAGACCCCAATATGGACGAGTTTTATGCTAGAATGTATGGAGGAGATAGTGTGATTTATGTGGATGAACTTTTGACTCTTATTAATGAACTTGAGGCACTATGACTATTGCAGAATTGATTGAAAAACTGAAAGAGTATCCAGAAAATATGGAAGTAGTTACAGATTCTGGGGGTATGTTCTATGAAACTGAAATTGATTTGGAAGTTGTAACTGCAACAGTGAATTCTTCAGAATTAAATAAACCCGATGAGTACACAATTTATAATAAAAAAGACCTTGGTGATTACTGGGAGTTTTCCCGAGTGGATGTAGATGTTCTTTTGCTTTATTGAAATGACTAAATGCACGTTTGACCCAACAGCAGACATCTACAAAGATGCTCCTATTGGTATGTTTCACTGCCCTGAATGTGGTGAAATGGTGCTTGCTGGTATGCCTCATCCTGATTGGGATGAGTTTTATAAAACTGAAATGATTCATCCATTTACTCAATTTAAAATTGCATTTGAATTTTGGGTTGCTTCAGTTTTTGGTATTTACTCACAAGATTTTTATAGGTGGAATGAGTGGTTATTTGATGACCCAAAATACACTCAAGAAAATCTTACAGGAAGATTTTGGCAAGAACTAAACGATGGTTGGGAGTTTATGCAACCGTATATGATTGAATATCTTGAACATTTTAATTCATTTGAAAATGACTGACGAACAAATCCTTGAACTTGCTGAAACCTATGGGATTGGTGTTAATAAATACAAAATCTGTATTTGTTGGAAAGACGAACTCTTGAAGTTTGCCAAAGCAATCTACGAAGAAGGTTATGATGATGGATGTTTTCAAGCAACAGGAGGCAACTGAAATGAAACCTTATCTTTTGATTGCCTGTCATCACTATTCCTGTGGTGACCCTGAAGAGTGGGTAGGTTGTTATAAAACATACGAAGAAGCAGAATCAAAAATGATTAAAGTGTTAAAACCATACACTTATGCGATGAGTGGAAAACTTTTGTTTAAACAATTCTACCAATATGAAAATTTTGGTATAAAAGATTTGAGGTGTGATTCTTACAAAATTGTTGATTTGAGGAAGTGGATGGAATGACTGGAGAGCAAATTGGGCATTTAGTAAGTATTGTATCCCTGATTATGTTATTCACTTTAAAACTGAAATATGATGACTAAACTCTATAATCGTCCTATGAACTTCTTTGAAAAAATCCAAGTCGGGTGGTATTGGATTTGGGAAATCTTTGATGAGTGGTGCTATACTATGAGAAGTGAAGACGGAGAGTTCTTTAACTATCTTCAAAGTGATTATGTAAAATATGAAGAGGATATGTATTATGAAACTAACTAAAATGATTTTTGATTACTGGAAGATTTGGATGTCTGTTCCAGAAGAAACCAATATCTTTGGTTCATATGATGAAGGACTTGGATTTTATGATTGGTATTGTATGACCTTTTGGTATGCTCTCAATCACGACTGGTATAAGATGAATAATAAAATGTATGCTTATACTGGTTGTAAAGACCCTTATGTAGAACCCAGAGATTTTGAAAATGATTGAACCTAAAAAATGTGATATATGGATTTCGCAGGGAAATCCTTGTAAAATCACTTGCCATACTTGTAATAAGACATTTGCTGAATTGAGTATGCCTATGACTACAGATGTATTAAAAAGTGTCTGTGATGCTTATGAGAAAAGATGTGAGATGACACTTGAAGAACTGGCACAAGACCCCTCCACAGGGGCACAAGATGCCTTATAATACTCTTATACACACAAAGGACTGATGACTGACCAACGACTAATGGAACTCTGGGGAGATGGAACTGAATTTGGTATGTCTCCTGATATGATTGGTGCTATGAACAACGCATTTCGTGAGGTTGCTATGAGGTTTGCTGCTAAGGTTATGGAAATTGAGTATCGAGAAGGTTATGATGATGGTTGGAAGGATGGTGTTGATAGTGTATTGACTGGTGCTATTGGAGGTTGAAATGACTGACTCTAAAACCCTACTCCAACGAATTGCTACGGCAATCTCTACTGCTCCACAAGGAGAAACTTATGAGGATTGCCGAAACAACGAAGCAAAGGCAACACTTTTGGAGATTGCCGATTGGTTAGAAGAAGAAAAGTTACTTTTTATTACTCACACTGGACTTCGCAATCAAGCAAACAAATGACCCTTACATCTGCTCTTCTTTGGTTTCTGTTTCCTTGTCTTGGTTCTTATCTTGCTTCTAAACTCTTCCAATATACACCAGAACCTTATGAACCTTATGAACCAAAAGAATACAAGAACCCTTTTGACCCAGAAGACCCTTCTACTTGGAACTACTCTTATTCACGATTGATGAGGACTTATGACTGACGCAGCATACAAAGTTTGGGAAGCATTCAAGGCAGAATTGATTGTGGAACCCACAGATGATATGAAGGAAGCACTGGCATCGGCAATCCGTGAGGTTGCTGACCAACTCTACTTTGACCCTGCTGTAGATTATCTAAATCGTCTTTCCTATAATGTGGAGGCACTATGAAACTCTACCGATACAAGAAAGACGGACACCTTTATACTCTCTATGAGCAGTTGAGACCATTCTATAATCTTGTAGCAGTTCCTTATTTTCCCAATCAAGGTATTCTTGCTAAAAGTAAGAGGAGTATTTCTATGAATGACTTTATTGTGGTTGCTGAACGATGACTGAACCAGAATTTGAACTCAATGAAGAGGGTAAAGTATCAAGAATCACAATCACTTCTTCTGGGTCTGATTGGGATAAAGCACTCAAAAGTATGAATGAGGGTATGAAGAAGTGGGTAGATGAAGAAATTGATAAAATCAAGTATAATAACATTAAAAACATTATTAATGGAGAATTGAATGAAAAACTTTGAAACTATTGATTGGGCAGTTTTGTCTGTATTTGTTTTTGTAATCGTTGCTGCTGGTGTTATTACTTATGATGCCCAACAACAACGAGCACTCTTTCAACAAACATATAATAAGAACTTGGAGTGTCGTCAAGCACTCAAAGGACAAACAGTAGCAAGAGTGAATGATATTTGTGGTGCTGTTCCTGTGATTGGAGATTATGTGAAATGAATAACCCCGATGCTGGTGCTGTAATCGCGATTATTGCCCTTATGCTTTTTATGCCCGTTATGTATGTTTTTGGTATGGAGGGTGGTAATGATAAAGGAAAGCAAGAGGGTATTGTGTTCTGTATGGAACATCAAAAGGAATGTAAGATTTCTTATGATTATCTAAAACTTCAAGAGAACCAGAAATGACTAAACCGGATAATCCAAAAATCATCAAATCTAAAAACCAAAATTATCCCTCAAGCATTCAAAAATGGAACGATGAGAAAACTGAACTTTTTGAGATGTTGAATAACTTGAAATTTATAAAATTTGAGAGTAATATTCAAGAACTTGATGAAGTGTTAAATAATGAGTAAATCCTACATTTCGTGCTACAATAATGAGAAACTATAAATTAGAAAAACTCCAAAATGGAGAAACATTTGTAACGAGTGAGAAAGGAAACTCTATGGTTCCCCTCATTCATTCAGGACAAGAGCATAAATTATCCCCTGCATCTGTTGAGGATGTAGAAGTGGGAGATATTGTATATTGTAAGGTGAATGGAAAGTTTTATACACACTTGGTGAAGGCAGTAGATGTGAATAAAGGATGTCTAATTGGAAATAATAAGGGTAGAATTAACGGATGGACTAAAAGTGTATTTGGAAAAGTAGTGGAGGTTTTATGATTGAACTACGAATTGTAGAACACGAACTGGGAATGAAACCAGATATTCAGTATCGTTTTATGTTGTTTCCTATTGGTCAGGGTGGTTATTTGTGCCCACCAAATCCTGATATGAAATGGTCTGAATGGAGAACTGCCGAATGGGTAAAAGCAGAGGAGATTGAAGCATAAATAAGAATGTCTGTTGGTACTGCAATTCTCTACGGACAGATTAGGTGCTTTCGGGCACCTTTTCTATTATGAACTCTCATAAATAGTAATGCAGTACCAGTAGAATAGAAATGACTTATCAAAGTCCAAGAATATATTTGTATAAGATTACTTTTGAAGAAGTACCATATTATTACTATGGAGTTCATAAGGAAAAAAAATATAATGAATATTATATGGGTTCTCCTATAACAAACAAATGGTGTTGGGAACTCTATACACCAAAGAAACAAATACTTGAAGTTTTTCCATATACTGACGAAGGATGGTTGAGTGGAAATAAAATTGAAAAAAGAATAATATCATATGTTTTGAATGATAATTGGTGTTTGAATGAAAATTGTGGTTGTATTTTTTCTATAAAATCTTGTTCTATTGCGGGGAAGATTGGTGGAGGAAAATCTGGAAAACTAAACTATAAAAACAAAGTAGGAATACACGCACAGACAAAGGAAGAAAGAGATGCTGTTCGTAGAAAAGGACATCAGGTTCAAAAAGAACTTGGTGTTGGATTTTGGGGACTGACAAAAGAAGAAAGGTCAAAAAATTGTAAAAAAACTATATCACAGAAATGGCAATGCACTATCACTGGATACATAGCAAATCCTGGTGCTTTGTCAAATTATCAAAAACATAGAGGAATTAATACTTGTAATAGAATAAAAATAGAATAAGGACACTTGAAGAACTGGCACAAGGTCACTCCACAGGTGCCCTTTTTGCCTTATAATAGTAGGACAAACAAAGGAGGTTCAAATGCCCAGACTGACAGAAGAACAAGTAATTGAACTGGAAAACACTAAAGACATTTGGAAAGTTTCCTATCGTGAATCCGAGCGAGGATGGGGACAGGATACTTGGGATGCGTTCTTTGATTCTTATGAGGAAGCATATGAGGAGTATGTAGATACCAACAAGCAGAATAATAAAGATTACGTTCCAGATTATTATATTGTAGCATACGAACCTCAAAAAGTAACTGTTAAGACTGTAATCCAATGACTGAAGACGAACTTTTTCAACTTTGGAATAGAATGAGAAAGCAAAGAGTAGATGAGGGTCTTCCACCCCCCTTTGAACCTTCTCCAATGGAGTTTGGTGCCCGAGTTGCTAAACTTGCTTATGAAAAAGGTTGGAATGATGGATATGATGGTTGTTTTCAAGCAACAGGAGGACAATAATGATTACCAACGAACAAATCCTTGAAATTGCCTCTCAACATCTTTATTGTAATATGTCAGTTGTAGAGTGGTCTGGGAAAAGTGAAGACATCTTGAAGTTTGCCCGAGCAATCTACGAAATGGGTAATGAAAATGGTTGGGAAAGTCGTGAAGAAGCAGAATACTTCAACTCATCTTATCCAACTGGACCAACTGGACTTGTAGGAGACCCACAATGACTCTTGTAGCAATCTTTTATCATCACTCTAACAATCTTCCTATTGTGATGGAAGTATCTTCAACTGAAAAGTTTCGGGATTGTTGTGATACAATTCCAACTGACTGGGCATATCTTATGAATAAGGAAACAGGAGAAATTACATACACTTATAGAAACAACACTCTTACTGTTTCTCAACCAACCTCCACTAAAATCTCACACGAACAATCTATCAACCGAGTAGAACGATGACTGAAAACACTAAACTGATTGAAGCACTGGAAACCATTTCCAAAGAAACTGATGTTCCTGTAAAGGAGATTATTGAACTTCTTACTGGGTTCTGTTGGGATGAAGAAGAGGCATATGAACTGAAAGATTGGTCAGAGCAGTAGCATAAAGGACACTTGACGAACTGGAACAAGGTGCCTTTACAGGGCACCTTTTTTGTTGTATAATAACCTTATGAATAACCCCTCACTCAAATGATACAAATCAAAAAATCGTATGTTTTGGAACTCACAGAGGAACAAGCACAAGAACTCTATCAACTTCTACGAACTGAAAGGGATAGTGGATGTCTAACACCTGATAAAGAACTGGTGCTTGTTTATCACGAACTTAAAAAATTGTTTGATACGGGGATACGAAGCACGGAAAATAAAGATTATAAACACCTCTATGCTCCTGGAACAAAATGAATAAGTATCGTATCGTCAAAAAAACCAAAGGAGACCGCATAAGGTATTATCCACAGGTAAAGTTTCTGTTTTGGTGGTATAATCCATTCAAGTGTGAACCTTATAATGATGGTTCCTTTTTTTCACTTGAAGTAGCACAGAAGGAACTTTGTGATTATGTGAGGAGAACTACGACAGAATATATTGACTTTGACCCAGAGAGGGATTGTAAATGACTGCCAATTACAAACAACTTGCTCAAGACCTTTATGAAACTCTCAATAACGTGAGTGATTTTATTGATTTTGATATATTTCCACTCCCAATTTCCGAAAAATTAGATCGGGTTCTAAACAAATACGAACAAGAAACAACCAGAGGAACTGGAAGAACCACTGCTCTGTATATGAAAGCAATCACAGAAGCACTTGAAAATCCTGGTAAGAGTGTGGAGTTTATTGACCATTATCCTCATACCTGGGATGGTGTTAGTTTTCACAGAGAAAGATTAGAAAAGATTATCAATAAACTTGGTTATGATATTGTGGTTTCAACGAAGGGACGGGCACAGGTTTATCTTTACAATAGGTTTGGACGATGAAAGTTTATTCACTCTATTATAAAGACACATTTGTAGCAGCATTTCCAGAAAGGAAAGATGCTATTTTCTATGGTAAGCAGTTTTATGAGGATGCTTGGGATTGTAATATTGTAGAAGAGTATTTGAGTAAATCTCCATTAGTTTATACTCCTCCTCATTATACTCCTCTCACTTCTCCTAATACTATTCCTTGTATTTCTCCCGTAATCTCAAAATCACCTGTGAAATATTGTGAAATGAAATCCTTCAACATTAACGAAACTGTCAAGGTTCGTCTCACAAAGTTCGGTAAAGAACTTCATAAGAAACGGTGGGAAGATTTTTGGAACTCTCACGGTAAATTGAATAAGTTTCCTTATGAACCACCTAAAGAAGATGAGAATGGATACTGTGAATTTCAAATGTGGGATTTGATGGAGAAGTTTGGAAATCACTGTGGTCTTTGTAAGGAACTTGCTTTTGAAACTGTTATTCTTATTGATGAGGAGGATTTAAAATGACTGAAGAACAACGTAAACAACTTGAGGAAATAAGACAATCTTTTTTATCTGGTAATTACAAGATAATCTGCGACGAAACGAATAATACAGCACAAGATATTGAGAATGGTGTGGTGAATGTTACGGTTATATCTTATAAATCAATAGACTACATTCCAGTTAATTTTGTGATAAAGAAAGATGACTGAACCAACCGACGAACAAATTGATGAACTTTGGGATGAGATTGGAGGGTATTACAATCTTTATCCCGAAGTTAGAAATACTGTCCGTGAGGCACTCAATCGTTGGGGAAATATTGAGGATGAAGAATGACTGAAGAAGAAACTCAAAAACTTATAAAAAAATGGGAACCTCTTTTGACTGCAGAAACATCCCCCGATGCAACTGTTTTACTTATTGAACCTATGGAAACACCAGTTAGTGAGGAAGTGAAATGACCAATCCCCTAATTGAAAAATATAACCAAATCTATAAACCAGAACCTCCAAAAGACCCATACAGTCATTTGCGATATGAGGACAGGAAACTCATTTATGAACTTGAAAAGTTGATAGAAGACCTCAAAACAGGTAAAGCATCTTTTCAGAACTATGAAGCAAAAGACAATTATAGGAGAGCAAATACTATACCTTCTTATTTTTGGGGGATTGAACCATCATCTAATATTGACTATAATCCATATGTGAAGTATAATGAGGGGCAAATGATTACTATTCAGGTGTTTAGGTCTTATGACTAATTCTAATCCTTTGCTGGATAAGTATTTTGAACTTTACCCAGAGAAAAAAGAAAAACCAAAAGTCATAAAAGCAGAAGAGTTTGAAGGTGAAATAACATTAGCACAAGTTGAGAACGCATTCAAAAAATGGGATTCAGTCGCATCCAATCTCACAACTCCATCAGTAGCAACATCAAACACAGGTATTACAAAGGCATCAACAATCAAATCTTATGACAAACACAGTGCGAATGATGCTTTCTTAGAATTGGCAGAAAAAGTAAAGAACGGAACCGCACAAGTAAAATGTGTATCTTTACAGGTTGATGCTATTGGAGGTTTCAGTTGTGGTAAAAGAATAACCTTTGAGGTTTATGATTATGAACCTTGAAGAAATCCAAAAGTTCTTGGATGATAATAACACCACCCTTGAAGAGTATTTGAGGGAGAATATGATTACTGATGAAGACAGGAAATATTTTGATAAGATATGGGTGGATGCGATTTACAAAAATCTTGACTTGCCCACATAAATCCACTATAATACACAAAGTTATTTGAAAATCATTATGGAAAACCTTATTGTCGCAAAAGTTCCTGAAGATTATTCAGCACAACTAAAAAAAGAACTTGGGGATAGTATTAGATTTGCTATTGAAACAAATAGAGTAATAGTAGTTCCAGAGAGTGTAGAGATTTATAGTATTCCTGTGAATGAGTGAGGACACTTGAAGAACTGGCACAGGGGATGCTCTGTGGGGTTCTGGGAGTGGTATGATACTCTTATACACCCAGAAACCTCTTATGACTATTGTTCATATGACCGAAGGTCTTGATAATGAAGACAAACTTCCTCTTCCTACTCACGAAGAACTTTGTGAAATGATGATTGAACATTGGGAGAAAGAAATTCGACTGGTTCAGGCAGGATTGGGATTTAGAATTGGTTATCATAAACAAATTGTAAATCAATATAAACAAATTTTAAAGAAACTGAAATGACTATCTTAGCAACTGAACTTCTCCAACTGTTTGCCAAAGCAAATAAACTTGGTGCTACTTACGACATCAAACAAAAAGATGATGGGTTTGAGATAAAAATCTATTATACTTGGGTTGAAGATGATTATTACCATTATTCAGTTTTTATCACAAATGAGAATGAAAGTACCTGGAATAAAGGTGATTATGATTTTGATGCTATGATGAGTATTCTTGATGAAGAGTTGGAAACAAAAAGACGAGATGAACTCAAAGCACAAAAACGACAAGAACTGATTGATCGTTTGACTGATGAAGAAAAAGAACTTCTTAACCTGAAATGACTAACCAACCTAAAAAAATTCAAGTCAAAGAAACTCAACAATACTGGGGGGACTTTGATGGTTCTCTTGAGAATATTATTGCTTCACTCCAAAATGATTTAGATGCTGGTTGGGAGGGAATTGAGAGTGATTGGGAATGGGATTATGGTGGTGAAAAATACACCGAATATTACCTCTACAAGCATCGGGAAGAAACCGACAAAGAGTATGAGAAACGGATGAAGCAATTGGAGAAAGAAAAGGCAGAGAAAGTAAAAGCAAAGGAACGAAAACTTAAACAACTCAAGAAAGACCTTGCTTCCTTGACTGATGAAGAAAAAGAACTACTTAACCTGAAATGACTACTCAAATCACCAAAGAACAACTGAATCAACTTTGGAATGCGATTGAATACACACGGGCAACGATTGGAAATGGTTGTGTAATTGAAAGTACGGAAAAACCTGATTGGGTGCTCATTCATAAAGGTAGGGCACATCAATCCAGAGAGTTTCTAAATCAAGCAAAAGACCTTGTAAATCAACTCAAAGCAGAACTAAAATGACGGAAATTGAAAAAACAGAAGGAGAAATAAAAGTCCTTCAAGCAAAATTAGAACTTCTCAAAGAAATGGAGAAGCACAAATCTCCGTGTGAAGAGGCATATAAAAGAGTTTATGGTAATTATCCTGATACTGGTATTGGTAATGGGATGTCTTATGTCTGGTGGGATGTTTTCTGCAAGGGGTATAATGCCTCAAAGGAAGATTATAAGGTAGGAGCATATCAACCAACTCCACAAGAACCAAAAAAACGCAAAACTCTTTATCAATTTCTTGGTGAATACAAATATGGAGTTGGTGAGGATTTTCCTAACTTTGATGATGATGAGTTTAGTATTCTTGATTGGCACCAAATTTTTATAGATTATCTTTATGAGTGTTGTGATATTATTAATGAAGACGACAAACAAATTACCGTAAAACTTAATCAATCTCAACTAGGAGGACTTAATGATTGATTATAGATTTGAGTATATAAGAAACCAAATAACTGATGAAATTCTTATGGAACAACAAAAATCAAATAACGAAAAAATACAACAACTCAAAGAAGATATTGCTCTCCTTCAAATGAAACTACAAAAACTTGAAGAAACAAAATCACCAGCAGAAGAGGCATATAAAGATGCTTATGGTGAGTATCCTATGGGAGAACCTTTCTGGGTTGTCTTCAAGAAAGGTTATGAAGCACACCAATCGTTAGTGGATGATGCAAATAAAATCAAAGCAGAAGCATCTATGATTAACTGTATTATACGAGGTAATCCTCCTAATGGATGTTCTTCTTGGAGTGAATGGTTTGAACTATTCGGTTCTAAAGGTATTCTTCATAATCTAAACATCTCAGCAAAAGAATATCAACCAACAAAACCACAGACACTTTATGATGCTCTTCGTAAACTTGACAAACCTATGTTTATTGATGATGTTTTGGGTGCGGTTGATAAATGGTTGCCTAAAGAACACGACCTGAATTCTGATGGATGGAATAAGTGTGTTAGAATGCTACGGGAGAAACTACGATGACCAAAGACACCTGGAAAAGGTGGAACATCTATACCTCAATCCATCTCTTTGAGTATTGTGTGTATTCTTGGTCAAATTTGATGTATCCACATATTCACGGGTTTGAAGATGAAGAAAGAATGAGAAAGTTGTTCTGGCACTATCTAAATTATGGGAATTGCAATACCTATTATGACTGACGACCAACTAATTGAAGAATACTCAAAAGAACTTCTGGGTTCTCTTTATACTCCAGGTAAACTTACTGTAGAAAAACTGATTGAACATTCACGCAGACTTAGAAAAATTAATGGGGAACTTACTGAAGTCCGTAAGGAAGCATACAAAGAAGGATTTGATAGTGGAATGAGGATGGCAGAAAGACATAAGGTGCCTATTGAAACTCTTAAACTTTTGACTATTAAACAACTTGCAAATTTGATTGAAAGTGATGACTGACCGCAACTTTGAGAAAGAACTTCTCTATTTACGATATGTCGATATGGAGGATGGGAGTGATACTGAAACCATTTGCTATCCTTCTTTGATTTGTATTATCACCGAATTGTGTGATAGAATTGAACAACTAGAGAAAGATAATGAACTCCTGAAATCTTATGCTTGGGAACAATGAGAATTGAAATCACTTACACACCACATCCAACAAAAGGATATACTGCTACTATCTGGGATGGTCCTGATGGAATAGATGAAGATAGTTTTGTTTGCCGTTCTCTTGGAGAATGTTTTGAACAGATTGTAATGTGGAGAACATTAAACGCACAACATTATCGTGAGGCAGAATGACTGAAAACGAAAAACAAATCGCAAACGAACAACTGAATAAGTGTATTGAATGGGTTGCCTTCAATCTTCAACCGACTTATCAACGACCCATAAAACAACAATTGGAAAAAATGAGGAAGGATTGTGATTTGAGTTTAAGTGAAGAATGACTGAACTTGTTAATCTTGAAGAATGTGTTGATTATGTCGTCAAAGTTGTTCGCAGAGACGATAGTACTCTTTATGGTAAAATTAGAAATTCTCCTGCCTATCCAGATGATGACCGTTCTTTTGTATTTGATTTGGGAAGTGGTGGTGGACTTCGTTATAGTAAATATGGTAGAGTAGTAAAAAAAGCAAACAAACTTGATATTATCTGGATTAAAAAAATAGCAAAGGAGACTGAAGATGTCAGATGAACAAATTGATACGATGCTCCAGATGCACCGACATCTTATTGTGAGTGAGATGACTGCTTGGTGTCATAAAATCAACAAAGATTACCGTGGTGCTGAACTTCAAGAACAAGTAAATAACGAAAAGTGGTCTGAATTTGCTCTATGGTTGAGAAAGATTAGAGATGAGTGAAGAATACGGGAATCTTTCTGATGGTTTCTTTCTTTCTGAAAAGGAGATTGAAGACTTGAGAAACTCTAAAAAGGAATTAACGGATTATGGTAGAAAGAAACTGAGAGAACTTATTGAGAAGCAGAAGAAAGAGGACACCTGAAGAACTGGCACAAGACCCCTCTACAGGGGCACCAGATGCCCTATAATAGTCTCATACACACAGAAACCTCTTATGAAATACCTAACAATTGAGAGTTTCGTCAATTCTATGAATGAGGAAGACCTCTGGAAGGTTATTGAGGATTATGAGAATTGGAAAGAAACTGGTGAGGATGAAAACTCTTTATTGCGAAATAAGGCACGGGAGTTCTGTTCTAACTTAACTCTTCCATTACGTTATCATAGTGATTGGATGCCTAAAATTGCTATGGGTGCTTACCGACACTTTGCCCTGAAATATAAGCAGGTGAAGAATGACTGAACCACAAGAAATTATCAGGGATGACCTTATAAAAGAACTCAAAGAAAAAACAAAGCACTTATTTGAGGACACTTGAACAACTGGCACAAGGGCACTTTACAGGTGCCCCCCTTTTCCATTATAATACATACATTAGAACGATAGACGTTCTAACAACACAACATTCTAAGGAGTTTAGAATTATGAAAAAATATGATGTAATTGTTTTTATTGGTCGGTTTCAACCGTTCCATAATGCTCACCTAGAGATTATCAAACGGGCAACAGAACTTGCAGAACACACTGCGATTATTGTGGGGTCTGCAAATCAACCCAGAACTTTTAAGAACCCATTCTCTTATGATGAACGGGAATATTTAATCAACGAAACTTTAATGATGGTAAATGCTAGTTATAGCATTCATCCAATTCAAGATACCATCTACAACAATGATGCTTGGGTATCTAGAGTTCAAAGTATTGTGAATAAAATCAATCCCTTTGAAGACATTAAAGTTGGAATTATTGGATACAAGAAAGATGAGACTTCTTTCTATCTTGATATGTTCCCTCAGTGGGACCTAATTGAAGTCCCTTTGATTGAAGAACTGAGTGCATCTCAAATCCGAAAACTCTACTTCAAAGAGGACTACAACCCAAACTTTATTAAGAGTGTCATTCCAGTAGAAGTTCTGGAGTTTCTCAATAAGTTTTCTAAGACAGAGGATTACGACCAAATTCTCCGAGAGATTGATTTTGTTGAAAAATATAAGTCTCAGTATGCTTCTTTCCCATATCCCCCAACCTTCGTGACGGTGGATGCCGTCGTAGTGCAGTGTGGGCACATTCTGATGATTCGTCGTCGGGCAGAACCTGGAAAGGGTCTCCTTGCCCTTCCTGGAGGGTTCCTAGACGCTTTAAGCGACAAGTCCCTAGAGGATGCTATGATACGGGAAGTGAGGGAGGAAACTCAACTCAAGGTGCCTGCTCCAGTTCTTCGTGGTAATATAGCAGAAGCAAAAGTCTTTGATGCGATTGAACGAAGCACCAGAGGTAGGACAATCACTCATGCATTTCACATCAAACTTCCTAACGGAGAACTTCCAAAAGTCAAAGGTGGAAGTGATGCTACATCTGCAAAATGGATTCCAATTTCCAAAATCAATCCAAGTGAGTGCTACGAAGACCATTACGAAATCATCAACTATTTTACCGGAGTATAACAATGATGCAATTCAAAGAACAAAACTTTCTAGAGAAGTATAGTCAATATGTCTTTTTCTATAATGGGTTCCTATCAAACTGGGCGGATACTCCTTTTCTAGATACCCGAAGTGGAGACCCATATAACTGCGCCGAACAGTATATGATGCATAAGAAGGCATTACTCTTTAATGACCTTGATATTGCTCGAAAGATTATGAAGAAAACCTTTCCAGGAGACCAGAAAGCACTTGGTCGTAAAGTCAAGAACTTCAATAAGGAAGTTTGGGATAATCACGCAAGGCAAATTGTTTATGAGGGATGCTTTTATAAGTTCACTCAAAATGAAGATGCTTATAATTACCTGATGGAAACTAAAGGTTATTATCTGGTTGAAGCATCACCTACTGATACTGTTTGGGGTGTGGGTCTTGGTGGTTATGAGAAAGAGATTGAAAATCCTGCTAATTGGCAAGGAACTAATTGGTTGGGTCAAGTTCTCACTGCTTTGCGTGAGGATTTAGATGGTAAACCTGAACTTGTTCTATAACACATTATCTACTATGAAAGCAACTGAGTTTTGTTATTGGTTACAGGGTTATTTTGAATTGCACGGTGATATAGGAGCAGAAGGATTAAGCAAAAGACAAGTTGACTTAATCCAAAGTCATCTCGCTCTTGTTTTTAAGCACGATATTGACCCTCAAGCAGGACCACCTCAACATCAACAAGTGTTGAATAATATTCACGGTGGTAAAGAGCAATTTAGGTGTTAAACTAAAATGAAAGGTGTTATAAGTCCAAGACTTAGAAAAATACTTAACGACCCTAAACTTCGGATAAAGTTTTTTGAGGAATATTTCGGGGTTAAGTTTATCAATCCACCGGAGAAAAGACCCAAAATAAAAGAACCTAAACCAAAAAAGAAAAGAACCCTTTTAGATATTATTTTAGGTAAATGAAACTTTGACAGGTGACAGTCATTAACACACAAAAGTCCTTTGGATAGACCGAAGGCATTATCCACATTTTAAGGAGTTTAAAATGATTAACAAAACGATTATCACAAACACAGATTCTTACAAGTTTTCGCAATACAATCAGTATCCCGAAGGGACTACGAACGTATATTCCTATGTTGAAAGTCGTGGAGGTAGTTGGAAACAAACTGTTTTCTTCGGTCTTCAAATCTTTCTAAAGGAGTATCTTTCTAATCCTATTACTCAGGAAGATATTGATTTTGCTGAACTAATTGCTGGGGGACACGGAGAACCTTTCAATCGTGAAGGTTGGGAATATATTCTTCGTGAATATGGTGGTAAGTTGCCTATTCGCATCAAAGCAGTTCCTGAAGGTTCTGTAATTCCTGTGAAGAATGTTCTTGCTACTGTTGAAAATACTGACCCTCAATGTGCTTGGTTGACAAGTTATATTGAGACTGCACTTCTCAGGAGTATTTGGTACGGAACTACTGTTGCTACCAACTCCTACGAAAGTAAGAGAATCATTCACGATTACTTGATGAAAACTGGAGATCCCAGAACGATTGAGTTCAAACTTCACGATTTCGGTGCTCGTGGTGTATCTTCCTTCGAGTCTGCTGGTATTGGTGGTCTCGCACACCTTGTAAACTTTCAGGGAACTGATACGGTAAGTGCTTTGCTTTATGGTAAAGAATACTACAACATTGATATTGCAGGATTCTCTATTCCTGCTATGGAACACAGCACCGTGACTTCTTGGGGTAGAAAGGGTGAAGAAGATTCTTACCGTAATATGGTAAAAATCTACGGCAAACCTAACAGTCTCTTTGCTTGCGTAAGTGATAGTTATAACATTTACGATGCCTGCCATATGTGGGGCACTGTTCTCAAGGATGATGTAATCAACTCTGGTGCAACTCTTGTGGTTCGTCCTGATAGTGGTTATCCTCCAGAAGTTGTAACTGAGTGCCTTAAGATTCTTGATAGTCACTATGGACACACGGTAAATGATAAAGGATTCAAAGTTCTTAATCACGTCCGTATTATTCAAGGTGATGGTATCACTCAAGATACGATTGACCGAATTCTTTATAGAGCAATGACTGCTGGATATTCTGCAGACAACATTGCCTTCGGTCAAGGTGGTAAACTTCTTCAAAGTATTGACCGTGATACTCAGAAGTTTGCAATGAAGTGTTCTTCAATTGAAGTTAAAGGAGAACAGAGAGATGTGTATAAGAGTCCAATTACCGATATGGGTAAAGAATCCAAGAAAGGTCGTGTAACACTCTATCGTAATGATGAAGGTTATTTCACTGACTTGGAAGGTAGGACTGATGCTGAAGAAGTTCTTGAGACTGTGTTTGAGAATGGTGAAATCGTCAAAGAGTATACCTTTGATGAAGTCCGATACAATGCTTCTGTAATTGTCTGAGGACACTTGAACAACTGGCACAGGGCATCCTTTGGGGTGCCCTTTCTTGCCTTATAATACTCTCATACACACAAAGGAACTCTCTTATGACTTTCTCCGCAGAAGAACTCATTACTCTCACAAACCAAAAACAGAAAATGGGAATGAAAGAAACTTTTGTTGAAAAAAATCAACGAATTGAAGTTGCTATTGATACTCTTGCTTATCTTGTAATGAACAAGGTTGATTTGGAGGAAATGAAGATTCTTATGAAAGACCTTAATGAGATTGTGGAGAACAGTTGAAGAACCGTCACAAAGGCACTTGAAATCAGGTGCCTTTTGCTGTATAATAGTCTCATACACACAGAAACCTAATGACTGACACACCCAAAAAATATAAAAATGAATATCTAAAACTCATTCGTTTACTTAAAGATAGGGCAGAGGATAGAACTTGTTTTGATATTCATGGGGATAGTTATGATAAGACTTCTGGTAGTCATAATGATGCTTTTAACGATGGTTCTGCGTGGGGAGAAATTACATTTGCCAGACAGGTATTGTGGGAAATGGGAGTAAAGTTTGAAATAGACACTTGAAGAACCGGCACAAGGGCACTTGAAACCGAGTGCCCTTTGTTGTATAATATGAGAAATCAAAGGAACCAACATTATGGATGTTTCTCCATACCCAGACGAAATGTTCGAAGAGGCAGAACGTCGTGAAGCAGAAAACAGAGAATGGAAACGAAAAGAAAGGAGTAATCGTGTTCTGCAAAGGTATAATGACTACTACAATATGGAATGTGAATCATTACCAACTGGAGGACCAATTAGTATGATGCATTTGCAGATGATTACCCTACAATCTGCAATTGACGCATTTCGTTGCGAACACTTAAATCAGCAATATGACTTTATTGCGATTTCTGATATTGAGGATTTGATTGAGGCACTTGATGAGCAGGCAACTGCATTTCTGAAAAGAGTTAGGGAATTCAAAGATAGTGCTGATGGTGTAGCATAATGCCACGATTTATTAAGAATCCTGATGAGTTCGTTCTTGAGGACGTTTCTATGGTACACTATGAGGTGATGGAGCAAGGTCGTGCCGTATGGTTGGGAATCTATCTCACCAACGGTAAAATCTATCACCTGAATATTGGTGGCGACAATCTCTATGTAAACTACAGTGATGAAACCCCATGACCTATGACGAACTTTATGAGCACATCGTTAAGTATGTTGCTTCTCCTCATACCACCATCACAGAACACGATAAGCGTCGTGCTTGTCTAATTCTTGGAGCATTTATGGAGTTTATGCTTGATTGTCTTGATGAAGGTGTAGACCCACGAACACTTGATATGACTGGTTTTGTGAATGAGAAACTTGATGAACTTGAAGGAAAATGAAAAAATTTCAGATGTGTTTTGAAATGTGGAAATCACTTATGACTTCTAATAGTTCAAATGTGATTGTGTATCAAAGTATGTTCTGGAATTATTTGAACTATTCTTATATTTCTAGTATCAAAGGTGAATGGTAATGGACATTCAACAATTCTTAGATACTATTCCACAAAAAATTCATCGTCGTTGGGTTGTGACAGTTACTCAACAACATAAGTTTCCATACAAAACAGAAAGAGCACTTAGGGCATATGCAGAGCACGATGCTTTACATTATCTCTTTCAACAACCATTCACAGAAGAAGGTGAGAAACACGTAGCATATCTGGAACAGAAGTTTAATCGTGGTTGGTTGCCATATGGTGAGAAATATAATGTCTTTATTCCAAAAGAATGTGATTGTGGTATAATTACATCAGAACTGATTGATGAAACCACAGAGATTATCTACGAATTTTATGATGATACTTATTAACAAACTTATAATCAGCAACAGATACATAAAATATTCTAGTTTCTGGTGGTGGTATCGTTTGATTTCTCATCAGGGTTTCAGGTTTGATGATTATCACATTTGGGGTTCATTCTGGAGTTCTCTGAATGGTGGATGGTTGGATATGAACTACAAATGGGAGTTTGAGAAGTTCTGGGGTAAAGGAGTGGAACCAGAAAAGATTGTCCTACCGGCAGAAGATTTTGATGCTCTTGTAGAACGATTGAATGAACCACCACAATACGACGAAAAGATTGCTAAACTACTTCAACGCAAAGCACCTTGGGATTTTGATGAATGATATGGTTAGCACTTACAATTATTCTTATACTGTTGTTTATTAGACGCACTGGATTATTAGGATGACATACATTAACATACTCATACTTCTCATTCTCGCACATTTTGTTGCCGATTTTGTGCTACAAAATGATAGAATGGCAGTAGAAAAATGCCCTGGAAAAGATGTAGTTCTTCACTGGACTTGGTGGATGGCAGGACATACGGCACTTCACGGATTGTTTGTTGCTGTAATTACTGGTATTCCTCTGCTTGGACTTGCAGAATGGATTATTCATTTTGCTATTGACTATGGTAAGTGTAGGGGTTATTATAACCTCGGAATGGACCAGGCATTTCATATTTTTTGTAAAATGCTCTGGGTTGCCTTTCTGTATGACACTCTCTAAACTGGCACAAGGGCACTTCACAGGTGCCCTTTGATGCCCTATAATAAAAGGATACAAGCACAGAAACCTTATGACTGAACTATCACCACAAGCGCAGGCGGTGCTGGATGCCTATCGCAGCATTTGGCTAGATGAACCATTGGAGTGTGACGTGGAGTGCCTCGCCGCCGCCCTGCGATCTGCTGCGGATCAGGTGGTGCCAAAGGATAAATATCCATCTAGCGACTGGACAGATAAGGATGAGGTTAGGTATCAGCTTCTCGCCATCGCCGCCGAGCTGGAGGGTGGCAATGTGTAATAAATCGCAGGGTTTTTACGGTTTGAACAGTACGCTTTCCCCCGCCGCGCAGAGAGTTTTGGATGCTGCAACAGCTCCCACTGGAGACTTCTGCCTAGAGAATGTCAACGAGATTGCCGCCGCCGCCCTGCGAGCAGCTGCTGTGCACTGCAAACAGGACAGGATTCAACTCCTGGCCGTCGCTGATGAACTGGAGGGACAATGACTAATCAACACCCCATCACCCCACCACTCGAGCTGTTAGATAAGTGGAACAACCTGTCATTAAGCAATAAAGAGATCCTTGTGATTGTCGCCCAATGGGGTGCCGACCAGGAGCTGGAGGCGTGCTGTGAGTGGCTGGAAAACCAGCCTCAGTGGATGGAAGATCTTCGTTCTGCCCGCCGCCCCAAGCCGCCGAGCTTGAAGGAGCAGGCATTCAAGGATCTAGATGAATTGCTCCGTATTGCGAGACAAGCTGGAGTTTTTAATCCACCTGATAACATCCGCCGCGCACTGGAGGCGCTTCCTGAATGACTAAACCTCTCTCCCCCGCCGCCAGGGCGGTGCTGAGTGCCGCCGACTCCGCATTTGACCAAGCCGGAACAACTCGCCAAGGCATTGCCGCCGCCCTGCGGGCTGCTGCGGACCAGGTGGTGCCGGAGCCTAGTGACATCGACAAAGGATCCTTTTCACTTGCCGCCATTCGCAATCGTTGCAAAGTGCGCGATCAACTCCTCGCCATCGCCGCCGAGCTGGAGGGTGCCGATGCTTAACTCTCTATTCACCTTCGCTCTACTAATTGCCCTTGGTGCAGCAATTGAACTGTGCCTAAAAGTAGCATTTGTGCGTTTATTGCCTCTTCTGCTAAGATTGCCTTCACAACCACCACTTAAAAATATTAAATAATCAAATAAAGTAAATGTTTTCAAAAGCACTTCTAGGAACTAATAAGAATAAAGTTAAGATGTCTTTGTGGGACTACTACATCGGACATTGCTGGATGACCGGATGGCAATCTATTCGTCATAACTTTATCACTTGGATGGACTTAGTGTGGTTTGAGGATAATCAAAAACATTATACTCTTCTAAAAGATGATGTTCCATTTGAGCAGTGTTATGTTGAATTTTGGTTTAGTTTGAATGACGACGATGTGTATCCAAAAGAGTTTCTAGAAAGTTTGATGCAAATGGCAGATGATGTGGAAACTGGTAAGGTAAAAACAGTTCCATTTACTAAAAAAATGTTTGATCAACTTAATGACCTTGTTGGTGATATGATTGACAAGGACACCTGAACAACTGGCACACTGAGGCACTCCAGACTCCTCTGGATGCTTTATGATACTCTCATCCACACAAGGAACTTAATTGCTATGGGAATGTACACTGAAATCTACGTTAATGTGGATCTCAAAAAAGATACACCTGATGAGATTATTGAGGTGTTGAAGGTAATGTGTGATATGGAAGAAAGTGACGAAAAAGTTTTGGAACCTTATCCTGATAGGTGGGGTAGTATGTTCTATTCTGGCAGTTGTTACACTCCTGATACCCATTGTCGTTCGCTAACCTACGACGGTATCACTCAACGGTGGTCTCTTCTTGGTAAGGGGGACATTAAAAACTATGGTCAGGAGATTCAAAAGTTTTTTGAATGGATTATGCCTTATGTTGATGGATATCCTGGAGAGTTTATTGGTTATTCAAGGTATGAGGAAGATCAAAAACCTACTTTGATTTTCCTTCCAGATGATGAGGACACCTGAACAACTGGCACAAGACCCCTTCCCAAACCCCCTTCAATCCCTTATAATACACAGGTAATCAAACAAACGTTATGACGACTGCTTCTCTTTCTACTATTGAAATCAACGGTGTTACTTATGTTCCCGTTGGTTCTACTTCTGTTCCTACTGGTGATCGCTCTGTGGTGGTCATTGACCGTGGATGGATTTTTGCCGGTAACGTTGAGACCGATGATGTCACTGGCGAACTGATAATTCATAATGCCATTCACGTTTTCCGCTGGGAATCTATCGGTTTCACTGGTGTTCTTGCAAATCCCAAGGACAGTAAAGTGACCCTCAAGACTTCTCCTTATCCTGTTCGGGTTCCTGCCGGTTCTGTGATTTTCACTGTCCCTGTTGACGAAAACTGGGGTAAGTGATGTGTTTTTGAGGGAGGAATTTACTTCCTCCCTTTTTTATTTTGTGGAGTTTCTTATGACTGAATACTCTTATCCCGTAGGTGCCGGTAACGGTTACGGTTCCGGTGACGGTTACGGTTACGGTTCCGGTACAATATCCACAAGAACCCGAAGGAGGGATTAATATGACTGAATACTTTTATCCCGTAGGTAACGGTTACGGTTCCGGTTCCGGTTCCGGTTACGGTTACGGTGAAGGTTACGGTTACGGTTACAGTGACGGTTCCGGTTACGGTTACAGTGACGGTTCCGGTTACGGTTACGGTTACGGTTACAGTAACGGTAACGGTTACGGTTACAGTTCCGGTGGCGGTTACGGTTACGGTTCCGGTTACGGTAACGGTACAATATCTGCAAGAACCCGAAGGAGGTCTTGATATGACTGAATACTTTTATCCCGTAGGTTACGGTTCCGGTGCCGGTAACGGTTACGGTGACGGACACAGTTACGGTGCCGGTTACGGTGACGGTGACGGTTCCGGTAATGGTAACGGTTTTGGTCACTATGGCGGTGACGGTTCCGGTTTCGGTTACGGTTACGGTGACGGTGGCGTTTACGGTTTCGGTTACGGTGCCGGTGTCGGTGCCGGTTACGGTTACAGTAACGGTGACGGTTTCGGTTTCGGTTACGGTTACGGTTCCGGTACAATATCCACAAGAACCCGAAGGAGGTCTTGATATGACTGAATACTTTTATCCCGTAGGTTACGGTTCCGGTTCCGGTTACGGTTCCGGTTCCGGTTACGGTTACGGTGACGGTTACGGTAACGGTTACGGTAACGGTGACGGTTACGGTGACGGTGTCGGTGCCGGTTACGGTGACGGATACGGTAACGGTTACGGTGACGGTTACGGTGACGGTTACGGTGACGGTTGCGGTTACGGTGACGGTACAATATCCACAAGAACGCGAAGGAGGGATTGATATGACTGAATACTTTTATCCCGTAGGTTCCGGTTCCGGTTCCGGTTACGGTTCCGGTTCCGGTTACGGTTACGGTTACGGTTACGGTAACGGTGACGGTAACGGTTACGGTTCCGGTGACGGTGACGGTTACGGTTACGGTTACGGTAACGGTGACGGTTACGGTGACGGTTACGGTGACGGTTACGGTTACGGTGACGGTTACGGTAACGGTGACGGTACAATATCCACAAGAACGCGAAGGAGGGATTGATATGACTGAATACTTTTATCCCGTAGGTTACGGTTCCGGTGATGGTTACGGTGCCGGTGCCGGTTACGGTTACGGTTTTGGTTACGGTGACGGTGACGGTTACGGTAACGGTTTTGGTCACTATGGCGGTGACGGTTCCGGTTACGGTTCCGGTTCCGGTTACGGTTCCGGTTCCGGTTACGGTTCCGGTTACGGACACGGTGCCGGTTACGGTTCCGGTGATGGTTACGGTGCCGGTGCCGGTTACGGTAACGGTAACGGTTTTGGTTACGGTGACGGTAACGGTACAATATCCACAAGAACCCGAAGGAGGGATTGATATGAATGAAGCACATTATGGGTATGTAATCAATACATACTGGGATCATCTTAATATGCTGTCAAAAATGAAGGATAAGAATCCTCAACGATTTGGTGCATTTGACTATTCACAAACTCACATCTATGATATGATAGATAGACTACAACATCAACAAAACCTATACGACTAATGAACGAAGGATTTGATGATTGGTTTTATGAACTGGAAGGATTTGTTTTTAGGTCTGAAAGGTTCTGGGATGATTTTGAATCCAAAAATCGTGATTCTATGCTAGAATGGATGAGAACTGCATATCAAATGGGATATGAGGAAGGGCAACGTCTTTATGGAGGAACCGAATGATTAAACCAGTTAAAGAAGAATTTCCACATTCTGGATTTCCAATAAAAATAGTTCATAAGGATGGTAAAGATTTGAAGGACAAGAAAACTTGTTACTTTCAAACTCAAGAACATGCTCAAAAATACATAGATCGTTGTAAGTTTAAGAAAAAGGATTATACCCTTACAATCAAGGAGGAAAAAGAATGACTACCCGAACTTTTGTGGATAAGAATGGAAACTCTTGGGAGTGGGAAGAAACTCCTGAGACAATTGAAGCACTCAAAGAACTACATGAAACTGTAAAGAAAGTAAATGAACGAAGAGAATCTAATTGATGATGTCTTCTATGTAATTCAGAAGAAGTGGGGAACTTGGAGTTCTTATGACAAGAATGATAAGGAAATCATCACCTCTTTAACTGAAGGACAGTGTATTTCGGCAACTCGCTGGTATCTAAAAATGAGACAGGAAGGTTTCCCTGAATCCAAATCTTATGAAGGGAAAATAAGTGGAAAATTGTGAATATCCTTATCATGTTTTTGATGAGACAACTCCTTGGTGTGCTTGGTTGCAATATGAGGAAATCTGCCACCAACTTGATGTTCCTAGGCAACCAAGTCTCACAAGGTTTATGAGATACAGAAATTATTTAAAAGAGGTTGGTGTATTGTGAGTGATCCCTATTGGTTTCATAAAAAGTGGGGACTTAATCCAAATACTCCCACAGATGATATCTATGATCGTTTAGTTGAACTTGAAAATAGAGTCATCAAACTAGAAGAAGAAAATGTTGAAATCACAAATCAACTTTATCGTCTGGAGAACTCTCTGGATGCCCGTATAGATATTCTTGCTGAACATTATAGGACTGAAACAAATGTATGAATCGCTTACTGAATTTGAAAGAGCACTTGCCAGATTTGGAGATAAGGTTCAATTGATTGTTGGACTTGAAGTGTCTGATAAAATGTCTCCTGAAGTTGCTTATCAGGAAATTAAAGATATGATGAAGGAACTCAAAAAATTGAGAAAGAAAGAAAGAAATGAATGGGATACTGGCGATTTGAGTGATGTCTAAGGATACACTTAAGATAACTCAAAACGAGGATGGATCTTATACGATGGATTGGGATCCACAAGACCCAGATTGGAAATGGTTAAATGGGTTGACAAGCAAGGAGATCCAGATTATTATGGAACAAGCAATCAAAGAGGACACTTGAACAACTGGCACAAGGACACTCCACAAACCCTGTAGACCCCTTATAATACTCTTATACGCAACCAAACAAATGAACTATCCTGAATTTATTCTTTTTCCTAAGATTCCCCGTCTTCATAAGGAATGTGTGGTAACTGAAAAAATTGATGGCACAAATGGACTTATCTACATTACTGATGATGGGGATATGTTTGTCGGAAGTCGTAATCGGTGGTTGAGTGCAGAATCCGACAACTTTGGATTTCATCGTTGGGCATCTGAAAATCAAGATGAACTGATGAAACTTGGTGCTGGTCGTCATCATGGAGAATGGTGGGGAAGTGGTATTCAACGAGGTTATAATCTTCCAAAAGGTGAGAAAAGATTCTCCCTGTTTAATGTGAATATCTGGAATGCGGAAAACATTCCTGCATGTTGCTATGTTGTTCCTACTCTTTATGCTGGAGAGTTTGATACTAATGAAATTAACGATGCAATGAACTTTCTTTCAAATAATGGTTCTCTTGCTTCTCCTGGTTTTATGAATCCAGAAGGTGTGATGATTTTCCATTCTGCTGCGAATCATTACTTTAAGGCACCATTTGACAAAAATCATAAGGGGGAATGAAATGACTGACTTTGACTACAAGAAGTATTCGCTTGAACGATTGGAAGAGTGGATCTATGATGCTATTTCTTCGGCAGAAGCATCCCCTCAAGAAATCTATGATGTTATCAAAAGAGTTGTAGAAGAGCAGTATTATCATCACAAATATCATACTGGTCGCTGTTATGATCTTCTGGCACTTCTGAATGGCAACGGCAAGGGGCATCTGAGTTGTGATAGGAATGATTCATCACCAGAATGTCAAGGTGCTTGGGATGATTTTTGGGAGAATGATGTGAAAGAAGATAAAGTAACTAAGTGGCAACTTCCTGTAGAGTCTGATGGACCAAGTGGTGAATATTTTATTACATTCCCTGATGATCTTCTAGAAGCAATAGGTCTTAACGAAGGAGATCAAATTGAATGGATTGATCAGGGAGACGGTTCTTATCTTATTAAAAAAGTGTAATGTTCCATATGCTGTGTTTATATAACTTTTTTACAAATAAAGGAAATTTTTGCATACCTATTCAACAATCTCCAAGTGTGATAAAATATTATGAGGCAGGTAAATCCTGTTATGTTAATGGAACTTTTTATACTAAATGTGAGGAAAGATTAAATGGCACTATCTGAAACTGTAGAAAGAAACCTAAAAGATGCGGAACAATCTTTGAGGGCAGCACTTGCCTTTGCAGCACGACAAGAACGCTCTATGGTTTGTAGTACCGTTGCAGAGATGATATCGCGGATTGATGCACTTATTCATACGGATGCTTTACTTGATAAGTTAGAAAATAGAAAGCAGGGAGACTCTGGATTTTTTGGAACATTCTTTGGAAAAGATGACTGAACTTAATAAAGCACTACGAGATTGGTGGGATTCTGATGCCTGCAAGCAACTTCAAAAAGAAAATGAAGAGGCAAAGCAACGAGCAGTAGGAAAGTATTTTATGCTTTCCGAACAAGATAAACTTGATATGGTTCAGGCAATCTGTAGCGTTATGTGTAATGCTGAAAAAGAAGGAACCAGTCATCGAGGATTGATGGATAAACTAGGCATTTATCCTACTGGTTTCTGGATTGATAGTCTTATGGATGTCCATAATGCTCTATGGTCTCATTATCATGATAAAAGAGTAGAGAAAGATCTTAAAGATGATCTAGATACTCTTGATGACTTCATTAAGTAATGTTACATGATCCCAAAGAAAACATTAAGTTACTAGATAGTAGTGTATTGAAATGCTAACATTGGGAACGTATCGCAAAAAACTTATGACATTCTCCCGAACCGAAATTAAAGACCTGACAGATGCCGAATGGAATGAACTTGTTGCTCTAAAAAACGCAATTAATGAAAATCCCGCATCAGTTCATCCAGAAAAGATGGAACTATTCACAGAATTACTTGTTCGTTCTCTTGAGGGAAAATGTGATCCGCCAACTCCAAAGAATTGGCGAGGAACTTCTCTGAGTGAATGAAAAAATAAATATATCATAACGCTACAAAACGATGAAAAACATTAATCAGCACATTCAGAAGGATGAAGATATTCTGAATGATCCTATGACTTCTCCTCAGGCAAGAAGACACACTGAAGAAGAATTGGAAGCACTCATAACATATAAAGAACATCATCCAAATGATGATCATGATCCAACTGCATTAGAACTGTATTGCGATGCACATCCTGATGCACTTGAGTGTCGAATTTATGATGATTGAGGACAGTTAGCAAACTGGCACACTAAGGGTTCTCAGAGCACTGGGAACCCCTTATAATATGTGGGTAATCAGAAAAAACCAATGAAATTCTCTGATCTTAATTTTGAACCTCATACCAACTATCCTGACAGTGGTATTGCTGCACGATACTTTTTCCCGAATGGATATGGTGTAAGTGTTGTGCGTTTTACCTCTCCCGGTGGATTTGGTGGTTCGTATGGTGCCGAACAAGGACTGTATGAACTTGCAATTCTCAAAGGACTTGAAGAAAACTGGGATATCTGCTATGATACTCCCATCACGGATGATGTTCTTGGGCATCTATCTGAGGAGGAAGTTGAAGTCCTCCTTTATGAAGTTGAAAACCTTACCATTTGATTATGACACAATTTAATGTTGGTGATATTGTCACCAAAAAATATGGTAGAAAACCTGCTGAAATTGTCGCTAAAGGTTGGTATACACAAGAGTCTTGGCAATGTCGTTATCTTCATTCCAAACAATCTTTTACCGAATATGCATCTGATCTAAAACTTTACACTGAGGAAACTGAAATGACTGCTGATACTAAAACTCTATATTCTTTCACCGTTGATAATAAGGTTGCCTATGGCACTCACATCGGCACCAACAGTTCTAATCAATACCTGATTGAAGAAAAAGGTACTGGAACGATTCATGTCTTTGATAAGAAAGATCTTGAAGAAGTTCTGCCTTATACCTTCAGTGCCAAGATGGGAACCAGTGAGAATCATTATGTTGGTACTCCTGGTGCTGTGAGCAAGAACGACATCCTACTCTATACTGGTTCTTCCTCGCCCCAGATCGCCGTGGTGACTGGTGTGGATACCAAGAACAAGAGCGCCCGATCCAAGTTCAAGGGTGCCAAGATCGTCACTGAGGCAATCTGATTATTATTCAAATGAAACAACTTATCAAATTTCAAGATAATTGGGCAGATGAATTTAATGTGGAGGCATTTGCAGTAAAAGATTATCAAGAAATTGAAAAACTTTTTGCTCTTGCAAAGATTTACTTTGATTTATTTCCAGGTCAAGAATTGGAAATTGGATTTGGAACTAATGAAACATTGACCTTCTGCGATTATGAAGACTATCGTAGTAGATTTACGGTGACTGATCTTACTGAAAGTGAAGTTGAAGTATTTCAAAAGCATTTTCCTCAGTATCTTCCTGAGATTCTTCCTGTATTTGGAACTGGAAGTGGTGTTTTTGAATTTGGTATTTTCTATGACCATTTCTTTAATCTTTATGATGAAGGAAATCTTTCTGATGATATTATTGATAAACTCAAGCAAATTGAACCGGTTCAATTTGAAACTTGGTTCAATATGACGGACACCTGACTAACTGGCACAGGGGCACTTCACAGGTGCCCTTTGATGCCTTATAATAAACAAGTAATCAACGAAACCCAATGAACTCCAAAGGATTTACTCTTGTTGAACTGATGATTGCCGTTGCCATTGGTGGCATTCTACTTGCTATTGGTGTAGGTGTTGTCACAGGCAACTCTGTTATTCCAAACAAACAATCCTGTATGAATGCTGGTGGTAAATGGTCTGAAGGCATTCAATACGGTCGTATGACTCAACTCTGCACTTATAACTGATTATCATAAGAAATGAGCAAACTTCTTGATCTCATTGAACAAAACGCAATCAAACAATCACGTTCCAAAACTATGTCATCTTCATCTTCTTCATCTTCTGGTGGTATCAGTTTCACTGGTGCTCTGACTGTTCTGTTCATTGGTCTCAAACTGACTAATGTTATTACTTGGTCTTGGTGGTGGGTATTGTCTCCCATTTGGATTAGTCTTTTACTTGCGGTCGTAATTCTTACTATCGCTATTGTCATTGCTATTATTGCTGGAGCATTCAAATGACTAAAGTAGTATATAATGCCTGCTACGGTGGATTCGGTCTTTCCCGTGAAGCATGTAAGCGTTACTGGGAACTTCAAGGCAAAGAAGTTTGGATTGAAAATGGTGACTTTATGGGTATCTTCACCATTTGGTTGGTTCCACCTGAAGAACGTCTTGAAAAGAAGGAATGGTCTTCTATGTCTCTTACTGAACGTCTTGCTTACAATAAAAAGCTTTCCGAACAAACTTGGTATGACCATAATGTTGACCGACACGACCCCATTCTTGTTCAAGTTGTAGAAGAACTTGGTGAGGAAGCAGACGGTGATTATGCTAAACTTGCTATTGCTGAGGTCTCTGGTGCCTATCGTATTGATGAATATGATGGTTCTGAGAGTGTTAAACAACCTGATGGTTACGATTGGATTGTTCCTTGAGAATTTAACATTATGAAAGCATACAAAGTTGAAATTGTTTGTGTTGACTTAGATTATCTTGATAAACTTGATTACATCCTCTATGGTTTGCAAAACCAAGATAGAATTCTCACTACAATTGTATCTGTACAATCTACTGAAATTGGAGAGTTTGAAGATGACCATCCTCTCAACAGTGACTCCACATCAAAACAGTATATTGAAAATGCTGTTTGGGAACCTGAGGAAATTTAAGGTATGATTGGACGCATTCTTGGCACAGGAATCGGAATACTTCTGATTCTCCTTGTGCTTCTTGCAAGAGGTATTCCTGTCTTGTTCTTTATCAAGATGCTACCTCTTGTTCTGATTCTTATTCTGGGAGCAGCATTTATCTATGCTGGTCTCACTTCTGACTAATTGTTCTTTACTTAATTAACTTAAATTATGTCTACTGGAAAAATTGCTATTGGTGTTGGCGGTGTTTTTCTGGCACTGATTCTCACTGCTGGTCAATTCACTACGATTAACACTGGTGAAAATGGTCTCTATATTGGATTTGATGGTCAGGTGAAGAATGAAGTTCTCACTCCTGGTATCAAATACGATGGTTTTGGTTCTATTAAGGTATTCAACACTCGTAAGATCACAGTACAATCCAGTGATCTGACTCCCAAGACCAAAGACAACACCATTATGAAAGATATGGATGTTGTGGTTACTTATAGTCTGTCTCCCACCAGTCTGTATAATTTCTACACTGGTTATGATATTACCAATCACGGTGTCAGTGAGAATGGTCAGATTGAACTGATGGCAAGTTTCATCAAACGTCTGATTACTTCTGCCGTGAACCAATCGGTTGATGAATATCCTGCTCTGGAAGTGAACAGCAGTCTGGATAAGATTCAAGAAACTATCAAACAGAATCTGAATCTGTCTCTGGAGAAGAACAACCTTGCCGGTAAGATTGATATTGAATCCGTTGTGGTTGTGAAAGCAGACCTGCCTGACGCACTGGTTGCCTCTGTGAACCGTGTGGTTGCTGCCCAATCGGCAAATAAAGAGCAAGAGGTGAAAACTCGCACTGCTCAACTGAAAGCAGAAGAGAATAAGGCACTTGCTTCTACTGTGACGACTCAATCTCTGGAGTATCAACGTAACGAAATCCTCAAAGCAGCATTTGAGAATGGTAGCATCCAAAAGATGGTGATTATCAACGGTGCTAAGATGGATTTCCTGCCTGGTGGTCTGACTGGTAAGTGATGACACTTTGACAACTGGCACAGGGCATCCTTCGGGGTGCCCTTTCTTGCCTTATAATACTCTCATACGCAAAGAATAATGAAAAAACTTTTCCTTCTTTCCGCACTTCTGTTTGCTCCGATTCCCGTGATGGCACAACAAGTGAATAACTTTGCAGTCTGCACTCAGAATCAAGAAGTCTATCGACCCGGTGGATATGATCGTTATGGTAATTATGTACCTGGCGGTGTAAGTGTTCAAACTTACAATGTTCCTTGCAATGGTGCAAATCAGTACTATAGTAATGGTGGTAAGGCAACTAATCCAAACTGTAATCCTACAAGAACTGTATTGGGTGCCGTACTTGGTGGTGCAATTGGTCGTGCTGCTGCCATGAATTATCCACGAAATTATGGTTGGGCAACTGCATTGGGTGCATCACTTGGAGGACTTACTTTTGCTTGCTGATGAATGAATTCACTTTTCGTCAAATTATGTTTCTTTTGCATGAAGATTCTTCGGATCAAGCATATGCTGCAATGGAATATTTTTTCTATGAATATGTGCCAGATAATGTAGATCCCAATGTTACATTAATTGATTATCTTGATAATAGGATGTATGTATGACTAATCTTGAAATTCGGCAACAACTTGATTTACTAATGTATACTATTAGAGAATTTTATGATTATAGTTCAGAGGAAGATTATGAAGAAGATGATGTTGAACTTTATCATGAATCCATAAAAGTTTATAAGCATCTAAGATCTTATTTTAAAGATGACAACAACTGACAAACTCATTTTCATTTCTTCGTTCATTTGGTTTTTGCACTGGGGTTCATGTATTACATTAAGACTTCTGGATACGGTTATTCTAAACGCCTCTGTGAGGACATTACCGTTTGGTTTCTGAATAAGTTTCTTCCACGACATAAAATTGAAGTGGAGATTCTGCATCGTGGACTGAAGCGTGAATTTGTCTACGGTTGGTGTGATTTTGAGGATGATTTTAGACGACCACGCAGTTTTCTGATTGAACTTCAGACTCATATGAATGAGGAGTTGTATATAAAAACTCTTTTTCATGAACTGGTTCATCTACGACAGTGGGTGATGGGTTCCCTGCAGTTCCGTCGTGGAAAAATGCTTTATTGTAAAGAACCAGTGGAATTTTATGCTTATGACGATCAACCACACGAAATTGAGGCACGGGAGCAAGAAGAAACGCTATATCTGGAGTATATTCTGGAGAAAAACCCTGTGCCACCTCTTGAACTGGCACAGCACTTCCCGAACCGCCTGCTGCAGGCAGTATAATTACAAGGTAATCAAGGGAACGAACCCATGACTCTTCCATCCCACAACGCGATCTCCTTCCGTTCTGAAGAGGAGCATCAGGCAGCACTCTACGATGCTTGCCTGCTGATTGTGAACACCTACAATCAGACTGATATGCTTGATGGTTATGATGGTCTTGGTTTGACTTCATATGGTTTCATGAAGTTTGCCCGAAACATTATCAACAATTTTGAAGGCAACTGAAATGATTCGAAGATTGAATATTAAAGAAATTCTTCTAGACCCAAAGAAGAAAAAAGAACTGATTGATCGTGTAGTAGAAACCCTAAGATTGCCTTGGATTAAATGACTTACATCGTTACAATAGAAACTCTTAACGGAGAGTATTTTCAAGAGATTGTGGAAACCAATTCCGAATCATCTGTTCTCTGTGAGCGCATCTTTAATCAAACTCCAAATGTTCGTTCAGTTGAAGTAAATCCCACATAATTAATGAATATGACAGAAACACAAGTAAATCTAAATGTGCATGAGATTGGTATTATCCTCTCTGCACTTCAAAATCTAGAGAATATTGATCAAATTCACATTGCCAGAGACTATGGGAGTGCGCCAGCACTCTATAACAAACTCTATTCTGTGATGGAGCGGATGGACAGTTCGCAAACTGGACTACGGTACGACCTGACCCCCTCCTTCTGACCTATAATACTCATATACACACAAGACACCGAACATGGGTTACTACACTTACTACGAACTGAGCATTGACAATTCTCAAGACAAAGGTCATGTTGAGAAAAAGAAACAATCCGAAATTGAAGAAATTCAACAATCAAATATCTCTGATGAGTTGAAGAAACGACTCATCAAAGATGTTGAAAAGATGTATGAGACCAGCATTGCTACTCAAAATGATGTGGTTAATTTTCTAACTTTCAATCCATTTGGTGTTCAACAAAAATGGTATGACCACACTGAGGATATGTGTAGGCTTTCTAAGGAATATCCGAATGTGCTGTTCATTCTTACTGGTAAGGGTGAAGAACCTGAGGATATGTGGGTCAAGTATTTTATGAATGGTAAAGTTCAAGTTGAAAATGCAGTCATCACTTATGGCAAGTTTGATCCGAAAAAACTGGTAGCAGTGTGACACTCTGACAACTGGCACAGGGCACTCCACATCACCCTGGATGCCCTATAATACTTTCATACACACAGAGGACTGATGAAACCAACTTACATCTTTCTTGCATTCATTGCCATTCTGATGTATAATGTAGTTCTGATCAAACGTGATCAAGAACTCTTCAAGGCATATGACACTAAATGTGCCGAAATCTCACATCCCCATTGCCATCTTTCCAAATGAACGATTCTGATATTAACCAATTCATCAAGGCACTTAAGGATTTCATCAAACATGCCGAAGTGGAAAAACTGTACCATCAGAGTAAGATGGCATATCTGAACTCTAAGAAAACTGCTCAAAAAACAGTTCATGATGAGATTGAAAAAAAAGCGGCAGAACTGGAAGTGACGGTTGATTACTATCTTGCCGAATTCATGTGATATGAATGAGAAAAGCAAACTGATTCTGGCACTTCTACAGATTGATAATCTCACTTCTCTTCTGAAGGGAAATGAGTATCAATCTTTTCTGTATTCACATCTCATTTCACTTCAAATTGAAGTTCAAAGACAATTGACAAATCTCACACATTCATCTACAATTAAGGAGTAATTTACAAAAACAAATGAAGTATCTTTATATCGTTGATTACTGGGTTCCGTTTCCAGCATCTGAAGGTGGTGGTCTGATCAATCTGATTGCTCAATCTGATACTGAGGCATTTGAACTTCTTGTTGCAGAAAAGCAATTTGATGATCGCTATACAGATCGGATTATGGATCGTGTAGTCAATGCACAAAAGTTCGCTCTTGTTGATGAATATGAATCTGGCATTCTGGAGGCATTTACCACATGACACAATTGTATCGTATTGAAGAATTGTTTACAAATGGTTGGGAGTTGATTGACGAGTCAGCAACCAAACTTACAAAGGAACAATGTAATCAAAAACTTCAACATTATCTTACTCAGGGATATAATCCCAATTGTCTTCGTGCAGTATTAGATTTGGAAGAATGAGTTATGTTCCAAAAGTCAATGATTATGTGACATGGAAAAGAAATGTTGAAGGTTGGGTTTATTTCAAGGATTCTGACTACATTACTATTGAGGTTTTGGTAAAACCAAAAAATCAAATTAATTATAAGGCATCGTCAATTCATGCAAATGATCGTCTTTTGGTTTTATGTTATCAGAAACAGTGGAATGAACTTAACTACTTGAAGTCAAGAACATCAATTTATGAAAAATAAAATATCATGAAAATATTTGTCGCTGGTGCTATCTTTGGTGTAATTCTGGCATTTGTATTGCACTGATAGACCACTTTTCAAACTGGCACAGTCTGATGGCATTTGCCTCATAAGATACCTTATAATACATTTGACAATAAGGAGGAATTCTCATGCAAACCCCAATGATTGAAATTAATGAACATAACTATTGTGATCAGAAACCAGTCACAATAGAGTTTTCATTTGAAGAACATAGTCTTTTCAATGATGTTCTGAATCATTTTCTGGACATTTATGATTTTGTTGGATATGGTGAGATCTATGATCTTTCCGATGATTCTGAAATCAAAAAGAAATATAACATGGTTATGAATATGAAAGAACGATCTCATCAACTCTGGGCACATCGTTTTGACAATCCACCATACAATAATGATTGAGGGTGAGATCTAAATACAAATAAAAACATGAAGACCTTCTCACAGTTCATGTCCGAAAGTGGTGGATCTCCATATCAACCATATAAACCAGTGCCACAACCAGAACCTTAAGTCTTATGAACCTTAAAATTACTGCATACAAAACTGAATATGGCATTTGGGCATTCGATCATGAGCATCAAAATACAGTTGCCGAAGCACTCTGCAATGGAACTGAATTGGTTTTAGATGAGTATTTCCGAATTGGAATGAATCGTGATCCAAAACTTCAAGATGAGATTGAAGTTTATGTGAGTACTGAAGATTTTGATGATTCTGATACGGTTCTTTCATTTCAATCAACAAATGATCAAGGAACCACATATCTTGATATGGTTCTCTTTGAAAAAGTATGGTTGTGCCCCTGGTTGCAATCTTATTTTGGATACAAACCAACCGAATTATATGTTAAACTGACACCAGTAAATCCTGGTCTCAAGAATTTTAATAAAAACTATGCGAATCCATTTGCCAAATATGTAAAAAAGAATGAGGATGAACTTGATAAAATGTTGGAAGGAATTAGTGAAGAAGAATTGACTGATTTTATCAATTCAAGTTATAGTAATGATGGTAAGTTATAAATAACCCTAGAGGTCAAATCAAAATCAATGAAGACTTTTAGAGAGTTTTTAGAAATATCAGAAAAATATTACGAACCAGATGAACCCTTACCATCAGGAAAGACTCCTTATGGTAAGGCGACTTCTTCGTATTATAGACAAAAAGGTGAATTTAAGAGAGATCCAACTAGAACATCGGATCAAGCTTTTAGAATTGCAAGACAAGGTAGTAGAAGAAGAAATGAAGTCAGTCGAGGTGCTAACAATCCTGACTTTGATGCAAGACCTGATAAAACTGGTAAATATGACATAGATGCCGACGCAGGTTATAGTATGAGAGTGCGTGATACTAAGAATGATCTTGAGATGAGAATTCGTCAAAAGGATCAGATTGCTCCATCTCAAGGTAATAAACCAGTTTATGATGTTGAGTGGTATAATCAGTCGGGAAAAAGAAGACATAATCCTGGTGAAGCAAGATCTGTTGCAAGAAATGTTGCAGATATGTGGAAGAATCAAGTTGCTCCACGTATTCCAAGTAACTCAATTTTAACAAACTTCCCCATCAGTAACGATACTAGTGAGCGTAATACAAGATCAAAATTATACTCTAAGATTGCTGGATTTGGCAAACCGGGAATGCAAGGAAGGCAATATGCCAATGTTGGTCGCAATCCATCACCAAGACAAGCGGCAAAGGGTGCTCAGCGCATTACACCACTTTCTGGAAATCTTGATCCAAAATGGGCAAGTAGGGATGAATTGGTTGATATGGACGCTAAAAGAATGCATTTACCTAGAGACAGTCGAATTAAATTGGATAAAGAATTTGGTAAACCAAGACAAATTGCACCAGCAAAACCATCTAGACCTTCACAGACTAAAGCATTGAATGCATTAAAGTCAACTCCAAAAACCAAGGCACCATCTTTACCAAAACCTCCTACAGTAAAACCATCTGCAATTTCTAAAGTACCAAGAATTAAATTAAGAGGATCTGGAAAGGCAGCACTTGCTGGTGCAGCATTAACTGGTGCAGCTGCCTTAATTAACTCATTGCGATCCAAAAAAAAATAAATAAATAATATAAAGGCAAATTTAAGTAGACCTATGAATAATCAAAATATCGCACATGATTTAAAAGAGTTATATTATACTCAAGTATATTCTGAAGGTGCATTTGGTAGTGCTTCTATGCCTGCTGCATCATCCGATGCTGCAAAAGGAGCTGCTGACAAACACAGAAAAGCAGCAGAAACGGCAACAAGTGCTAGTGATAGAAGGCGTCACAGAGATTCTGCAGCTCGTTATGAAGTAACTGCAAGACGCATGAGTATGACTGCAGATCACTATGAGTTTTTAACTGGTTATTTAATTGCAGAGAATTTTGCATCAGATTTAGATTCTGCTTATGCAATTATTGAAAATATGAGTGATGAATGGATGCAGTCAATCTTTGAGCAAAATTTAAATGAAGTTCGTGGACTTGGTAAGGTTCTATTCAGGGGTCTTTCAAATGCTCGTAATCGTGGTATGAGAGTAGATCCAGAAACTAAATCTTTCTATAAGGAAACACAATTAGATGATACGATTGAAACATTAAGGACTAGAATTCATCAGTCTAATCGAGGTGTGAAGGGTGCTCCTATTCCAGCAAATAACCCAACTATTCGCAATTTAGAAGCAAGAAGAGATAAAATTAATCAAGTTAGAAATACTGCAAAATAATAAAGTGAAAACATTTCAAGAGTTTCTTGAGGAAAGTGCCCTTGCAAGATTGGCACTTCGGGGTATAAGATCTGCATCAAGAGTTGCAAGAACTGCTGATGGTGGAAGAAGAGTTACATCAGCAGCAAGAGCAACAAGAAATGTAAGATCAAGAGTAGTAGAACCAAAAGGAATGCCCGAAACAGGTACAACAAGATACTTTGATCGTAAATTAGGTAATAGCGATCTTGCAGCATTTAAAAAAGCAAATTTTAGAACAAGTCGATCTGACGCTAGAGATTATGACAGAACCAGACCACGGTCTTACAGTTATAAATCAACACCATCAGGAGAACCCTCTTTTTATACAACAATTGTTTCAAAATATCCGAATCAAGCGGCATATGCACAGAGACAATTGCCAGATAAAAAGTCTTATGGTTTCAATGCAAGAACACAACAAAGTGGATTTAAGGTAACTCCATCAAGAGAAAGAGCATTCTTTGCAAGTCAGTTAAGAAAACAACTGGGAGGAACAAGAACTCCTAAACAAGTTGCAGATATTGAAATTGGAACAAAATCAGATTATTATAGAAAAAATGATCCGACAGATCTGATCGGAAGAGGTAAAGAATTTGTTCAAACACTAAAAGATGTTCCACAAAGACTTGCAACATCGAATGTGAAACCAGGTGATAAAGTCACTGCTCATCCAGCAGCAGTGATGCCAGGTGAAACAAATAAAGTAATGGGAAGAAAAAAAAGAGCAGATCTTTATAAGAGGATTGCAGGAAATAGGATGACAAAAATGAATCCTGTGACTCAGGCACTTGTAGGTACAATGCAATGAAGACATTTCAAGAGTTTAACGAAAGTGCTGCTATTGCAAGAGGTGCCTTAAAATTACTTAGATCAGCATCCAGAGCAGGTAAAGTCGCAAGAACCGCTGATGGTGGAAGAAGAGTTACATCAGCAGCAAGAGCAACAAGAAATGTAAAATCAAAAGCAGTTCCTCCTCGTGGTCCAGGTGAAAATACATGGGATAGACTAGATGCTAGAAGAAGTATTTCAGATAAAGTAGTACTAAAAAAGGCAGGATTCAAGAGACGTGATCCTAACGAACAACCTAAAGAAACTGAAGCATGGGCATCACCTCATCATTCCACTATGGTCCGCACTTATAAAAATCAAAGTGATTACGTTATAGATCAAGTACCACATAAAAATCTTGCATCTGGAAGAGCAACAAGAAAAGTAAGATCAACTGCATCTATAGTAAGACACGCAAAAGCATTAAGAAAGCAGTTAGGTGGTGATCGTACATCAAAACCAGTACATGATGTTGCAATTCTAAGTGATAGATCTTATGCTAAAAATGACCCAGAAGATTTGATCTCAAGAGGTAGAAGTTTCAGGAAAGAAGTTGGTGCCGTACCTAGTGCATTATGGAAAGCAGGTGCAAACCCAGGTGATAAAGTTACGTCAGAACCTTCAGGAATTATGAGTGGTGAAGACATAATAAAAGGAAAAGAAAAAAGAGACAAGATCTATACGAAGGTATTGAAAGCAAAGATGAATCCAAAGACTGGTAAGACGATGGGTACATATAGAGATATGGATAATAACTAAAACCTAAATGTTCTTTATTCCCTAAAATAAATGAAAAACTTTCAGCAATTTCAAGAAAGTGCTGCTATTGCAAGAGGTGCCTTAAAATTACTTAGATCAGCATCCAGAGCAGGTAAAGTCGCAAGAACTGCTGATGGTGGAGATGTCAAGAAGTAAGTAGGACACCTGAACAACTGGCACACAGGGCACTTCACAGGTGCTCTTTCTTGTCTTATAATACTCTCATACGCAAAGGACTCAAATGTTCCAATTCGCAGAAGTCGGTGGTGCAGTCCGAGACAAGTTTCTTGGTGTAGATTCCAAGGATGTTGATTTCGTTGCAATCCCGATAAATCCAAAGATGTTCGCAAATGCCGATGAGGCATTTGCTACCTTAGTGAATGTTTTGAAAGTTGATGGATTTGAGGTTTTTCTAGAAACTCCTGAGTTCTTCACTGTTCGGGCACAAGTTCCAACGTGGCATCCTGTGAGGAAAAGAACTACTGTTGCTGACTTTGTTCTGGCACGGAAAGATGGTCCGAGTAGTGATGGTCGTCGTCCTGATTTTGTTCTTCCCGGAACCCTGATGGATGACCTGCAACGACGGGATTTTACCGTGAATGCGATGGCAATTCTGGATGGGGAACTGGTGGATCCTTTCGGTGGTCGTGAAGACCTTGAGAATAATCTTCTTCGGTTTGTGGGTAATCCTACTGACCGAATTGCAGAAGATGGTCTGAGGGTTATGAGGGCACTGCGGTTTCACATTACCAAAGGGTTTAATATTGAAGGACAAACTTGGGATGCAGTCAATAGCGATTTTGCTGCTGAAATGCTGAACAAGGTTTCGGTTGAACGTATCCGTGAGGAACTTGAAAAAATGTTTCTTGCAAATACCGTTGCTACTATGGAGACCCTCAGTGATGTGAGGCGTAAAATGAAAAATGCCATCTTCCGTGATGGTCTGCGTCTGATGCCCACTCTGAAAAAGTAAATCACTATGCTTGCTCTTATTTGCCTTTCTCCATTCGTAGTAATTTTTCTCCTAGTATTACTTTTCGATGATGATATTGAAACTTTAGATAAAAACCACCACCTCAAAAAGTAAATCATTATGAACGACCTGATTGAAGCACTCCAAATATTTTCCAAGTACGGAAATCCAGATTATCCAACTCATTGTGAACACGAAGAACTAACTATCTCTGCAGAAATTGACCCAGATGATGTGCCTTATGATGATAGGATTAGGTTGGAGAAGTTGGGGTTTTTTGTAAGTTATATTGATGGTGATGATTCTGGAGTTAGTATTTTTAAATCCTTTAGGTTTGGTAGTTGCTGATTATTAAAATGAATGAACCTCAAAGAACATCTAAAACAACGGCACCTAAACCTTTCGTTGATGATGATATTGAAACTTTAGATAAGAACCACCACCTCAAAAAGTAAATCATTATGAAACTACATTACGAAATCAAACACCCTAAAGAGTTGGAAACTATGAAAGAAAATGGTGATATTCAAGATTATTCTCTTTATGATAATGATTTTGGGGAGACTCTTGAAATTACATTTCCTTCAGGTAAAACTCTAGTAGTTCATAACTGGGGTGCAGAATACAACTGTTATCTTGATTTTACACAAACTCCAGATGAACCTCAAAGAACATCTAAAACAACGGCACCTAAACCTTGAACTACATCGTCCATTTTTAGATGAAGAACTCAACATCGCCACTTTTTATTGCTGGAACCCATCAGGACAAATGGTAGGATACCAACAATACAACCCAAATGGTGATAAGAAAATCTTTAATTCTAAATTGGAGGGCAAATACTATACCTACAGAAACAAGAATCACCAAACAGTAGTTGTATGGGGCACCGAAAGTCTCTATCAGTCAGATGGTGTTGTCTATCTGACTGAAGGAATCTTTGATGCTGCCCGTATGACAAATATGGGGCAATCTGCTCTTGCTGCTATGGCAAATAATCCTCCAAAGGATTATAGAAACTGGTTGCAAATGCTAAATCGTCCTGTGGTTGCTGTTTGTGATAATGATGATGCAGGAAGAAAACTTGCCAAGTTCGGGCATTATGTAGAAGTAGTTCCTGATGGTAAAGATTTGGGTGATGCTCCTGATGATTATGTCAGGTATCTACTCACCAAGTATGCCACCTGACGAACTGGCACACTGAGGCACTCCAGACTCCTCTGGATGCCCTATAATAGTCTCATACACACAAAGGAGAGTTTCCAAATGGGTCTTGATATGTATCTCTATGCCGAAAAGAGATTTGGTTTTTGTAGTTGGGATAAAGAAGGAAAGGATAATGAAAAGTTTGATAAACTTGTAGAGTTTGCAGAACTGAGTGATGTTGTGGATAAACAAATTGGGTCTGTTTCCGCATATGTCAAAGTTGAAGTTGGGTATTGGCGAAAGGTAAATGCCATTCACGAATACTTTGTGGGTAACTGTGCTAATGGTGTAGATGAATGTCAAGAGATTGAAGTTTATCGAGAAACTTTGGTTGCTCTGAAAGATATTTGTGGTCAACTGAGTTTGACTAAAGATGCAGAACAAGCAAAAGAACTTCTTTGCCCTAAAGGTGGTTTCTTCTTCGGAAGCACTGAGATTAATGAATACTACTTTGATAATATTGAATACACTTATGAACTTCTGACTAAGATTCTGGAAAATACACCAGAAGATTATCACTTCATCTATCGAGCATCCTGGTAGACACTTCCCAAACCGGCACAAGACCCCTCCACAGGGGCACCAGATGCCTTATAATAGTCTCATACACACAAAGGAGGTTCTCCAAATGTCTTTTACTGCTGAAGGAACTATTGAAATTGATTTGGCAGAGTTCTTCACTTGGATTTACCAAAACTACGCACCTGTAAATGGTGTTGAGTATCAGTATGGTGTTCCTCGTGTGAATAAGAGTAATCAAACACTTGAGATTGATTTTGCGATGGCAACTGATTGTAATCCAAAGGATTGGATTGAACAACCTGATGCAGTCAATCAGTGGAAGGACACTTGACGAACTGGCACACTGAGGCACTCCAGACTCCTCTGGATGCCCTATAATAGTCTCATACACACAGAAACCTCCTATGAAAATCAGCACTCAAATTACTATCCAAGATCATAATGGTTTTTGGTATCAGGTAGAAGATATTCATACTGATGTGGGTTGTCCTGGTTGCACTATTTCCTATTGGGAAGAAGATAGTGAGCGAGGTGATAAACGACATTCATTCATTTGTATGAATAAGGAAGAAGCACTTGCTATTGCTGATGCCATCTACAAACTCTTTAAGAACTGATGGACTACGAAACTTACATAGACATCAAGCAGTATTCTACTGATTGTTATTTTTCTTACACCCTCAGGGTTACAGATGTAATGAATATGGATTACTACTATAGTGGTACTGCTAAAACTCTTGATGATGTTATGGATTGTATCAAACTTCACCTCAAACAACACCAGAACTGAAATGACCATCAAATCTGTGATTGTAACACGCTCTATTGAGTATTCTCCCGAAGTATATCTTGAGTGTTGTGAAGAAACTGGTGAAACTCCTACACAAGAAGGATTCATTGAATTCATCCAAGATTGGATTTATGATGACTTTAGGTGTGGTAACACCACACAAGAAATCACCGAACTCAACTACTGAAAATGACTATTTTTTCCCGAACTCTTGATAGAGGAAATTACAAGAGTGTTGCTCAGTGTGAAGAACTACTATTTGTTTATGGTGAATATCGTGAGATGGCAAACGATATTTCAAATGATTGTGGCAGAACTATCAGTAGTGCTTCGTTGATTATGCTTCTTCAACAAATGACTGACCGCATTTGTGACCTTGAACGTGAAATCGCAAAACTCAACGGAGAAAATTGAAATGACTGAAAAAGACACCTATGCATACTGCGAACACCTTATTCAAAAAGAAATTGATGAGGTATTTGTGACTGTTAGTAGTTGGAGCAGAGAATGTGCCGACCATAATGAAGAGTTTATTTCTTTCAAACAAAGAAAAAGTGAAGAACTCAAAAACCTCTACAAACACTTGGAGAACATTCAAAAACTGAAAACCTCTTATCTTACTGGACGATAATGACTAACCAAATTACCAAAGAACAACTAATCCGAGTTAAAATTCTTCCTCAACTTGAAAGTGTTTCTGATTTTTTGCTTGATTGTCACGACAATTCCACAGCAAAGCATTTTGGTAGGAAACTGGATAAAATTACTGAAGAACTCATCACTATTTTGAACGACGAGGACACCTGAACAACTGGCACACAGGGCACTTCACAGGGGAACCAGATGCCTTATAATTGATTCATAAGCAACCCAACCAAATGAACATCAACGGATACGAAATCAAACCTGGTGCTAACCTTGTGGGTGCTTACCTTGGGTGTGCTTACCTTGTGGGTGCTAACCTTAGCGGTGCTCACCTTGTGAGTGCTAACCTTGTGAGTGCTAACCTTAGGGGTACTAACCTTAGTGGTGCCGACCTTGAGGGTGCCGACCTTAGTTGTGCCGCCCTTAGGGGTGCCGACCTTTATGGTGCCATCCTTAGGGGTGCCTACCTTAGGGATGCCAACCTTAGTTGTGCCGCCCTTAGGGGTGCTGACCTTAGGGGTGCTGACCTTAGGGGTGCTTACCTTGAGGGTGCCATCCTTAGGGGTGCTGACCTTTATCGTGCCGACCTTAGGGGTGCCGACCTTAGGGGTGCCTACCTTTATCGTGCCGACCTTAGGTATGCCAACCTTGAGGGTGCCAACCTTGAGGGTGCAAATGTAACAGAAACCATTCTTGATGGGAAAGAAGAACCTTCTCAAGATACCACTTCACTTTCTGAAAAAGTTAAAGAACTTGAGGAAGAAAACAAGAAACTTAAGGATACACTTAAGGCAATTCTGGCACTTCTGGACACCTGAACAACTGGCACACAGGGCACTTCACAGGGGAACCAGATGCCTTATAATACAAAGGTAGTCAAGGGAACACTCCCATGAACATGAGACCCAAACGGTACTTCTTCTTCGATGAGTATGGTGCATGGTACAAGGTGATTGCAAGTTGTCTTGCTGCTGCTACTGCACAACTTCCTGCCGATTTTGAGTACGATTACTACGAGGTTCACAAATGATTACCTTTGATTATGTCGTTCACAAACTCTACTGTGATCGTAAAGAATGGGAATGCTATTCTTACACTCCCGATTCAGTCATTGAAGAGATCAATGCACTTGTTTATGCAGTAATCACAACCAACACTGAACCTATAATTGCACAGAAGATCATTTATGATACGATCTATGCAAATGAGATGTATCGTGGATATGGTTTCAGTGATTCTGAGTGCGATCAGTGTACGACCAATATCATCAATGAGTATTATGGTAGTGACATTGATCGTTGGGTAAATCGTTCTCTAATTGCAGAACATAAGAATGAGAAGTGGATTCATAACGTAACACCTCAAAAAAACAACACACAGGAGAAAAAAGCAGTGGGACTTACACAACAAAGTTACGAACGACTTGCTGAAGCACTTGCTGATGAAGTATCCTGTTATATTGCTGAGGATGACAGGTTTCGGGAAATGATTCTGAAGTTGATTCCTGAAGCAATTCAGAGTAAACTTGGTCTTGTTGATGCTGAAGTTATTGGTGAGTTGACTGCTCATCTTGCACCTAGAATGGTTCTTGTTGATATGGAATTCAATGTCTGAAAATTACTCTCTACTTGAACCGATTCCTGCTTGCCGCGATTGTAAGCATTGTCGTTTGATTCCTGGTCTTTTTCATGTTTGCCAAAAGCATTATGTTGAAGAATTGGATTACATTAAAGGCATAGTTTATGCTGTTGATATGGTTTGTATTGAAGTCAGGAAAGATAAATCTCTCTGTGGTCGAAATGGAAAGGATTTTGAGCAGAGGGAAAACCCACTTGAAGAAGACAAACCCAAATCAACTTGGTGGCATCTCAAGCAAATGATTAAAGAATTCTTTTAAGCATAATGAATTACGAAACTGAAATCATAGATGGACACAAAGCAGTTGTCCGTCATTTCTTCAAACATCATGAAATCCAAGTTGGTTCTCGTTGGGCACGGGCAGATGGTTCCAAGGGTTATGTGACCGTTGAGGGTTTTAATTCTTATGGTTCTACTGACCCTTGGTATGAGGTTGTTTATTCTTGGGAAGAGAATGGTGTGAAGAAAACCTGGCAAAAAGAAACTTTTGCTTTCCAGTGCCGTTATTGCTTGATTGTTGAGGACACCTGATTAACTGGCACAGCAGGGCACTTCAGACTCCTCTGGATGCCCTACAATAGTCTCATACACACAGAAACCTCACATGACCTTCTCTGACTTCGTTGCAACCCGTCCTATGGTTCAGGCACAAGTGAACGATGTGCTTCGTTATACTGAATCTCTGGTCAATGCTCTGGATGAGAACTATCGTCTTCACACTACGAAATCTCATCAGAATGCCATTGCCAAGAATGGTATTGTGGATGAATCTTATGTTCCCTATCATGAGAAGTGTCTGGAGCAAATTCGCAATGGCACTTATGATTATCGTATGAATTTCTATATTGTGGAGAGTCGTAAGTATCTGCGTATTGAAATGGAAACTGGTGTCAATCATGATGGTAGTGTGAAGCAAAAGAGTATTCATGCCTTCATTGATAAGAAGACTGGTGAAGTGTATAAACCTGCAACCTGGAAGTCTCCTGCCAAGCATGTGCGTTTTAATCTCATGGATAAGCAATCCCGTGATAATTGCTATCGTCGTGCTGACTGGGCAGGATCTTATCTGTACAAATGATGTTTGATCCACTTAAGGAAGGATTCTACTATGTTGAGTACACTTATATGAATTGTACTCTGAAGGCAGTATATTTTGAATTAGAATCCGCACAGGAAGCAATGGTTAAGATGATGAAGAGAGGTGTTGAGTGTCATGGTCTTCATCAATGGAAACCTAAGTTAGAAATAGTATCAATTAAAAAAAGGTATTAAAAAATATATAATTGTTTTTTATAATGATAGTGTTATATGATGTTATTATCTTTTAATACTTTGAGTCTTATGCTTTCTAAATGCCTTATAATGCCTTATAAATGGTCGATTCTTATGCAAGTTTGGCGAGCGCATTATAACACACTCACTTCGCAAAGTCAACCCCCCGCGCCACCATAAGAACTGGCACAACCTCACAAGATCTCAATATCATCATATAACACTATCATGATATGTTAGTATTTCAATATATTTGTACTTTATAAGTGCTATATAATCTTATGTGAATCTCGACGAGACCTGCACGACTGCTTGCAATCTCGACGAGATCATGCTACAATATCAAAGTCACTCACAGAATCTCGACGAGCATTATGTACGACGACTACGATCTCGACTACACATTTGGTAATGATTACAATCTCGACGAAGACTCATATGCCGAACTAGGTGCATCAGATCTCGAAGAGGATTATGCGCGAGATGGTCAAGACTATCAAAGTCTTGCATATCGCCACTATGCATGATAGAATTCAGTACAATCGCATTTAATTCTCATGATCGCACAAAAACGACAGGTAAGAGTTGTTCTAGACATCGAGTGTTATGATGATCTGGATCTGGAAGATATTAATTGGCGCGAAGTACTTCAATTGGAAGGTGGGGAAGAAGTACATTATAACATCAAAGACCTAGATCCCTTTATGTGATGTGACAATAAAAAAAGCGGCACAAGGACATGAGATCCCGTGCCGCTTTGTGGTCTATAATGACTGCAGTTCACACAACTCTCATGGAACTGAACATCAACCGAACTGATTTCACTGCTCTGGAGACTATTGCAACGGTTTTGAAGGTTTATGAGAACAACTTTCCGAATCTGTCGGAAGGTGAGAATGCTCTATGGGCAATTGCGATGATTAAGCATGAGGTTGAGCAGACTGGTAGGACACTCTGACAACTGGCACAATGGCACTGGACTTCCTGCCGGTGCTCTGCTACATTACATTCGTACCTGAGACACCTCATGTCCTACACTCAATTTGTTTGCACCTCCAAGTGTCAAGTTGCTGATGATTTCAACCTGGAAGATTATCTGAAATCTCTGGTTGATTTCGTTGGTAATCATGTAGATGATCTCAGTGAGAGTATCACATGGTTGACAGAAATGGAGTATGATGATGTGATCACGGAGTTTGAAAAGTACGTGTGGCAGAATGGGAATGAAGTTCTCATTAACTGTGACACCGAAGAGGATAATCATGACACTGATCTCTGGGATTGGTTGAGTGATCAAATCCGCCAAGATGTCATGATTTCTAAGTTCATGACCATCAATTCCACCACAATTGATTCTCGGGCAGGTGTCGATCCTTACCAGGCATTTGTAATGAAGGATGGTACACAGATTGGTCCTACTGAAATCTCCAACATTGTGGAGCAGTATGTAAAGATGTCCAGTTGAGGGACTGGCACAAGGGGTCTTGAGGTTCTTCAGGATCCCTGCCATACTTACATCGTTCACCACACATCACTGACATGGGAACTCGTTCACGCATTGGCATCGAAATGCCCGATCACACTGTAGTTTCTGTCTACTGCCACTGGGATGGTTATCCTGAAGGGAATGGTAGACTTCTGGTTCAACATTATCTTGACCGTGATGATGTTCAAGAACTGATTGATGGTGGTGGTATCTCATCACTGAGGACTCGTGGTTCTTGGAATCATGAATCTCCTCTTCGTGATGATAAGGGAGAGTACATTCATGACTCTCAAGGATACATGATGTATGAGAATGATCGTGATCCTCAACCACTCTTTTATACTGAGCGTGGAGAAGAAATCGACATTCAACACACCAGTTTCGATGAGTTTATCTCAGGAAATCTGGGTGGTGAAGAGTATGCTTACCTGTTCGATCTGAATGATAACTGGAAAGCATACAAGACGGGTCTGTTTGATGCTGCTGAACGGGTGGAGATTCCCAACTATGTGACAGCAGCATAAGTGGCACAAGGGGCACCTAGGATCGCCTACAGTGCCCCTATACTTAAGAAGTCAACCAACCACCACATCATCATGGGTTACTACGTCAGCATTGAAGAAAGCACCTTTATGATTCCTGCTGAGAATCTGGATGCTGCTTATAAGGCAATGTGTGAACTAAACTATACTGTTCCTAACAGTCAGAAACGAGGTGGATCTTATCCCGATAAGGATAAGGCACCTGAGTATGGTCCTCATAAGTCCTGCTGGTTCTCATGGATGGATTGGAACTATCATGAGACTTGTAAGGATGCTGAAAAGATTCTTCAGGAAGTTGGTTTCTACACTTCCATTGGTGAGAATGGAAATCTTCACATTGATGGGTATGGTAATAAGACTGGGCAGGAAGATTTGTTTCTGAAGTCTATCTGTTCACTTGCCAAAGGTTACATTGTGTGGAAAGGTGGAGAAGGTGAGTATTGGGGTGAGACTTATGGTGGAGATAGGGTAATCGTAAAGGAACGATCCCGCCAGGATTTCAGTGATCTTGTGACACTCTGACAACTGGCACCAGAGGCACCTAAGACCCGCTCTGGGTGCCTTAAGATTAACAAGTCAACCACCGACACTCCAATGAAACTCGTCAAGGTTCATTCTTCTAAGAGCATCAACTTCACCAAAAATGCATCATTCTGGTGTGAGATGACTAATCTGTATAAGAAATGTTACCCAAAGCATTCTTTTAAGAGAATGGCAGATCATCTTGGTCTGACTGAGACTAATGCTCGCCGCTACTATTATGGTATTCATCATAAGAACTTTGGATACCTTGGACAAGGTGGTTATACTCAAATGCGTCAAGGTGCCTGTGTGACACTCTGACAACTGGCACAGGGGGCACCTAGGATCGCCTACAGTGCCCCTATACTTAAGAAGTCAACCACACACACCCGACACCATGGAAGACACCCTCTGGATCGAAATTGCTGATGCTCCCGGCGAAATCTTCGACATTCCTGAACTGCAGGATGAAGAAGACAATGATGAGCACACTTGGAACGCTTTCCTCAACTCTAACTGGGATTTCTGATAATGAACCAAGATCTTCTCATCATCCACTATAAGGATGGCACATCCCAAACTCTGAAGATGTATCATCTTCTGGCAATTCTTCCTTTGTTTGTTTTTCTGATCCGATGACACCTGACACTTACAACTTTACTGGCGACTCTGTGACAGTTCTCGGACTGGTCGGAGTGATCTCCACTGGCATCATTCTGGTGCTATGCTTCACTCGTTACTTCAATTCTCCCCTGAGAAAATGACACTCACTCCCGAACAGATTTCTGAGATTGTTGAAAAGTATTGTGATCGTGTCGTAGATGAAATGGATACGAAAACAATGGAGCAGATGGTTTATGAACTGCTAGTTGATTCTTTCGCTCATGAATCTGAGAATGACATGGAATCTCTTATCACCTCAATCTATGGTGAGGAATACTATCAAGAACTGGTGGAGAGTGTGACAGTTCAGTAAGTGGCACACGGGGGCTTGAAATGCCCCCCATTTGCTGCCATACTACATTTGTTGAGAGGGAGACCCCTAATGACAATGACCGTTCGCCAAATGATTGAATGGATGTCCACCTTTGAGGATCAGGATGCCATCGTTGAAGTAGTTGTCCACAGTGAGGGTCGTGGTTATTACGACCGAGGTGGAAATGCTGATACTATGGAGTTCAATCCTGAGCAGCACGTAGATTACACCGATTTGCGTGGCAATCCGTTTGTGGACGAATCCTCTCCTTACCACAATCGTAGATCTGTGGTGTTGGGTGCGGTGAACGGTTAACCGTACCTGAACTGTGACAGTTCAGTAAGTGGCACACAAGGGTTGACACCACTGCCAACCCGTGCCATACTAGATTCATCAGCGGGGGTGAAGCATCCCGCTCAAAACACTTCACTCAAACCTTACTTTTTTGTTTTTATTATGTTCAAGTTCCAATCCAGCGCCATCGAAAACATCAGCGATGTGCAAGATGAGCAAGTGACCATCACCTTCATGGGTGGTCGTAACTATACCTATAAGGTTGCTGAACCCAGCAACTTTGTGTCTGATCTGAATACTGTGATTGCCAAAGAGGAATCTGTTGGTAGTTTCATCAACTCTGCTATTCGTAGCGAGCGACTGCTGTCGATCTGATAGCATCTAGAGGGAGATTCTTCTCCCTCTTTCATTCTCTTTCTTGGAGTAATTCATGAACAAAGAAATTATGACAACTCTTCTGGACCAAGGCACTGATGGGAACAGCATCCTTTCGATTCTTGATGCACTGTGTTCTGGGATGGACAGTGGTGAATCTAGTCAAGATAATGTCCCCACACTAGACGAGATTGAGTTCTAAAACTCGACGAGGTGTGCCACATCATCTAGTGGCACATTCAATCTCGACGAGTCATGAGACATCAACTAGATTATGTACATCTCGACGAGCACATCATGGAAACCGCATTCGTTATTCCAATCTCGAAGAAAGCAAAGAATCGCTTTGCAAACATGATGCAATCAAACGATGAATGTATCATCGAGCAACACAAAGGAAACAAACTGTTTCTTGCATCTATGAATCAGAAATACTTTTTTTGGGTTTCACTTGACAATGATCCAGACTGGATGGTAGACTTTTGATACACGGGGAATGAGATGCGCCCCATCCTTAAGAAAAGACACTCAATGCGTAGAGAACAGATAATCATAGCATACATGATAGGTGAAAGTGGATCTTGAGGATCAGGGTGGTGCCTGATCCTTTTTCTTTTCTTTATCTTATTATTTTTTGACAGGTTCCGTGGCGATGTATTGTTCAGTAGAGATACCCTTCTCCCGTTGGTGCTGGTTGTCCTCTTAAGATACTGCCAGACTGCCCACAAAACCCTGATGCTGTGCCAGTTCGATCAGTGGCACAATGGTGGTTGATCGGGTCGGTTCTGGCATGGCATCATTCACTCAACGGCGCACCAATGACGCCGCCTCACTTCTAAAATCATGAGCAACGCCACTGTTCAAGTTGTTATCAACGGCAACCAAGTTCAAGGTAAGATTGATGAGATCGCCAAGATTCTGAGCGTTGTAAGTGACACTCTGGCGCCAACAGTTGCTCCTGTTGTTTCTAACAATGTGGAAGAACTTGCACTCAAGTTCGTTGACTTTTTTGCCACTGAACTTGATAGTCACATTAGTGGTGGAAAGTTGTTTGTTCATGAACTCAACCGACTGCGCCACAATGGTAACACTTACCGTGCCATGATTCGCGTTTATCATGATTTGGTTAATAAAGGTGCGGAAGGATGGGCAAAGCGCCGCCAACTGTTGCTAACTGCCAGCGCAATCTGGCGTTATACTTTCCGGGGTTCCGAAAAGTCTAAACTTCGCTATCAGATTGAGGCAGTTATTGAATGTGACGATTGTGGGCAGTTTGCTACTGCAATGGTGAATCGCATGAAGAAAGAGAAACTCTGGGTGTGACAATCCGATAACTGGCACAAGGGGGGCAGCGATGCCTCCCATCCTGCCCGCTGATGCTGTAGGATAACTGCAGTTCACACCACACCGCCACCATGCTGAACTTCACCAAGGGTAACGCCAAACTGGGCAAGCAAACTCTGATCTTTAACCTGCCAGCAGGTAAGACTTGCCCCGGTGCAATGTATTGCAAATCGTTCGTTGTTGTTGATAACGGCGAGCGTCACATTCAAGATGGCGAGCATACTATTTTCCGATGCTTTGCTGCATCCAGTGAGGTGCAATACGATGCAGCATTCAACAATCGCGCCAACAATCTGCGCCTGATTGTTGATGCTCTGAAGGATGGATCTGCAGCAGATCTTATCAATGAGGGCATTCAAGAACACCGCACAAAAAATACCAAACTGGTGCGGATTCATGAGAGCGGAGACTTTTTCTCTGGTGCATATTTGGATGCCTGGATTGAAGTTGCACAGCGCAATCCTGATCTGAAATTCTACTGCTACTCTAAGAGTCTGCAGTTGTTTCTTAACTTTAAGATGCCTGCTAACTTCTACTTCACTGCCTCTTATGGTGGCAAATGGGATAGTCTGATTGATGCAGGATTGTTCACTCGTTATGCTAAAGTCTTCATGACCGAAGGTGATGCTAACGCTGCAGGTCTTGAAGTAGATCATGACGACTCTCACTGTTTCGGTGAGAAACCGTTTGCTCTGTTGGTGCATGGAACTCAACCGAAAGGTTCACTCTGGGGCAAGGCAATTCGCGCCCGTCGTTCTAATCAACAGTTCAGCGGTTACAGTAAGAAACTGCCTGTGACAGTCTGACCACTGTCCACCACGGGGCGCTCCGGCGCCCCATCCTGCCATCCGATCCTGTAGACTTACAGAGTCAACCACACCGCACCATGATCCCCGATCCCACCCAGGCAACCGCCATCCTCAACCGCTGCGACGCCTTCACCGTTGCCGGTGCTACTCTCCCGGTTTGGGAGCGTATCCTTAACGATCTCACAATCCCCACCGACCTTTATGATAAGGTTGAGGATCTCATTGAGATCCTGGAATACATCGAAGGTTGGCAACCTTCCGATGCTGACATGATCGCCGCGAACAGTTGCGGTACAGCATGGCATGACGGTTGCCGCTGATTGATTATACTTAAGGGGGCACAAGTTGCCTCCTTTTTTTATACTTTTTGCGCCATTATTTTATGGCAGGTTCGGTGGCGATAGTTGTTCAACCGGCGACCCTGCCGGTGTTGGTGCTGATTGTCTCCATAGTCTACAGGCACCACAGACCCATAAGACCGCCATGGTGGACAGTTCCACAAGTGGCACAACCCCCCATAGACGGATCCGATCCCTGTGCTGTAGGATAACTGCAGTTCACCACACCACTCCGATGAACTTCTACAGTTTCTCCTCCCTGAACTTCTTTGATTCCTGTGGTGCCCGCCTGGCACGACATACCTTTGCGAATGGTTGGGTGATCAGTGTTGCAGCAGGTTCGAAGGATTCTGGAATCTACGGTGACATCGAGCACAATACCTTTGAGGTCGGGATTATCCGTCCCAATGGTAACATGCTGGAGGATGTTATCAGTTGGCAGACTCCAGAAGAGATCACTACCATAATGGGTGTGATTAAAATGCTATAAGAATCGGGAGCATCTTTGCTCCCTTTTTTTATACCTAACCCCACCAAAAATAGGTTCTACCTTCATCCTAGCACGGCACCCGCCTTCTAATCCGCCATGGTGGACAGTTCCACAAGTGGCACAACCTGATGGCACTGCGCCCCGTCTGCCCCCATACTGGTATCAGTTCACCACACCACTCCGATGAACTTCTCTGCTCTCACCCGCACCATGGTTCGCAGCATCCTCATCCAGCAGGGACCCCAAACCTGCTCCGACATCGTTCGGGGCATGGGACTGGATCCCCGCCGCCATAAGGGCACTGTTCACGCTATCATGGTGGACATGGAGCGTGACGGCATCCTGAGCGCCACCATGAAAGGCAAGCGGCGCGATCTCTGGAGCATCAGCACCATCCGCAAGCGTGACAGGATCCTTGCTGCCCTGATCGGTTGAACCCCTACGGGGCGC